GTGCTCTCAGGTATTTCACCACCGATTTGGCATCATGCAGCTTCTTCATCGACAGGCAAGCCGTGCGACGTGCTACGGTGCGCTTGCCGTTGCCATTCTCGCTGTAGCACTGCTGAGTAGGCGAGTCAGGCAATACCTCGTCCGCATGCTGCTCTTCGTACTCCTGCAAGGCAAAGTACATAGCGTCGTATTCCTCGTCACTGATGGTCGGACAGTTCAGCCCGAAGTATCTATAGTCGTGCATCTTTACCACGTCTACCAACGCACGATAATCATCAAAACTCTCAATTCTTTGCATATTCCATAAAGTATTTAAAATGTTATTCCTATAATTGTTATTTATTTCTGTTCCGGTGCTACCGCCATAATAGTTCTCATAGTCTCATTGACATAGCTGCCACCACCATGCGCCATAATCCATTCTCGCACATCGTCAGCAATGAGCAACTGCCGTTTGTTCTCCTCCATGTCGCGGATCGTCCGGATTGTTTCCGTCAGGTACTTTCCGCCACCGTGTGCCATTATCCACTCGTGCACATCGTCCGCCACTACATATTGTCGTCTTGTGCCGCCGATGGCAGGTCTGCCTGCTGTCCTCGTCGTTTTACTGTTTTCTGCCATAGTCTATAATGTAAATGTTTTATTTGTCGTTCTTCTCAATCTGCTCCAACTTCATATACACAAGCGTGTTCTTGTCGTAGTACTGACGTGGCGCAGACGATGAATAATAAGTATTCAGACTCTCCTTGATACAGGGAGCAGCGTCCACAATACGCTTGCCGAAGCCCTGAATGGCGTGAGTCTTGCCGATGATGACAATGCCCGACTGATACGCCTCGCGCACCTTCACGGCAAAACGATGTAAAGCTGCTTTACTATTATTCTCCTCCTTCGTCACCTTTGCAAAAACCTTCAGATGGTCGGTCGTTCGTGCTTTCGTGCACAGCTCCACAGTGCCCTTTTTCTTGTAGTTGACGCAAACGGCATACTCACCAGGCTTCAGTTGTTCCAGGTGCTCCTCCAGCAGGTCGTACCGCTGCAATACTTCGATAGGCTTGATGCTCACGCTGTCCTTTGTTCCGGCAAGTGAAGCCCTGATTTCCTGAGCTTCCTGTAAAGCCTTCGCTTTAGCTTCGGCTTCCGCTTTCATACGAAGCTCCTCACGCTCGCGCTGTGCTGTCTCCTCGTCTATCTCACGATCCACGGCAGCGCGTATCTCAGCAACATCGTTGCCCATGTCCCTGCAAGCTGCCCAAAGACCACCACCAAACATGTTATAACTGTTTATTAGGCCCTTTTCGTTGTCGCATTTTCTGCCATCCAGCCGAGTGACACGCAGCCTCCCCGTCAGCTCGTCTCTATATACAAGCATATAGGTGGAGCGCAGGTTATTCGACTTCCATACTCTAATCTGTTCTGCCATAATAGAATTGTTTTCTAAATCTTTGTTAATAATACAGCCAATTTCTTTGTCTATACCGTTTTAATTCTTATATTTGCACCTGTCTTCGGAGGCTTTTTAATTGAACCTTCATGGAATAGAAATAAAAAACAACTTCCGTTGACAGTCAGGCATCAGCCTGTGGATTAAAACGCTCACAAAAGAGCTAATTTCTACTATCGTAGATTCGAGCCAGATGGCTCGCGTAGCCCGGCTTAGGTCGGGCTTTTTTTATTTCCCTGATTCCACCCAATCTCCATAATCGGGCAGCTTGTCTATAACGAGACCTTTCAGATTCTTCACGCCGTACTCCTCGCACAGCCATTCCTCCAGGTCGTCCCAGTACTCCCAGTCTCTTGTCACGCCCGTCTGTACATCGCGCAGACGGAGGCGGACAAAGAGGTAGTCTCGCGTAACGTCTATAATCTCGTACATAATTTATAACGTTCTTGGCAAGCCGTCAAATACAATGGCATCCTGCCAGTCGATGGTACACCAGTCGTAGTCGGCTATCTCCTCAACGGTCTCAGGGCGTGAAGGCTCCTGCCAATCACGCATAACGAACAACTCGCCGCTCTCGTAGCCTACAGCCGCTGCCTTGCAAGAGTCGTTCTCAAAAAAATACAAATGCGCTGTGTCGTCAATTCTAATCTCGTCGGTAACAACGAAATCCGCGTTCTCACCGCTCATATTCTTCTCAGCCTGCTTAATCAAAGCTAATACTTCGTTTCTTGTCATATTGTTCCGCTTGCCGTTATGCGGTAGGGCTAAAACGTGATTACTTATTCTCCATATATATATTCGCCTGATCGTCGATAGCCGGAGCCAAATCCCAATCGGCCTTGGGGTAAATACCTTCGCCAAGTCCTGTGCAGAAGTCAACGTAGTAATTCTCAGCATCCTCTCTAACGGTGATGTCTCGACCTTTATAATCCATATCCACTCCGTTGCCCTGGAATATATGCCAACCATCCGACATGAGCGAAAGCAGATCCTCACCATCGGTGGCAAAATCCTCATCCTCATAATTAAGGACAGAATCGCCGGTGTATATCCAACCGTTCTTCTCACATATACCGCGCACAAGCTCGCAACAATCGTCTTCAGGATTCTCCTTGCAATATTCAGTCAAGAACTCTTTCAAGTCGTCCAATGTCTTAATATCAGATTTTTTCATATCGTTCCGCTTACCGTAATGCGGTAGGGCTGAAAATCGGTGTTTATTATATAGTTTTATAAAAATTAATCTATTTCGTAGTTACGGTCGATCAAGCCGATGGCGTAATGATGTGTGTCATACTCATACTCCATTGTCTTTGCCTTAATGGTCTCGCAATATCCATCGGTACGAGCGATTACAATCTCGTCGTCTTCGGTATTCTCAATCTCGTCCTTCACGTGCTCCATATTGTTCAGGAATGAGCGCAACTGCTCGAAGCTGTCAAAGTCTGCAACAAACGGCTGCACCTCGTTCTCATAGAAGTCATCGAAGTCCTCCTTAGAATACTTATGATAATCGTCGCCATACTCGTCAGCCGAACGCTCGAACGGTTCCCAGGCTTTGTCCCCAGTTCTATACCAGAAGTTCCAGCCGTCGCGCTTGGTGAAGATTTCAATATCAAGACCATGCTCCTTAGCCAATTTCTCCGCTTCATCGAATGTATCGAAGCCAATGATAGCCTTCTGCAAGCCACGAGGATAACCACTTCTTTCTGCTGTAGTCTCTATCAATTCCAAGCCATTCTCGCTTGCAATCTCTTCTATCGTAGTTGTCATAACCTTAATGCCGAATTGCTGTTGCCGCCAGTTCTTAGGGTTTTAATTAGTTGTTTCTTTTATCTGATGCAAAGGTAGCAATTATATTTGAAAACCGTCAAATAAATGACACATAAATTATATATTAATGCGTATTTTATTGTTTCTATCATGCTGTCGCCCATCCAGGAACTCGAACCTGGTGCCACGCCTTGCCGTGGTGGGCGTAGTGCTGCCGCTATCCTCGCGAACCGCAGCAGCCGGAAAACAAAAAATACTTTGATTATGATTATAAGATCCCGCCGAAGGAGTCGAACCTTCGCAAAGGCCGTGCCGAGCGCGGGATGGGGATCTTAGTTAGCGAGATTGTTGCGCTCGCCGTCCTTCTTCTCGGAGCCGCCTGACAGCAGCTCCTTGAACTTGTCTAAGGCTATTGATGCACGCAGCTTGGCGTAATCACTTATCAGATCCGTCTTTTTGTTAAGCGCATGCAATGAATACAATACGTCGCTTTTCTTGCCTACGACAAGAAAGGTTGCGGCACAGTCGCCATCGGCTTCCGCCGACTCTATTTCGTTGTGATGTGCAAGCACAAGGCCGTAGCCTTTCTCTCCTTCCGTCAACTTCTGATAATCGGCGCAAAAGTCACTGATCAACTTCTTAAGCTTGTCAGATTTCTCTTTGTTCATAATATCTAAAAATTTTTGTTAGTTAATTAATACATATTATATTATATCATGTCGTCTTTTTAGTACGTTTGGCGCAAGCAGGTGAACAGTGCGTCAAGTCCTAAGTTGTACTCTATACGCTCCTTGCTGCCGAACTCGTCAGGATCGGGAGGTGTGAGGGTGATGTACTCGATGATGCGTGTCATTGCCTCACGGAGGCTTGCCTTGTCCATATCTATTGTTATAACGGTCTTTTCCATTGTTGTTTATTCTTATTTGTTCGTAAATGCTCCTTTATTTTATGAAATGATTTCCCTCCAGCTTCTCCATCGTCTCCAGATATACCATCTGCGAGGTATAGTAACAGAGATTTGTGTATGTAGTTATCCAGTTATCATATTCTTTTTTCACTCGGTCGCTCCCATTCGAGAGGTCGAAGAGTCTCTTCCAACGCGGATAAATCTCGTCTGTGTAATTCCTCAACGGCAAGAGGGTAGTCTCCAGGTCGCAAGGCTTAGAATATACAGGTACCGGATGAACAATCTCACCACTTGCCACCTTGTGGAACACTTGACGATATACCTCAAACACTGGGCGAACCTTGCGGGCGATGAAGAACTCGAGGCAAGGCACGGAGAGCATGTAAATCTCTGTCGGGCGACCGTTTCTGACTTTTCCCCCGTTTTGGGCTAAAACCTCGGAGTTTTCGCCATTTTGGGCTAAAACTTGATAATCAACGTTTTGCAGAAACAAATCGTTAGTTTTTAAAGCTCTTACCGCTTTTTCTTTGGCCGAATACACCAACGGCCAAACTTCATCCAGATTAACCGGAAATTCCTTGCTGTCTTTCGACAATTTTAATACTTCTTCAAAGTACGCCTTTATTTCTTGGGCTGTACTCTGTTTTGTTAATTGTAGAATCATATTGTTTTAATTAAAAAAATTGAAATCCTCAATATTTTACACACGCTATAAAGAGGCGTTACCACTTGATGCACACTACCATTGCCACGAACATTACCACCACGCCGAAGCCGAGGTATTGCCAGCCCGTCATTATTACGGGGCCTTCCTGGTCGGTGAAGTTGTGGCGACTGTTGAGCCACTGACATACGCCCAGGGCTGCACGCTGTGCCAGTCCGAAGGCCTTTGCCATGCACTGCAAGACATACACAAGGCAAAGCGCCATGCACTTGCCGAGAGATCTTGCCACGTCCGCTGCGCTCACCTGGGGCGCGGTCGGTGTTGTTGTTGCTGTTACTTTCATAATCCTTGATTTTTTATAAAGTTTATAACATAGTCGCCCTGCAAGGAGTCGAACCTCGTCCACGTGTCAGCCGTGCGGGGCGTTGTGCTGTGGCTATCCTCACGGACCGCCGACAGCCTAAAACAAATAAATACGATTCTGTAAAGTATTAAAGTTGTGTGTGTGTGTTTGCAAAGTATTAAAGTCGGGCCGCTTCCTCCGCTTCCTTGTCGGGCGTGAAGCGGTCGCAGTACCGTTTTACGTCCTCGTCGTCAACGTCTGCCAGTCGGCAGGGCTTGAAGTCCTCCACCTGCTCCACCTGCAGCAATACGCCAGGCATTCCATAACGTGAGGCATCCACGGCAATCTCTGCCAGCTCCTCGGCATCCGTGTAGCCTAATTCCGGATCATCGCCCAGACCACACACGAGCGTAAAGAACGTGAAGCGGTCGCCCTCGGCGTTGCCTTCCAGGACATACCAACGTATTAAGCCGATGCGGAACAATGCAACGGCGAACAGATCGCCAATTTTCTTTTGTTCCTGCGAGTATAGGGGATAACTTGCCAATACCTCTAAGAGTTCGGAGGTTAAAAGGCGGTTTTCTTGATTTTTCATTTTTCCGTGATATTTTATGTGTTCTATAATTATGCTGCCTTACTGTCGGTCTTCGGGTCGTACCCGTACAGGGTGCGAAACTCTTCAGGCGTGAGCAATAGAGCCGCGCGGCGTTCCGTCTCCTGGCTTATCCGCTGGCGGTCGGTCACTTCGTCGGGCGTGAGGTGTCCGCGCTGCTGTGCGGCTTCTATTGCCTTTGCTCTCTGGATGAGAGGACGCACACGCAGGCCAACAGCGGCGAGCACATACAGCCGGGCGAGTAGTGCGGCGGTGTGGTCGTTGGCTGCAGTCAGCCGTGCCACATCCTCGGCGGCTGCTCTCAGCATGTCGAGCGCGTCAGGCTTGCCCTCGCCCCTTTCGGGGCGTTCCTGGGTTTCGGCTTCGGGCTGTGGCTCGTTGTCGGCGGTCGGCTGTTCGGCGGTTGTGCTGTCGGCTTTTGCTTCTGCCTCTATGGTTGTCAGACGCTCGGACATGGTGCGCAGCTGTTCTGACATTGCCGCCACCTCGGCTTGTTTGGTTGCCGTTTCTTTTGCTCGCTGTGCCTCTTGCTGTGCTGCTGTGGCTATAGTTTCAAACATTGCCACAACGTCAGCGAGGAGGGCGGCAAAGCGTGCCACGCGTGCCACCTCCTCGGCGGTCGCCTGTTCGGGCTGCTCGGTGTTGTCGCTTGCGGTGGTGTGTGTGTGCTGCTCCTGCTTCTCTGCTTTCGGTTCTGACACGCCGAACCACTCGCGCAGACGTGCAACGGCTTCCGCGTCGGTGGCTTGCCACTGCTTCGCCTCCTTGTTCCATCGTGCGCCGTGCGCCTTTATCTGCTTGCGGTTGCGCAGGGTGTCGTAATAGCCACCGACTACAGCCACGCCGCCCGGTATCTCCACCAGCTCCAGACCCTCGGCGGGTGCCTCGGTGTTGTCGGTGCCGGCTGTCTCTGCCTTCGGCTCGGCTTTCGCCTTGCGTGTGGTCTTGCCCTCACGCTGTGCGGCTTCCCATGCCTTGCGCTGTTCTTCCACGCTCTCGGCATCCTTGCGCAGCTCTGCCAATACTTCGGCAGATACGGCGGTAAAATATACGTCTTTATACTGTCCAATGATGGGAACCGTGAAACCTACGGTGGCGAACTTTGCCGCGCGCTTCTCCTGGGTCTTCCTGCCTCCGGCATTAACGCCCGATATACATGTTTCGTTATCGCAATTCTCCCAAGCCTTCACCAGATCAACGCGCACGCCCTTTGTAAGGAGTTCGGCGGCTTCTGTCGGTGTTATCGGTTTGCGCTGGCTCCATTCCTGGCCGTCGTTGGAGGCTGCAAAGGAGTTGCCGCCTAACGCCTTAACGATGGCTTTATATGTGGCATTGTGTACGGGTGCGAACTTCGGCGCGTCTGCCTCTTCCTTTGCCTTCTGGCTTGCCGATGCGCTCACGGTGTAATAACTGCGGAACAACTTTATAACATCATTTATAGGGGTTTCGCCTCCGTAATAGTTGGAGCTTTCGAGGAGGAAGCACTCGCGGCGGTGTGTCATGTGGTCGCAGTCGAAGCGGTTAGCGGCTTCGCGCTCTTCGTCGCTTAAATCCTTATACAGTCCATTATATTTATACAAAAAACCGAAAAGTTCAACCAGTTTGTAGGTGTCGCTTTCTGATACCTTCGCCGTGCCTCGGCGGTCGTCAACGCCTACGAACTGGGGCAGTATCTCGCGGATCTTCTCCAATACTTCAGCCTTGCCAAACTCTGAGAAGTCGCGCACGAACTCGAAGCGCCGCGCCTCTATCTCGCCGAACTCCTCGCGCCATGCCTTATTATATGTTATTTCCACGTCGTCGCCGTAGTCGGCGTAAGGGTCGCAAACGTGCTCAGAGCTTACGAAATGACGAAACTCTGCCACCTTCTCCACGTCCTCCACGGTCGGCCCGTCGGTCCATGTTATTTGCGCTTTCTCGCTCCATGCCTTGTTAATGAGCGTTACCGACACTTTCACGCCGGGGAAATACTTTGCAAATACGGCCTTAATATTGCGCTTTACTGCTGCGCTGTATGCTGCCGATGGCTTACTATATCTTTTCTTTTCGGGCACACGCTCCAGGATGGCGGACCACTTAGCAATAACGGGGCGCATTGCCTCGGCTGCCTTGCGTGCTGCCTCCTCTTCCTCTGCTTTGCGCTTTGCCTCTGCCTTGGCGTATTCCTCAGCCTGTCGGCGTGCCTCGGCTTCTGCCTGGGCGCGCTCCTTGGCCTGTTCAAAGTTGCGCATTATGTTGTTATACTCTGCCATCATGGCTTTAAACTCCTCGGCGTTGCCTGTTGGGCGGTCGGGGTGCAACTTGATGGAAAGGGCGCGGAACTGCTTTTTAAGTTCTTCGGGGGTTGTAATGTTGTTAAAGTACTTCATAATCATTTGTATTTATTTGTTTGTTATTTGTTTTCGCTTGCAAAGATATAGTAAATACTTAGTATAACAAAATTAAACAATAGAAAATACTATATATTTAATACTTATTAACTAAGTATATACTATATACTTTTAATTTTTTATATACTTTTGCAATATCAAATACTAATATTATATATTATGAATAGGATAAAGCAAATACTTAAAGAACGCAATATTACGCAAAAGGAGTTCGCCGCCCTGCTCGGTATCTCTCCAGTCGGTTTGTATCAGCAGATTAAAACGCCATCTTATCCCACGTTGGAGAAGTGGGCGGCCGTGCTTAATATACCGATGTGGCAACTTTTCGCCAGTCCTGAAGAGGTTGCAGCCAGCACACCGCAGCAAGAGGGGCAAGGCGTGCGCCTTGTGTGTCCTCATTGCGGAAAGCCTTTGCACGTTGATTTATCCAAGGATGGAGAATAACGCCCAGCCTTGCGCATAACATTTACGATGCGCTGGCACTCTCTTTTTGTAGGAGCTGCACAAATTACGCCTTTATCGTCGAGGGCTTGCCAGTTCCAGGGGGCGGGGCGTTTGATGAAGACAACCGCCCCCGAAATCGTTGTAAGTTCGTTAAAATCCATATTGCTATATTATTCGTTTATAATGTTATATGCTTCTTCTAACGTTGTAGCGGCTGTTATGCCGTACTTTTTCAAGGGGCGAAGCTGTTTAGTATTGAAATACAAACCCATGCAACCGCGCCAGCCGTTGAACTCTCCGAAATCTTTTATTTTCTCTTTCATAATCTTGTATTTTTTGTTTGTTTTTTGTTTACACTTGCAAAGGTAGTAGATACATATCAAACAAACAAATTAAAACGCAAATATATATCAAACTTAAACATTATTTAACGTAGATATATATCTAACATTATATATATGTATTATCTTTGCACAAAAAATAAAAGCAAATGAAATCATATATAAAAGATATATTATCATTAAAGGGCATGACCCAACAGGAATTAGCCGATAGACTCGGAGTACAACGCGCCACAGTTTCCGCCACAATCTCCCGCCCCTCCTTTCCCACTCTGGAGCGCATTGCCGCCGCCTTGGATGTCGAACCCTGGCAGCTCCTCGCCCCTCCTTCCGTCGTCGAGGAACTGAAACAAGCCAGGGCGCAGCGCTCAGGCGGTGGCGGTGGTGGGCTGGTGGGTGTCGTGCGTGTAGGCTGTGAGATCTACACCGCCGACACCGTGCAGCAGCTCCGCGCCATCGTTGAGCGTCTGGAGAGAGAAGAAGCAACGAAGAAGTAAAAACAAAAAAAAATCCCGACAGGGTGCAAACCTTGTCGGGAATGATGCGCCGCAGCCCTGCGGCGGCTTGTGTTCAAATACGGCTAAATATACAAAGCCGGGGCTTTATTGTATGCGGTCGGCTGCTCGGCGTATTCTGTCGCTCAAGTCAACGAGAGCGCCGCGCAACTGTTCGCGCTCCTCCTCTGTAAATGCTGTAGGCTTTTTGTTTCCGTCGATGCCGTCCAACTTATGATAAAGCCAAGAGCCGGAGCGGTTAAAATAACGTTTCGCCAAGTCAGCCCAAGAAATAGAGATTAAAAGATCGGATAACTGCGCTTTCATTGTCTCCGCCTGTGTCTGTCTCAAAATCATTATTGCCATAACAGTATATATTAAAAGTTATATTTTCTTTCTGGGAGGGTGCCGAAGTGGGCACCCTCTTTTTTTTCGTGTTACTCGTCCAGCCATTCAGTAAAAAGCCTCTCGACATAGTAGCGCAATTCCGTTGCGCCATTCGGGTAACTCCTTTTGTAGTTGCGCCCTGCCTCTATTAGCTCGCGTTCTACCTCTGTTAATCTTAATTGTTTCATATTATATTTATTTTATTTGAACACTGCAAAGGTAGTACTTTTATTTGTACTAACAAAATATTTTAGTACTTTTATTCATATTATCTTTTATTTTTCTTGTATCCTTTCAAAAAAACACCGACGACACACAACAGCGCACCCGACCGCCAATGCCTCACGCCCTGAGCTGTGCGCCCTCGGTGCCCAGCTGGACACCCTCGCCCGCCTGGGGTGTGCTTAGCATATATGATAAGACATGACTAACCTACACTAAACCAACGGGTTACAGCGAGGCGGACGCTGCCCGTTGTGCGGCGGCATCGAAAACGCTAACTTATTCTCTATCAAATAGAAACTTAGATTCGATTGCAGGAGGCTGCACGCAAAGACGGCTCTTTACACATAGGGAAATAAAACAATGTTCTTAGGGTATATTTTATTAAAAAAACAAGGCTATTTTATCCCTAAAAACAACTAAAAACTACACTCACAAAGCTTATTTCTTACAACAAACTTAACCAAAAACGCCCGAAACGCACAGTATGTCCGACCAATAAAATAAAATACCTTAACTTTGCATTATATACACAACACAAACAAACAAAACAACACTGTATTATGGTAGATATTGAGATTAAGAAGGACGGACGCAAGGTGATACAGCCTTATACCCCCGTGACAGAGTTGAACATCAAGGAGACGCTGCATCGAAGTGGCGTATCGTTTCAAGAAGTGGCAGAGCGATTGGGCGTAACCAAGGCAGCCGTATCGCAAATGATTTCGGGCAACCCGAACATGTCAACTATCTATAAGATAGCATGGGCATTGGACGTTGATCCTCGCGACTTCTTCTATCGCATGGCTCCCGATGGCTCTATCATCGAAGAACCAAAGGTGAGCTTCGAGAAACTGAAGGAGTATGCCGAGCGTGAACGGCTCGGTCCGCTCTTCGCACAAGAACCGCAAAACGCACGTCAGGTATTGGTATGCCCCAACTGCGCCACAGCATTTCTCGTCACCAACATCCCGAAGTATGCAGAGGAGAAGGGCGAAGCAAAGTAGGCTTCGCTCTTCATCCATCTGTTTGCACGAAAGCAATACTTATGCTATGCCTCGCTCGGCAAGGAACGCATCAACGTTTGGGCGATAAGTATATGGCACCTCAATGAGCCGAATGTTATGGTCGGCTACGTAGCGGCGCAAGTGATTGTCGCGCTTCTTCTGACTTTGCCACTTCGTGCTGCCATGCGTTATAGCTTTGTTTCCTATTCCGTAATGTTGCTCGCCTTGAAACTCTATTATAGTGTTCAAGTCGGGCAAAAAGAAATCAACCCTTACATACGTATCAAAATACTTTTTATCTTCAATGCGGTATTCCTGCATAAAGTTGATGTTGTTGCTTTGCAGATAGCGTCGCACATTACGTTCTCCTACGCTCTCTCCGCTATTGTCACATTCGGGACAGCAATGACCACTACGTATCTTGTGCAATGAAGCATAGAACTCTCCATGCAGCGGACAGATACACTTAAAACGTTTGTTGGAATACTTTATTGTCTGCATAGGCACATATATAGGATTGTCAATGTTTTCCTCCAACTGTCTTACAAGAAAATGGATCTTCTCTTTATCTGTTGTTCCTTGATAGTATCGTTGCTCAATGCCATAGTCGGTATCGTGGCGAAGATGGTCGTAAGGGCGAACCCTTACGACCGCCCCATCTGCAATACGAATAAGCGTAACCGGGGTGTCGTTGTTGACGTAACGGCATTGCGAATAATCAAAAATGCCTTCTCCATGATAAGCCTTCGACTCGGCTATGAAACGCTCCATAGTCCAACGCTCCGAGCGACGTGCCGGGTCGTAGGTCTTAGTTACGGTATTAGCCCACGTTTTACCCTGCTCTTTATTGCAAGCAGGACACCCCCAGCCTTTTAGTAAGTTCTGGAGATTACGAGTGAAAACAACATCGTGCTTCTTGCAACGCAAAGTAATTGGCGTTCTATTGTTTTTATAATCCACTTGCGAATAATCGTAATCGTCACCATACAACTCATGCAAACGTGCGACAACCTCCTCGTTGGTGTAAGCCTTGTTTCTTACTTCAAAGTCGAAACGTCGCTCACGTTTCCGCTCATAAGGTTTTTTATTGTCGAAATACTCCTTCGCCTCCTTACGTTGTTGCACTACCAACGACTCCACAAACTCACGGTATCGCTCCCTGCAAATATCATTCTCTTTCCTCAGCTCGTTCATTTGCTTAGTGTAGTTTTGCTCAAGAAGTTTAGCCATCTGTCTGTCTATATCCGACAATGGCAGAATCGGAATATCATCAAAATTCAGTTTCTCGCCATCATTAGCCATGTCCTGAATGATAGAATAGAACTTAGATACACCTTCGCTTACACGATGCCTACGTTTTTGCCCCATAAGAAATTCTGTCATCTTCTCCAGTTTCTCTATATCAAGAAGCGTATTAGGATTGGCAAGATAGGCAGTGGCGGCAATAGTCAGATAATTTCGCTCATTGGAACTCAAGCAACAATGTTTCAAAGAAATCTTGCCACGAAAGATGTTTTTCGCGGCAGAGATTTTACGTGCTGGCATAATAGGATTATCCATAGTCGCCTACATTAAAAGGTAGATTTCAGAATGTCGTAGAGCATCTGAACGCCCATATTAAATTCGATGTTACGCTCATCTTCCATAGGAGGATAGATGCTAAGATATTCAAGTACTGAAGTTGCGGCAATACGAATGTCGTCTTTGCCTAAGTCGATGGTCACTGTTGTTTCTTCCATAACTGTTTAAAATTAAATGATTACTAATTTGATTATATTCTTATTAAAAAATTGCGCTGCAAAGATAAGGAAAAATTCTAAAAACAACAAATAAAAGAAAGAAAATAATCAAAGATATTTAAAATTTATCCTAAAAGACTTGCAAATTATTCTAATTTAGCGTACCTTTGCATCAACGTTTTAATACTTATAGAATATGGAGAAAAGCAATATTATCATGGAAAGAAAAAGAAATAATCTGCGCATTGCCGAGATAATGCAACAACAAGGCGTTTCTCTTAACGAACTTGCAAGCAGGATTACTCGTACCGATAAAGATAATAATACTCGTTCTATAACTGCTCCAACTCTTAGTTCACGCATCAACGGCAATCCGTCATTAAGCAACCTCTATGAGATTGCCGACGCATTGGGAGTGAAGATAACCGAGTTGTTTCCCGACGAGGACCAATGGCAAACACGAGTTGTGCCGAAACATTTTCAAATGCAGACAATCTGCCCATCGTGCGGAGCTAAGATAAGTGCAAGCGTGGCGGCAGAATAAAGATATGTTTTCATAATCTAAAGATTGTGATTACTAATTTGGTTTTAAGCCACGCCGCCTGTGATAGGTAGCGTGGCTTTTGCTTCCACGCCACCCCACATACAAAAAAACTCCCCGACACGCTCCTTTCATTCAGAGCCATGCCGGGGAGTCAATCAAGAGTCAGGCTTTAGCCATCCACCTCGCCGCCAGGCTTCTGACCGCCACCGCCACCTTCAGTGGTGGAGCCACCGGGCTTCACGCCTCCCGTGAGGTCGTTGCCGGAGAGCACTACCTTGAGGTCGTTGGTGACGAGGGAGCGCATGTAGCTGTAAGGGTTGCCGATTTTGTGCTGCGCCTTGTAGGCCTTCATCACGGCGAGGTAAGCCTCTGTGCCCTTGGCGTTCTTGTCCGCAGGACGGTTCTGTTTCCACCATGAAGAAGCAAACTGTGACTTCTTTTGAAGGTGGCGCGGATGGGCTGCTGCACCTCGGTGTTAGCATTGTGATGACTGTGACGGTCGGAACGATAGGTCTTGCCTGTCTGTTTTTAACGGACATAGTGAGAATGGGGATAAAAAATATTAATCTACGAAAGTACTAACGTATAAAAATATAAAAGTATGAAGAAAATCTTTAGAATGATGATGCTGTTGGTAATGATGCTCGTTGCCCATACAGCAAATGCACAAGTGGTGTTCTCAACCTTTAAGTTGAAACCTACCATCCTCTACACTTCCAAAGCACTGCACATCGGGTTTACGTGCGACGGAGAGAAGAAGGTGAAGTATGTCAAGGTGGAGTGGTGTGCCGTAAACGAGGTGGGCGACGTGTCAGTAGGCATGACACCCAACCTTCAGTTGCGCAAGGTGTCGGCAACCGGTCCTTTCGACACGAATAAGAAGTATAAGCGTGTGGCTAACGCAGCCTATATCGGAGTGGAGAAGGTGCACGCCTTGCCCGTCAGTATCTGCATAGAGTATATGGACGGCACCGACTGGGAGCAGGACATCACCAAAGACAACTATAAGCAATACTTCCCAAACTTGAAATGGATAGACTTCACTGTACCTGGCGAATAAGCAACAAGAGCGAAACAAAAAAGGCGAACCACTTTTGTAGTCTCGCCTTTTTGTTGTACCTTTGCAAAAGTATTTTATTAGAATAATACATATTCTGTAAAGTATTTAAAATGTTAAAAACTTAAAGGCTGCTATCCGTGAGGACGGCAGCCTTTTTTTTACTCTTTTACTTTTTTACCTTTTTACTTTTAAATGCTTGCTCCAACTACCGCTCCCACAGCATCTGCCGCCACGTTCATCCAGTCAAACTCCTCTCCCGTAGCCACATCATACAGCTCCTTAAGCAATCCTACACCCAGAGCAACAGCAGCACCTATCGCCACACTGCCCGAGCATCGTTTCGCCACAACAGCTATAAGCGCACACGTCTCCACGTGCATCACCTTATCGCTACCCACCTTATTCACAATCTTTGTAATAACATTCTCCATAACAATTGATTTTTAAAGTGAAGAGTGAAGAACGAAGAGTGAAGAATCCATGTGCTCTCTTAACTATTGGATTCTTCACTTTTCACTCTTCATTTTTCACTTAACCTCGCTCTTCACTCTTCGTTTTTCACTTAACTTCATTCCGCAAAGCGGCCTGCTTCCCACCGTCTTCTCATTTTCAACCCTTCCATCGGTCTGCCACCCGCGTAAATCCACTTCAAGAACTCGGCCTGAATAGCAGCCACCGAAGCCTTCTTCTGTATCAGCTTAAAGAGCGTAGACCCACGGAACGCACCCGTACCAAGGTTAAAGCAGAAGTCAGCACACGCATCAAAGCGTCCTTGCGTCTTAATCACCTCTGGAATGGCAGAAAGAAAACTCTCGATAGGCGCAAGGTCAGAGCGTAGCCATGCAAGAGCCTTCGCTTTGTCGCACGCCGTGCGAGCCGTTACGCCCTTAGTATGCCCATACCCACACGTCCACACCCCAGCAGGGCATCTGTAAGCCTTGGCCCGATACCCCTCAAACTGCTTCAGTTTGTCAATCAAAATGTCACTTGCTTTCATAATAAAACCCTTTTCACTTTTCACTTACAATCACCAATTCTCCTCTTTCCTCGTCAAAATCTACGCTCACGCTCTCGCATCTTTCTGCAGCCGTATTAGCCCTGTCCGCAGCCGTGTCCGCATCCGCTTTAGCCTTTACAGCGTCAGCCGTAGCCTTGTCAGCTTTAGCCACAGCATCCTCCGTTGCCTTATTCGCCTTAGCCACAGCATCAGCCGTTGCCTTATTCGCCTTAACCACAGCATCAGCCGTTGCCTTGTCGTTCTTCGCAATAGAATCCGTCGTCTGCTGCTTTACGTCAGCAATAGCGTCCGTTGTCTGTTGCGTAACGTCAGCAATAGCGTCTGTAGTCTGTTGCTTAACGTCAGCAATAGCGTCCGTTGTCTGTTGCGTAACAGCAGCAAGCGTAATGTCCGTCTGCTTAGTCATTTCGGCAATAGCAGCGGTCGTTCTCTGTTCTGCATCGGTCGCGGCATCATTAGCAGTTGTAATAGCCAGTTCAGCAGCGTCATTAGCCGTTTTCTTCGCCTCGGCAGCAGCAGCGTCCGCAGTAGCCTTCGCTTCTGCAGCAGCAGTATCAGCCGTGCTCTTAGCGTCCGCAGCAGCCTTGTCAGCCTTGTCTGCCGAAGCATTAGCTCTGTCAGTAGCCACATTCGCCTTCTTGATAGCCTCGTTTGCCCCCGTTATCAGGTTGCCAAGTTCCACGGTAGGAGGCAGCACCACAACAGCCGTGTCCATCTCAACCGAATCCTCTCCTTCATGTGGCTCAAACACTGTGTCGCCCGACGCATTATTATCCACAAGCATTATCTGTTCATACTCATTGCTTCGCCAAGAACAGCCGAACAGCTTGCCCTTCACCTCAAGGGCATACGCACCCAGAGCCATCTCCGAGCTTTGCACCCTCACCTCAAGCAGCGAGTCGTCCTCAACGCCTATCGTATGCGCCATTCTTCTGCGACGAAAGGCGTTTACAAGGTTCACCTCAATCTCCTCGCATGCAGGCAATGGAAACTTCTGCATCTCGCCCCCCACAATCTTGCGCACGGGTATGCGCAATGTAAAATCATTACCTCTTACTATCTTTTTCATATCGTTATATTTTAAAGGTTAAGTGAAGAGTGAAAAGTGAAGAGTGAAAAATCCATATGCTCTCTTAACTATTGGATTTTTAACTTTTCACTCTTCGTTTTTCACTTAATAGCTAATCACAAGCGAGCCTTCTTCTGCGTCAAACCCTACGTCCACTTTGCTCACTCGCCTGATCTGTTCCTCCCATTCTCCCCTCGTGCCAGTATATCCTCCCGCCTTGGCCACATCATAAGCGTCCTCGCCTTTGAAGTCTTTACCCTCGACACGATAGCATTCTTGTGTGCCATCCGCTTTAGGACGTATCAAGAGCAACGTGTCACCCGTCTGCACCTTGTCCGTTGTGGGCAAGCTCAGCACATCTATAGTCTCAATAGTTGCCATAATTCAATTCTGTTTTTTACATGTTACACCAATACATTACACCAGTACGTCACCATAACCAACAATATAGCCGTAAACTCAGCCGTTAACCAAGGCTTGCTGTCCTTGTTTCTGCCTACCCAATACACGCCGTACCAAGTCAAGAAAGCAAGCACCATTCTCCAGTCCACCGTCAAGCACCAACCTACACTCGCCACAGCCGACACGATAGCAGCACCCTTATGCACCGCTCTCTCGCCTTGCTCCAGAAACCTTGGCGCAGCTCCCACAAACATCAACCCAGCACAAGCGAGGAACGCCAGGCATTGCTCGCCAAATCCGCTGTCTAACAGGCATATCATCATCAGCATGCCGAACAGTATCATCACCACCTGAAACACCCAACCCTTCTTGCCAAGCATGTAGTAGATGCTGCTCATCATCTCAGGTGTCTCCTTTTTATCATCTATCACTAAACACAGCATCGCAAACATCAGCAATGCCGCAATAAAACTTAATACTACCATAATCTTAAAGTTAAAAGTTAAAAGTGAAAAGGGAAAAATCCAATAGCTTTTTAAAGTGAAGAGTGAAGAACGAAGAGTGAAGAATCCGATAGTTAAAAGAGCGCAAAATCCTCGCAAGAAGCAAAAGCACATGGATTTTTCACTCTTCACTCTTCACTTTTCAATTAAATTCTCATTTCCAGCACCTCCGGATACCCTGCGGTATAGTCATACCCCAGTACACTCTCCACCGTGCTCATTTCCGCTACAGCCTTCTTGTGCGCAGCCGTAACGTTAAAGCACTCCAGAGCATACATCTCCAGGGCCGAGAGTAGCTGTATCGCCTTGTCGCACTCCACCACCAATTTCACATCGCCAAGCCACAGCGTAGTAGTAGGCTGTCCCATAGCCTTAGCGATAGTGGTAGAGTTCATCAGACCTACACGTGTCGCCTTGTCGAGCCAAACACGCTGTCCGTTGAGGATAAAGCCGTTGACAGCAGATGAAGTGTCGTGCTTATCAATCTCCGCAAGCACCATCTTCTGTGCGGCAGCAGTCAGTGCAGCCTCCGAAGTCATACCGCCAGTCTCCAGGCGCACACCGTCATACACCCACACCTTGCGCTCCACCACAGCCCACATATATTTCAAGTCAGAACTAAAAGTTTCCGGACGTTCTATTTGCGTCTTCTCCTGACCGTTGATAAGCAGCAGAACAACACCATCGCCAACAGTCAATCGTGGCTGTGCCTCATTAAAATAATATTTCTCCATAATCTTTAATTTTTAAGAAATTATCCCTTTTTATAATTCTGATTACTCTCAAAGAGCCTTTTTACCTTTTTACTCTTTTACCTTTTTACTTTTCAATGTACTCCATCTGATTAGTCGAGCCTTCAAAGATATATCCGCACTCGTCCACAATACGAACATCCTCAAGCGGAAGCAAGTTCTTCTTGCCATATTCCTTCTCCGCTTCTACCATCCACGCCACGATACCCATCATGCCACCATGCACCTCTCTGGCTATTGTCTTGCCCGTCAGCTCACCATCAGCAGTCACCTCCGTCATACCGATAAGCATCTTTATCCAGTTGGGGTCGCCCGATTTCTCGCTCTTGCGTATCTCGTAGTCAAAGACAGTGAATGTCTGTCCGCTACGCGCCAGTTCCAGCGGTTTGATATTCGGAGCGTCCATCTTGCGGTCTATGCGAATCTTCTTTGTCAATTCTCGTAGCTTCATACCTTTCTCAATTTTCACCATCTCTCCAAATCCGTCAGTATGTTGCATCAGTCCGAAGTAGCTGCCCCACGACTCATTGCTGTCGCATTTTCTCGCCCTTAGCAACGTATCTTTGCGTATAAGGCAATAGCCTTTGTTCGTGTCGGCAACGTGCTTGCCAGCATTGCGTATTACTCTGTAGCCGCAGAAGTCAACACCTCGCATGTCGTTGATATTCGTTACTCTTGTATCGCCACGCTTCGCCCTCATCTTCAGCTCATACCACCAGTACTGCCTTATCCTCCACTTCATCCGTTGCGCTTCCTCCCTTGTTCGGCAAGCCACCATGCAATTATCAGCATAGCACAATCGCCATTCGGTATTTCGGCACAGCCATTCGTGAAAGCGCAGCATCAGTATATGATGAGCAAGCGGACTCGTCGGTGTGCCTACAGGCAGTTGTCCGTCAACAAAGCACAGCTCTACGGCAAAGTCTATCAGCCACTTGTCGCCAATAAGATATTTCAGCTCCTTACGGAACACGCTCGGCTTCACGTGCATATAGCATTGTCGTTGGTCGGCTGTCACAATCCAGTTCATTTCGCGCAGATCGTAAAACAGGTGCTTCACTCTTGGTAGCACATAGTTGCTTTTCAGTTCCTTGTGCTTAGCCGACGGAGTTATACCGCAACCTTCTTTACAGTTGAGCGACACCAGCGGGTCGTGCCTAAGATATATCGGCTCCAGTTTGTTCTTTAGCAAATGTTCGTACACTAAAGTTCTAAACGTAGGAGCGTCTATATGCCTCACCTTCTTGTTGTTGTTCACCTTGGTCAGTTTACGATACTCGATGTCCTTACGCCAACTTCCATCTTTGAGACGTTGTTTAATACTTGCGCATAGCCCGTCTACATCCTTCAATGCCTCCTTTACTTCTGGTCGTTTCGTTCTGCCTTTTGCAGCACTTTCAACGGCCTTCTTGAAGTCGTCAGCAACGAATGGTATGTAGTTGGGTCTATGCACGTTAATAATATGTCTTGTGCGGATTGCTCCGCTGTTTATAATCAGTGTCGGGCTAAAAAGTTGACGGAAATGTCTGTCCGTCAGAATGTCTCTCGGTCACGTCCGCTGCATCACGTACAGCCATCGTGCTACGCTCACATCCCTTGTCTTTGATATTCTCTGCTTCTCCTGAGCGAGAGTGGTGCTCCCGTGTTCTTAGTTCTGCATCTTTTATGATGCCCGACGTTGGGCAGAACCGCCATTATTCACGTTCGTATTCGATGCCGAGTTGTTCGCATTGAGATACCGCGCGGAACATTTCGCATTGTTCGCATTGCCACGCAAACGGACGGCTCGGGAACACCAACCTCTTTAGCCATCCTCTATAAAGATGGCATCACCTCTCATACAGGCTTCAGAGACTTCGGCCCTCATGCCGAGCTTGTCCTGGTTTTGAGGAAATATCTTCTGGTCTTTCTTCATTTTCTATAATTTCTTTTAACATTTGGATTTTTCACTCTTCACTCTTCACTTTTCCCTTAGCAAGAGGGCCCCGGTTGCACCGGGTGCCATGCGTTGCACTGGGTTGCACCAGGCTGCGCCTATTGCACGATGCGACACTGGGCAGAACCGCCATTATGCACGTACGTACCCGAAGCCGAGAAGTGCGCAAAGAGAGACCGCGCGGAACAGAACGCAAAGGACGCAAGGCCACGCAAACGGACGGCTATGCGCACGCGCTGGTTGAGAGTAGAACTCCAGTATGGAAATGCCCACGAGTAGAAGCATTGCCAACTGCTAAGATTTCCTCCATCGGCAATCTTGTATGGAATATACCCAAGTCTATTCATACAGAAACCTTCCGACAATATAGGAGGACCGAAAGTACCAATCTTGCCATACACAGCCTCGAAGCCGAATGTGCCAAGATTGTTCTTGCTAACACCAGACTCATTCACCCACTTCGACTGGGTGGGTTCAAGATAGAAGTCTATATAGTTCTTTAACAGCTGCTCGGCATTGTAGCTGCCGTTGGTCTGCACCTTGTTGGTGCCCACCATCTCACAGCCGCCTCCCCAATAGGCGAAGACATCACCACTAACGTTCATGCCGTGCATGAGGCTCATTCTAAGACTTAGCTCAAGGTCGTATGTAGCAAGCGTGTTAGCGTCTTTGTAGCCCTTACAAGTGCCAATCTTCTTACGATACACCTTACAGTTCATAACTCCATCAGCCAAGCCCTTTACGCCCGGTATGTTCTTATAGCGGTATGTTACGCCATACGCCTCATACTCGGTGTTCTCAGCAATGCCAAACTCTGCTGCCCACGATGCTGCCATCTGGCTTTCCATGCACTGCTCCTTTGGGCGATAGAAATTTACAAACCACGAAAAGTTATTCTTTTCCAACTTTTCGTTATGTCCAAACGGTGTGCTATCGCCAAATCCGCGATATGTCCATTCTGACGTGCCCTGTTCCTTACATCGCACACCGCCATTGCCGAGCCATGTATTCTCCGAGTTGCAAGCGTCATTGCTTGATATGCCCGAACCAAAAAGATTGTTATCGTGCAAGTACTTAGTGCCATACAGCAGCTCCATACACAGTATAAAGGTGTTGACACCATGATAACCACCCTCGGCAAAGGGCAGTGGCGCGTTGGTGTCAGCATTGTTGGCACGTGCCTTTTGCATGTTGCTCACCTGAGTCATGTCCGATATACGAGGATATGTTCTGCCATCGTTTACGTACATTGAGCACATACTTTCGCCAGCGCCGCTTGGTCCGTTAGTGGTGTTTGTATCACCCACGGCATAGACGTAGAAGAAGTTGCGCGTTTTGTTGCCTACAGTTGTCACTGGGCATGGAGCCAGAGCTGTGCTCAGTAGCGGATATTTGCCCGTATCAATGCCGTCGTAGCGCACCTGACGCTTGAAGATACCCGACAGCACCTTACCACTCTCGCCAGTCTGACGGTCTACTGGGTAGAGAGTATCGTAACGGCCTATCATCACCGAATACTTTGTCTCGGTAGTCTCCCAAGGCAACAACTGACGCACCTTGTTACCCTCGCCGTCGTACAAGTCTACCAAACCAAGCGAGTGGTACACCTCTGTTGCATCGTAAGGATGTGCGCCAGCCTTATCTGTCACGACAACACCATTTTTCAGTGTCAATGGGGTGGTGTGCTCGGCATCGGTATAGAGTTGTACATCACACGCAGCACGCATCCCCTCTGTGATACCAACAGTAGGCGCAAACGCACCCGACACAAAGCGGAAGTGATTGTTGTCCATCAACTGACCTACAGGGTGTGTACCTTCGCCCGTGTTGTCGGTATGGTCGATAAGGAACGGATGCCATTCACCCAAGAACTCCTTGTTGCCCTTGCAGTTCTTGAAGTGAGGGTCGCCCGTCACCTCGTCGTTCTCACCGACATAGTAGTCCTTCACACCCTCCTTCAATTCGGCTATGTCCGCAGCGTTCTGCTCCACCTTCTTCGACATTTCTGTTGCCGCAGCCTGCGACACCAACGACAACGATTTCTCGGCTCCGGTTCTGTCCGTCACCTTCAGAACGTTGTCATCGCCAAGAACAGCGTTCACCTTCTCGGCAGCAGCAGTAGCGTCATTTGCCGCAGCAGTGGCAGTCTGTGCCGCCGATGTCGCGGTATTGGCAGCCTTCGTAGCCTTATTTGCCTCGGAGACAGCAGCCTCCGCCTCCGTCTTGGCATCCATGGCCGCCTGAGCCGCATTGTTGGCGGTAGTCGCGGCAGCGTTAGCCGCAGCAGTGGCCTCGCTCGCAAGGCTCTCCGCCTCGCTAAGGTCGATGCACTTGTTCCACCACGCCGTCTCCGTTAGCGGATGCCCCACGTTTACACCCGACACCGCATCCACTTTGACGCACACCCACACGGCCTTGCCGTCCGAGATGTAGTCAAGTCTCTTGTACTCCTTATCCGCCACCCATTCCGAGCCCGCAGGTGTAAGCAGCACCTTAATCCTTTTCTCTGTTTTTTCTGCCATAATTGTTTTAAATTTTTAGATGTTGTTGTGTGCTATTTCCTTACTTATGTATTCAAGTCAGCATTCAAGTCAGTGCCGTTTCCAGGAAACGTGTATACGCCTCCGCCATATACCGTTTCAAAGTTCACTACAGGCGTTGTTCCCAGTAGTGATTGCGTTATAAACATTCTAACCAACAGTTTCGGCACCTTCGTACCTCCTGGTAGTCTATACTTAGTGTTATCCACTGTTTTGGTGTCCCAAGGCAGATACGCGCCCTTGGCTATATTAAGGAAGTTGTCGCCAACAACCTGTATCTGATTGCTTGTGAAGTAACAACCGTCAGCCTTCTCTGCCTGTGCCTTGGTCAGATTGTATACGTTGTCAGCAGCAATCGCTCCATTAATGGAAGGCGCGCGATATTGGTACAACTCTATGCCCTCACTAACACCAAGGTTGTCTCTTACGTATCTGTCAGCCACGGCAAACACTCCAAATACCTTGTTGTTATTGGCGTCGCTTATCCAGTTGTAGCCATCCTTCTTGCTGTAATAAGGAGTTGTAAGTCCAGCGGCAACAAGGTCTATATACATAGCTCTTGTCAACGATGCCTTTGAGAGGTTGAGCGATGCCACGCCCCTCGGACCAAGGTCGTACAGCAAGTTGCCGTGGTTGTCGTAATAGCCAAGTGTGGCATATCCATTATCGTCAAGACCGAAGCGGATATTAGCCACACCAGCTGCGCCGAACACCTGCATCATGCCGTTTTCTATCCGCACCTCAGCTCCGTTCGTGCCCTTGGTCTGTAGGCGCTGTGCTCTCACAAGCTGTGCGTTCAGTCCGTCCTCGTCGAACATAGCTACCTTAGTGCCTTTGGTGGTCCTGAAGGTCGTCTTGTCTGCCGTGAGCATTATTTCTTTGCTATTGATGTCAATGCCCGCATCAAGCAGACTGCCAGCTATCGACTTGTCCTCTATATAGTCGGTCTTCTCGGCACGCCACTCAGTTGCGGTCGCTCCGTACTCCATCTTAGGCTGCGAGAGATACAAGACGCAACCTTGGTGACAGGTAATCCGCACATATCTCGGTGGTTGTTCGCCAACAACACGCCAACGTACCCAATAACGTGTCCAGATGTAGTCCTCCTTGAACTCCATCTGCACGTGACTGTTGTCCGTGTCAACACGATTAGGCGCTTCAGCAAACAACTCCTCTGTATTGTAGTAATTATACATGCTTGCCGTAAAACGACCACCCTTGTTACCTTTCGCCATGAAGCTCAACATGTAGTCCTGGCCTTGCTTAAAAAAAGTTGCAAAAACAAAATCCCATTCTACAGTGTTGATGTCGCTCGTATAAAATCGAGCGTCAGTGTTAAGGGTAGGGAATCCCTTGTACGACTGTCTCTCTATCTCCTCAGCACTGTTGTCTTTTGGATGCAAAGCTGTGTTTTCGCTCGCTACCGTCAGCTTGCCGCCAGTCACGAGAGTACCTGTATTGTCAAGCAGATTGCCACCGATATAGTTTCTGTCTTGTTCAGACAACGTATATCCCGCATATTCCTCTCCTTCAGCTATCTGCGGACAAGCAATATAGGCTGTCTTGGTGCCGTAATAGAGGATTACACAATCAATGAACACCGTGTTGGCATCAAGCGTCAAGGTCTCTACTCCAAGCATCCACTCGTTAGCTACCATGTTCTTAGCTACCGATAACGGTATAAAAAGGTTCTTGTTTAAGTCGGCCATACTGCCGTCGCGTTGTACGATGTACGCATTAAAGTCTCCTTCGCTTACCGCTCCACTACATTTGAGTATTGCGCTAACAACATACTTGCGAGCCTCCTTCACCTTAACACGTATAAAATCTACGCCACGGTTGCCGCCACTCTTACCCTCTATCACAACCGAGTTGTAGCCATTATAGTTGTTAAGCACCGAGATATATGGTGTATACGCATCGTTGCCTGTCCAGTAATCGGTTTTCTTCTCGAATGCGCTGCCCGTAAGCAGATTGTGTCTGCCCACAACAGTCTCGCCAACTTTAAGAGATATATTTCTTGCAGACTGCTCTATCTTCGAGGTGTATTTAGTCAGGTCGGTATCGGTCTTGATAGGTATTCCGTTAACGGTATTGCTTATCTCGGTGTACTTGCTCTCCATGCTCTTCATGTCGCGCTTGTACTCTCCCCACAATGCCGCCACATTAACGTTTATAACGAGTGTGGCCGAGTAGTAGAGATTAGTCAACAAGCAATGCACTCGCACGGTAGCACTTGCTGTAGTGTACGATATGCGCTTGCCGTCGATGGTCGTGTAGCTTACAGAGTTTATGCGTACCTTGGCTGTGTTCACGTCCGTCCTAACCACCTCGGCTGTACATCCGTCAACACTCGCAATCTCTACCTTGTCGCATGCCGACATTACCGACTTGCTGCCACTTCTCACCAATATCTCTGCCGTGATATTACCGCTCGAACAATCTACAACGGCATTGCCGCTGCTATCGCTATTAGCTTCTACCGTTAGAGCTGTAGGCAAAAAATCTACTTGTATAGCGTCCTGTCCATCGGCTCCTGGTTCTCCAGGCTTACCTGGGTCGCCAGGGGTTCCTGGTTCTCCCTTATCTCCATCCTTACCTACATACCCGACAAGCTGAGCCTCGCTATACTCTTTCGTTCCGTCGAGCCATACTATCTCGTCACGGCTCCAAATGTACGTACCGGGTGTCAGCTTTGTCTCGTCAGGATAGATGTCCGACCACACAGTAGGCTTTACAGTAGACGATGCAGATATACCCCACATCTCGGTTACGCTGGTCAAGTCAGCACATTTGCCAACACAGTACTTGCCAGTAAGCTCCGTAGTATTGTTGCTGTATGTCACCTTATCAGCACTCCAAACATATTTGTCGGCATTGTTTTTTATAACAACAGCCGACAATGTATCGTATTTGTATTCCGCATCTACAGGCGAGGTAGTAATATTGTCGCCCAAGGCATAGAAGGTGTTTACGCTTACTATTCCTCGTCCACTACTACCTTCCTTTCCGTCACTCGTTACGATAATATTAGTGCTCTTTACAAGTGTCTGCTTCGTCTCCGTCTGCCCATCCGTGCCCTTAATTTCCTCCTTCAGATAAGCGTCAACCTTAACGCTTTTCATGTCGTACAGACTTGCAAGTGTAGCAAGATTAACGAAAGGAGCATTATTCAGCTTATTGCCATTTTGATACTCTATCGTAGCCTTGAACACAACATTCTCGGCAGCTATTGTCTCCGCCTTGCTGCCAGTGTACTTTACCAATGTAAAGGTAATGTCTGTAGGCGTAGTTGTGCGGTTGCTCACGTGGCGCACAATGCTGCTTGATGTAGGCACAATCTCCCACATCACTGTGATAGGGTCTATCAGATTATCGGGTGTACCCGAGAACCATTTAAATCTTTCTGTATTGAACATTGTAAGCTCAGGCGAGATTACACATGTCACGGTTTTCCACTGGTACGGATTACGCACAGGCTGCTTGCCCGCATCCACTTTGCCCGTCTCCCACAATGCGCCAATACCGTGGTACATAGTGATAGAAGGCGCTGTGTCCGCACTGTTGTCCTCAGTCGATGTTGTCAGCTTGATAACATTGCCGCGTGAGTTCCAACGTATCTGGTCGCCAACGTTCACAATCACGTCACCAGCCACTGGTGCCACACTTCCTTCGTCATATCCGTAGAATACACGACTCGCAATCTCGTTCTTGTCATCGTCTTGTGTACGTCCGCCTTCCTGCTCGGCAAACAGCGATGCTATACTCATCATACCGTCTTGCTGCGCCACCATAACAGCAATGTTACCCCATTTGAGGGCCACCTTCTTCTTGGCTATCAGCTTCGAGCAATACGACGGTATAACATTGTCGCCACCAACAAACGTAGCCATGTTCGACAGCATAACATAGTCGTACAGCTTTCCATCTTCCAATGTCTCCTGTCCAACACCAACCACCATGCGCCAATAATATCTATTGGCAAGATCCTCTGTCTCACCTGCTTTCACGTTAAACGTCTGGCATAGAGCCATCATGCCCACATGCCACCAGTTCATGGTTCTTGTGGTACCATCGTCAGCAGCAGCATAGCACTTGTACGCTATCACCTTCGAGCCCGATGCGTCGAATATGTAAGCCACCTTAATAATAGTAGAGCCAGCGTTCGAGAAGATAGTTGTACCGCCCGAATAGCTCACCTTTCTTACCTCGGCACTTGCCGCAAACATCTTCACACGAGTCGTCAGGTAGTCAATGTACATGTGGCTCTTGCCGTCCTCACCCATGTACAGGTCAAATCCCTGTGCGCCTATTATGGTTCGGTCCGCCTCGGTAGAGTGGGGGTCGCGCACACGGTCGAGTACCACATCGCCCAACACAGCGTTACCTTTCGCATCAATACCTTTTTTCTTGTCCATTCCAACCGTCAGTCCTTCCATGAAGGTTATTACCTTTTTTGCTACATCTTCATGTACTTTAGACAGAGCCTTATTGTCAAGATAGTTGGGAGTAACAATTTTATCTACAGAGTCGAGTGAAGTTGAATCAATGGCCACTCCATTCACCTCGCCTTGGCCCTCAAAGGCTATTTTACCTCCGGACTTGATAGTGAGGGTCTTCGCGAAGAGTTGGCGGAATTTGGTGCCTGCCTTCATCGTGATGTCCTTGAGGAAGGTCACGATACCGTCTACCGAAGAATAGTTATACCACTCGCTTTCGTTGGGGATGGCGCTGATAGCTTCGTCTGAGGACAAGTAGCCATATACAATTCTGCCGCCTTCCTTCCAATCGCGCTGCACCGTGCCGTTATCGCCCGACGAGGTTATGATGCCCTGCAGAAAGATGTAGTAGTATTTCTCGTCGCCTATCTGCTCTTCTTTTTCGTTCTTGCCGTAGATGTCTATCTGTTCAGACGGGAATACTATCCATGCCGAAGCATCGAGCGTCATGTCGCGAGGGATGGCGGCATAGACGTATTTTTCAGTGTGGGTGTTGAATACCGTTGGAGCTGCCTGCAATGGCCAGCGTCGGTAGTTGTGTCCGGCATCGAAGCCGATAATGTCCTTGACGTACACAAGTATCTGGGCACCGCTTACGCACGATGCCTGGATATAGTCGGGATAGCCAAGGGCATTTAGTTCAATATGCAATGCCGAGGGCGAAATCCAATAGTCTTTGGGTGTAGCTTGTGTCATATATTATGTTGATTTTCTATTGCGAATTTAGGAAAAAGCGTTAGCATGATGCGGACATACCTTAACGCAAACGACCCCAAGAGCATGGTGTCTCTTGAGGTCGTAAGAAATATAGAGATGAAAACTAAAAGACTTATATCTTTGTGCTGCCGCTGAAACTGAGTCGTGCTGTGAATGATACACTGTATATATCGTCCTTGGTATCGTCGGCATACTTTATGGTCTCTTCCGACTCGATGGTACATGGCAGGAACTTGCCGTTAATCTTCAGCCATACGTGTTCGGACATGAGCAATTCGTGGAGATACCATGCGAGCCATTTTTCATCCAACGGGTCGGTCATATAGTTCCAACCTTCCATGTTGCCCTGCTTGCGTACTGCCGACCGAGAGAAGGAGTGCAAGGTTTCCTTGCGTGTCACGATGTAGTTGGTGGCTTTGATGTCTACTTCCTGTGCATAACTCTTGGGTATACTGATGCTCTCAAGCACACCGAACGAGTTGATGAAGCGAAACTCTGTACGTCGTGATGCCTCGGAAGCAGGCAGGACAAAGAGCTGCTGTCCGCCTACGGTCTGTGCGCCTTCTGCCGTTATGTTGTAGGCTTTGGCTTCGGGAGCATCCCATGTGGCGGTTGTGAAGTCAACGGCAGGAGAGTATGGCTCTACGTAGATGATGGTTTCGCCTACACACGCCAACTGTGGTATGGTGGTAGGCTTGCGAGTCATTCGGCTAACGGGCATAGTGTCGTTTGTAGCCATAAGTCGGTCGTAGTCAGAGAATCCTCCGAACAAGGTTTGCTTCACGTCCTCGCCAGCGAGATACGACACGGGTTCCGACTTATGCAGTTCGCCATTAGTCATATATTCGTCGTATGCCGAAACGTTAAATTTCACTACTGGCATAACACCTGGCTCAGGCGAATACTCATAGGAGTCGCGGAAGGAGCGCAGGGCAGACGAAATATCTACAGTTATTGGATTGCCTTTTTCGTTGTTTATAGGCTCGGACATCTTTATTGTCTCGTATTTGCCGTCACTCATGCCACTCATGCCACACTTCACCTCGAATATCATACGATGAAACGAAGGCGTTTCTTTAAGTGCAATAGGCCATACGATGAAGACAATAGGATTGCCATTAAATACCGAACCTGAATGTAATCTAAGTAAACTTGCCATTGCTTCAGTTGTTATTTAGTAGTTATTATTTAAATGCTATAAATTTCAAGCTCTACTTCTCCCATTCCTTCCTTTGCCGATACGTCAGCATTTACCTTGTTGATAAGGCATTTCTTGCCGTCGATGGTCCACCACTCTTTCCAATGATTTTGAATATCGGCTATCTGAGCTACGGAGGCGAGGCACTTGACGTAATACTTCTTGCGATGTAGGAGAAAGTAGATGTAATCGACGAGGAACACGTCTACGTAGCCTCGGTTCTTTACCGATGGAGTGTTTACTACGAGGGGAGCGTCCGCCCATTCGGGCTGCACCCAAGCACGGGGCTTCAGTGAGAAGCGTTCCTCGTTACCGTTGCCTGGCTCAATGCCGTTGTAGTCGTACTCTACGCCGTATGGGTCGATGGAGTCTGTAGTCAGAGCATAGTCGCCAGCCTTTGTGCGCCACTTCGAGTTGCCGAACCCGTCGTAGTTGTAGTCATAGGCTTCGTGTGTTGAGTCCACGCCGCCACCTCGCATGATAGCCACCGACAAGCCCCAGTCGTATGACTGAAGGGGCGAGTTGCCGTCATCGGTAGACGACGGATCATAGCTCTCACGCAGCGAGAGTTCTTCGGTAACGTAGAAGTCGGCAACCATTGATGACATGGGGTTCTTGATGTATTGCTTCACAAACTCATGCTCCATATCCTCGTCGATGAGAGCTGCCATCTGGGTCTTGGCGTAAGACTCGTTCAATCCTCCAACCTCTTTACCTTTATGTTCCTTACCTACTTCGGTTGGCTGCTTTGGGTCATCGCTAACGCACGTGCTACCCGATGTTGATGATAGAGCTTTACGGTAGTTGGCATCCACCATTCCGACAGGAACAAACGATGACTTGAACTCTATGATGTAGTCTTCGTTGAGCGTAGAACAATCGCCTGTTTCCACTCCCTTCATGGCTGCCACCTCAAACAGTCGCGGCTTCATATCGCCAGCATTGGTAAAATCCTTGTCAATCTTCACACGATACTTATTGCCCGTCTGAAGGTCTATGAATACGCTCATTTCGCCATTTTGCACACGATGAATAATATCCTTATATGTAAGACTTGTCACGGTGCGGTTCTTGGGGTATTCGATGTAGTCGTAATCGGTGTTGTAGTCCTTCACTTTGTTCTTCACGTTGTCCTTTTGCTCTTTGGCTTCGCTTTCGGCTGCATATCCGGCACGCACACCGGTTATCTTCTCTGTCATGGGTACCATAGAGAGTACTTCGGCATGGAGTGGGCGAGGGTCGGGGCTCTGCTTGCGGAACACGTCACGAATGAGATAAGCCGTAACCTTTTTCTGTTCGTAGTCATAATGAAACTTTATGCCGAACTGCTGTTCAAGCGAGTCGATAACATCTGACACCGACTCGGCAGGGAAGTTTTTGCCGTTGGCATACATACGGAAGATACTTGCACTCATCTGCGCCGAATCGATGGTACTCTTACAAGTGATGCTTGCAATTTTGTTCTCGCCTACACGTTCAGTTACCCAGTCGCCTTCCACAGCTACCACTTCGGTGGCCTTGAAAACACCTTGGTTGTAGAAGCCACCTTCGTACTTCTTCTCTACCACCTTATACGTAACCTCACGGTATCTGACCTCCTGCACGCTCTTGTCTTTGGGATTTTCGAGTTTGAGCTGACCGCCACAACCGCGCGAACTGAGCCATATATTTACATCTTCAAAAAGATTTTTTACCTCCTTTTCGCTGTTAGCTTGCTTCTGGAAAAAGCCGACCTTAATGTCGTCCGTGGTTTTCAATCCAGCTTTCACGGCTTCGTCTTCCTCCTTGTACTTCTCGCGATAATACAACGGCTCGATGTCGTAGGAGCATTTTGTGGTGAAGAAGCAGAGGCGGTTCATGTCGCCGATGGCTGTAAGAGCCGAATTGTCGAACTGCACGCCAAGGTGCTCGAAGAGGCAGTCGAGAAAGAACAACACGTAGAAGCAGATGCCCGATTGAGGACGGTCAGCATCCAACACCCATATCGGTCCGCGGTCTTCATACATTTCCTTCTCGTTCGTATTGTCACTGTCCTCGCCATTACGGGTTTTAATAGACTCCACCACCTTGTCTGACGTTGAGCCATCTTCGGCAAGGTCGTAATGCTTATAGCAGACACGGGCATTGCAGTATGGCTTCAGAGGATAAGGGTCGCTAACGTTAATGTAAGAAGTAAGAACGTCGGGCACCTTCACCTCGTTACTGTTAGGATATGTATATGTCTTCTTCAATACAGCCTCGTGCTTGTCGCCTTTCTCCTTGCATTGGGCAGGATAGGAGAAACCGAGAGCTTGGGGCGAAAAGGTAGCGTTAGTGGTATCTTCGCCCACCGAACCATACTTCTTGTCGCCTTTCTTGCCTTGATATTTAATGACAACCTCAGTGTTATACGTCACGCTAACGCTCACTTCATCAATCTTCTCGCCTATCAAGAGCTGGTCCTTATATTTGGACGGTATAGGCACTTCGTTGCACTTTAGATCGCTAATAAGGTCGGAGAATGATTGTGCGCTTGCATCGACGTTAAGTGAGAGGGAGTCCTCCAGTCGCTCGTCTTCCTGGATGATGGATGGGCCCGAGGCGAGGGGCACACCGTCGGCAATGATTTGCATCGGAGTGTGCTCGTAGCTCATGGGGCGGATGTCGCTGCTGACATCATCCACGTTCTTTAGGAAATGTCGGTTGCCTTCGATGGGCAGCTTCACGGGATAGGAGAACATCTCGGTGTCGTTGAACAATGGGTTGCTCAACTCTATGCTGATGGATGCGTCTTCCTTTAGGGCGAGCGGCTTGCCGTCGGCAAGAATTGTGAGTTTGCTGTTCATGTTGGTTGTTATTTGTAATAAGCCTTGCTGGGCCTTACTGGGCCTTTCTAAGCCTGGGAAAAATTAAACTATGATGTGGGCGTTGCCGTAGAGCGTGATGTTACGCTCTGATGCGGCATGTACCTTGGTGTCGCCGTAGGCTTCGAGCTTGCGGTAGGAGAGGGCCTTGATGGTACCTCCGTGAGCCTCGCACGTTACGCTGCCGTTCAATACGGCATCGGTGGCGGTCCATAGTCGGGCGGCGGTAAAGGCTTGCGTCCAGCCTTTGCTAATATGGCCGTAGGCATGGTCGTGGAGCGAGATGCAAGCTGCGTCGCAACGGCTACTATATACCTGACTATGATCCCAAGCACGAACAACGGCATTGCCTAAGACGTAACATCGGGCGTAGTCGTGGATGTCAACGATATAGTCGTAGTCGGTAACGAGCACAAAGACAAATTCGGGGGCAGTTTTCGGACATTCGTTGACGTAGATGCCGGCGGCATTCATTTCTTTGCGCAGAGTGGGGTAAAGGGCAGGCAGACGGTCGTTGATGATGTCGGCATACTTGCCGTCGGCGATGTCTTCCCAATACTCGCGCCACACAGCCATCATCTGACTGATATTCTCTGTCTTGAGCATGGCTCGGTAGCTTGGCGCGCAAGCAGGTGTCTGACGACAAGCGGAGGTGCAAGCGGATTTTAGAATATTGAAGGGAGTCATAGGATTTTCTTTTTGATGATGATAAGCTTTACTGGGCCTTACTAAGCCTTTTTTAGGTCTTTCTAAGCCTTTGGTGAAACTTCACTTTTGGTTTTCTCCAATATTGCCTCGAAGCCCTTCAGTTCGTCTTCGGTCACTATGTCGGCGTAGTCTTTGCGGAGTTGGGCGATGCGGTCGGTAAGACCTTTTACGCGGGCTTTGGTCGATGGCTTGTCCTTACGCATGATATATTTGATGAGAGCGTCGGCTTCGGCTTTGTGCTTGGCTGCTGCGTCGCGGGCGGCTTTCACCTCGGGTCGGTCGTTGGCTATCTTGTCGGCTACCGACTGTGCGAAGAGAGGGTCGCGGGAGAGTGCCTTGTCGTAGAAGGGACGGAACTGAGCGCGTAGGTTCTGTGGTGGCACGTTGCACGCTTTCTCTATTCGGACGATGTATTCGGGGTCGCCGGTGCGCGGTGATAGGCGAAGGTATGCCTCGCCTATTTCGCGGTCAACGTTGATGTAGATACGAGGCAGGATTTCGCTTTCTATCTTTACGGCACGGGTGGCGAGAAGGGCAATCTCTTCTTCGGTGTAGATAGGTCTGCCAGCCTTCTCGTTGGCTTCGGCCATGGTCTTGGCTTGCTCAGCCTTTGCTGCCATCTCGTTGCGCAAGGAGCGCACTGTGTTGACCTGCTCTTGCAGACGTTCGGAGAGGAACGGTCGGAGCTGCATGAGGTTGGGCATGGTGGACGCAATGGTCTCGCCGTTGGGGTTGGCCACGATGCCGCCGTAGGTGAGAGGCTGCAAGGTGAGGTCGGGCTGCAGGTCAGGGAAGAGCGAGCGACGCGCTTCCTCAAGAGCTTTCTCCTTCTGCTGCTCGGCATAGAGGGCCTGTTCCTCACGGGTGGGGCGACCGACGTGACGCTTTATCTCCGTGCGAGAGGTCTGCATGGTTTGCAGATAGGTGAGGAGCTGACGCACACGACGATGGTAGTCGCGGAATCGTCGGCTCTCCTTTACGAACGACGTTGCCCGTGGATTCTGCTCGAGAAGAGTAAGACCACACTCGAAAGCTTCACGCTGGTCGGAGGTGAGCATACGAGCGGAGAGGGCAGGGGTTAGAATACGAATTATTTCTTCCATAGTTATTTTTTGTTTTGCCGACGAATAACTTTAGTACAGCAATGGCGACACGAATATCTTGCTGTTTGGCTGGTTGTTCTCGTAGCCTTTGCTTGTTGAGTCAGTAGTGTTGGTTGAGGGCTTGTCTGGGGTGTTGTTGGCAGCGGCCGCTGCCTTGCGCATTTCCATGAGCCGGAGCACCGAGGAACGTAGGGAGATGGCCTCGTTGTGGGCAGCGGCTCGGCGTGCCTTGTCAATAGTGAGTATTGTTGTGCGTTCTTCGAGGTGGGCCACCATCAGGCGGCGTACTTTACGCAGAAGCGGTTTGTCGGCAGGGGCGTCGGTGTGGAGCAGACGCTGCACCGTGTCCTCGCCAATAGCCTCACTGATGTATTCGTCTTGAATGAAGTGGAGGTCGGGCAGAAGACGGATGAACTTCTCACGGCTCTCGTAGATGTCGAGGTAGTGCTGAAGGTCGGCACATGTGGCAATGAGGAGGTCGTGGTGGAGGTAATAGTATTGACTCTCCTGCCACAATAGGCTTATCTCTTCAATGGCTTTGGGCTCCTCGTCCTTTGGTTCGGTGGGTTGCTCGATGGTGTCGGCATCGGCGATGGGTGCGGGTGTAGCCATCTTCTTAGCCCAACCTTCGAGCATCACGAGCATTTGGTTGAGCGACACCATTGCCTCGCGCTTGTAGCCTTGCACTCCCTTATCGAGGAGGTCTTTGGATGCCGTGCCGTAATCGTCGCTTGAAGCCACGTTGATGCCGGTGCCGTTGATAGAGAGAGCCTGTGTATAGACGAAGCGCGACATGGCATCGTATGCCACCATGCGCTGTGCCATAAGCAGGAGTTGCATCCAGGGGTGCTGAGTGTTCTCGCCGTTACAGACTGCCATATAGAAGTCGTCGGGCGAAACGGTCTGATAGTACTCGCACAATCGGTTGTAGAGCGAGTCGCCCAACTTGTCGCGCAGAAAATCTTTTTCGCTGTTGTCGAGTATGCCTTGAAGAGAACTTATCTCGTCAATGGCGTTGCTGGGGATGTGGAGCCGTAGCTCCTTGGTTGTTGATAAAATCATACGCTATGCGAATTTTGAGTTTTGAGTTTTGAATTGTCGGCAAGCCGATTAGGAATTACTCAATTTTGAATTATCCAAGTCTTTTACATTCCAAACTGTTTTTTCAAGAAACTGTTTTTTTTGATAAACTCTTCCATCTCCTGCTCCGAATGATAGCCTTCCCAAAACAAATTGGTATGCGAACCTAAGCGATGGTCATCAAGCGACGTTGGAATAGAATAAGCCGTATATATCAAATCGTAATGACGGACATAACGAGTGCGCTTTTCTGGCTCGCTATACAGTTTATTTATCCAACCGTCGTTGTCACACTCACACCACTTGTTGTATTCATCGTTTTTCAGATTAGCGTCAATACCTATTGCTGTATGACCGCTACTACCATTCGTGCCAAAATAGACAATCTTTGCCATAAGAATCACTTTATATAGTTTTTCTGAATCAGAACAGCTTGAGCTGCGCTTGCTCCAACTTGATGCGCTTACAAGCCTTGTCGTAATACTCCTTGTTGAGCTCAAAGCCGATGAAGTTACGCTTCTCGCGGATGGCTGCAATGGCGGTGGTGCCGCTACCCATACAGTTGTCTAAGATGGTGTCGCCCTCGTTGGAGTAAGTGCGAATGAGGTACTGAATAAGAGCTACGGGCTTTTGAGTGGGGTGCATATCAAGATTCTTTTCTTTGTCGAAGAACAATACAGATATAGGATATTTTTCAGTTGATGCTTCTTTTGAGTAAGTCTCAATATTATAGTTGCCATAACAGACATTACCCTTTGCTTTTCCGTGTTTATGCCCTCGTGAGTGAGTGGGGAAACCTTGTCTCATCTGCGGATTGTATGTAGGTAGCGCACGATAGAACACAGCAATATCCTCATGGCTCCGCATAGGCATTCGCTTCGCATTGAGAAATCCTGTAGGTCTATCCTTCTGCCAAATCAGATTGTACCGCCAAGTCTTAGGCTCTGCCATCATCAACTGTGCCGTAAACATTCCTTGACCGAAGAGAATAATAGGAGCGTTAGTTTTTGCTATTCGCCAGTATTCCTTGAATAGAGGCTCCATCGGGATAATGTTATCCCATCGTGCCTTTTCATTGCCTTTGTTCAGAACTTCATACGGCAAATCGCACACTATGCAATCCACGCTCCCGTCTGGAATCCTTTTCATCCCTTCCAGACAGTCTTCATTATATATTTTATTCAGTGCTATCATTCTCTATATCATTTGTTCGTTACTATTCCTGCTTCGTTACCCCCGTCTTCGAGTTATCCAGTGTGGTGAGCACTTCGCGGTCAATCTGCCACACCAGGTGCGGGTCCCAACCATTGAACTTGCTTATCACCTCCAATGGTCGGAGCATGAGCTGCTGCAATGGGGCAAACTGGATTTGCTTTACGAGGAAACGCTCGCGGAGGTCGGTGCCGCCCGATGATGTAGCGTCACCTGGGGTGTTGCCTATGAGCTTCGAGTCCAAGCCCATAGCGAAGAAGATGATGGATGATATTTCCTGAAGCTCGGTCTTCTCGGCTTGTGCTTGCGAGTTCGCCTTGCTCTCAATCTCCACAATCTCCCACGCCTTGTGCTCCTTGCCGTCCAGTCCAGTGAACACGGCAGAGATAAGAGCCTGACCTGCGTTGTCGGGATTAGACAGCCAGCGGTTGATGTCGGTGAACACCTCCTGCTGTATCTGTGCCATCGTCTTGCTCTTGTTCTCGCCCTGCTGAGTGTAGAGGTGCTTGAGATATTCCTGATGAATGTAAATCACGCGACCGATGATGTTGCTGTTACGCTTGCGAGTGAGACGGTCGTCAACAATAGTAAAGGCATACTCAAAAATGCTTCCGGCAAAGATGCTGTGCCAAAGGGCATCGGCATAGTAAGGCCCGCCGAAGTCGCGTGGCGACATGATGAAGCGTGTTGGGCGGTTCTTGCGGCTCACCCGCTGCTGACGAGCCTCACGCACATGGCGATTGAGGTCAGCTACGGCTGTGTCGGCTGCGAGATAAGGCACGGCAGCAATGCGACGGTCGGTTTCGGTGAGCGTCTGGGTGGAGTCGAGCCACTGATTAGACATATAGGCATAGTTGATGCGATACTGTCTGTCCATTCGCTCCAGTCGGGTGGTGAACACCGAACGAGGTTTTATGCCTACAATCTTCGGATCCCACCGTGATGTGGGCACAGGGCGCTTGTTCTCGTCCAACTGGCGTTGGTTAAGCTGCAGCTCGCAGAAGCATTGCGACATGAGCGACATATCGCCTGCCATCTCAAGGTAGGTCTTGTGGAGGTCGTTGTTCTCGATGAATGCCTGCAACTCCTCATCGGTGCGCTCCCATTCTTTCAATGCAGCCTTGAGCGACTTCATCTCTTCGCTGTCTTCACTATCAGAATTGTTCGCCGATTGTGAGAGTTGATTAACCGATTTTGAGAATTGGTTATCCGATTGTGAAGATTGATTATCCGAATCTGACATTTGCTTTTCCTTAGCCTTGAGGTCGGCTATCTGCCCGCGGAGCAAGGTGCCAGCCGAAGGGTAGGGGATAGACTTCTCGGTGATATTGCCACCGACATACTGCGTATAGTGATACTTGGCGCATGGTCCGCGACCCACGAGAATTTTTTTCACGAAATCCACTCCCGCTGCTGTGAAGGGCGACATCTTGGAGAGCAGATACACGAGGTTGGGCAGTTGGTTGCCCACTCCCCACTCCATAAATCCCAGTCCTGGTGTACCCGCACCTTCGGGCACCGCTTTGTTCTCGCCGCCCGACGAACCGAACACAGCGGAAATCTCCCGTCTTGCCGCATTGCCTTCCGCTCCGGTCATGGTAGCCGAAGCCGTGAGCTTCTGGCGAACGTACTCGCCCCACGAAAACACGTTGCTGCCTCCCTGCTTGGGCGCACAGAACGCGCCAGGCAGAACTGCCTCGTAGCCTTGCGACTGAAGCTCCTCACTAAGCTGTTGGAGCTCGCTTAAGTTGCTAACTGTTGTCATTGTGAAGAATATATGTTTTGTTGAATGTTTTTATGATGCAAATATAGGGAAAGACGGGGAGAAGGGGCGGACATGCTCGGGGAGGGAATAAACAAAAAGTCCTGCTATCCTCACGGACGGCAGGACCATGCCTAAAGTAAAATTTGCGAATGAAACATCCGGTCAAAGTATATTGTTAGTTGCGCCCGTCTACATGTCGTAGTCGCACATTTCGTTGGCCGAGCACAACTCGTAGTTCTCCACGTTCTCAATCACCATATCCTCATTACAGAACTGCTTGATAATGATTTTGCGGTTCTTCGGGTCGGGGTGTACGCTGCGGATATTGTTGTTAGAGATCCATATAGGGTGGTTGGCTTCCTTGGTATATACCACAAGATACCACGGACCTACCTTGTACTGTTCCATCACCACGGCGATTTTGGAAGTAAGGAGCGATGAAACCTTGTCGATAGATTTCTCAATGAACGCCTCCTTGTGCTTTGCGTTGAACTTGTCTATCCATGCTGCAAAGATGGTGAACAGCAGGATGATGAGAATCACGATGAGTGTTGAAAAAATGATATTCATGATTGTTTTGTTTTTGATTGATATACTTTTTATCGTTTGATATTCCACATGTGCTCAGCCGGGCCTACGAGCACGTCTATGTTTGCGCCCTGCTTCTGAGCCACCGTCTCCACCCATTTAAGCTGAATAAACTGCTGCGGGCTAAGATTCATTTCGCTCATATACGCCTTGTCTGCCACAGCCTTTTGGCGCTCGGCCTTCTCGCGAGCCACCTGAACCTCATATTCACGTTCCTGCGTCTGCTTGGCCTGTACCATCTTTGCCGTGCGGTTCATTTCGGCAAGCTGTTCCTTGTTGGGTGTAGCCTTGCCGATGATAACGTCCTTGATGATGACGGGCATCGGCTTGTGCTTGGAGAGGGCAGCAACGTACTCCTGCATCTGCTTCAGAATCTTCTTGTCGATGGTGCTCAATACCTGACGGTTAGACATCAAGTCGAACGGACTATACTGCGAGATATGGTCTCTGACAAGATTGCAGAAGTAGTTGTAGAGGTTGGTGTTAAACCAGTCGCGTCCATAGTTCTGCAACAGCACGGGCGACTTGCCTTGCTCCACCTGAGTGACTATGACAGAATGGAAGTCAAGCGGTGTGTTGTCGTCAGAGAAGATGTCGTCAAGAACAACCTCATGGCGTACCGGAACAATCTTGAACGTCTCGGCACGTGTGCTCATGGCACACCATGTCAGACCACTCTGAACGGGGTCGTTGTCTACTCCTCCGTGTCCGAAGAACCAAGGCTTCTTCACCAACACGGTTTCCTCGTCGGCATCGGGCGACACAAAACGGCACGAGGATAACATCACTACTGCGACAAACGCAAAAAGAATTGAAAATAATTTTCTCATAAGAAATGAAATTTAATTGTTTTATTGAATTGTTTCTTGCTATTTTGTTCTTGTTTCTTTCAAGAGATATTTATAAGAGCCCAGTCCGTTATCTTCGCCCTTCTCAATCTTCCAGTCGAATCCAGCCGCTTGCAAACTCTGCACGAAAGTGTTATATTCTCTATCTACGAGATACGGAGAAATGTTCTCTTCTTCAAAGACAACGCAGCGAGGAATGAGGTCAAGGTCAATACGCAGTCGTTTTTTGCCGAGAAAGTCGCAGAACTTGGTCTTGCCGATAGGGGCGATGATATGCAGACTATAATCCCCCCTTCCGCTTATCGAAAGGTAAGCATAGCAATACAGCCTTTGTTCTTCGGCATCATATCGCTCAGCGCACACAATGGCGGTGTCAGAGCCACGGAGCGACGAGATTGCGTAAAAACGTCCGTCCTCGATATGGTTGAGCATGTATTCGCGACGCTCTTTCGGAGTGAGGAGCAAAGGCGGCTCCGGCAGGCATGTAGTTTTTTTCTGCTGTTGGCATTCCTCCTTTTGCTTTGCCTTCTTCTCTCTCCAGGTACGAAAGAACTCGCGCCACAGCCAAAAGAGGCAAGCGATAAGGGTTACTACTCCTATCAGGCACATCATGCACAGTAAGTGTTTCAATAAGATTGTTTCCATTTTTCTCTCTATTTTGTTATTACTAATTCCTAAAACCGTTCCTCACCACCCATACGCTCAATCCGATGTTAAGCAAGAGCATGAGGATGATGATGCCCCAATATTGCTTGTCGCTCAGTTCTACCGAGAGGTATTTGAAGTCGGCAAAATTCTTACGCTTCCATTCCTTCTGCACGAAGGGTTCTATGTAGGAGGCGAAGGCGCAGAGGTCGAGACGGTGCGACATAAACCAGTCGCGGCTCTTCACGGCAAGCACGGGCGAGTCACACCACGAGAAGGCATCGCTCCACACCACGCGGTTACGGCTGTCAAGACCTACGCACACCACAAGCTCGTTCTTGTTGCCTCCCTGCCAATAGGAGCGTTGTCGGTCAGCAATGGATAGCGGCTTGTTGCGATAGAATAGCAGATAAAGGCGAAACTCCTTTTTCGGGCCGTACTGGGCGTTGAGCACGCGGATGGCTCGTTCCTGACGGGCAGAGAACTTTGCTCCGATGATAGGCGACTGGTCGCAAAACCGTATCTTGGTATAATCGTGCAAACCAAGTCGGCGAGCCTCCTTTTCGCTGATGTCCTCAAACTTAAACACTGAGCGCGAAGCCTTCACCTTGTTCTCGTATTCATTTTCACGGGTAACGGAATAAAGCGTAGCGGGTTGACCGTTCCATCGGTATTCATACGCATCGCCATCACGAGTGTAATAGTGGCGGTGCATATCCACGAACACCGAAGCCACCGACAAGCGACGCTTCATAGCCGAAAAGTCTTCATTGGAACAGTTTCGCTCACGTCCCGAATGGTCGTAGTAGGTCCAATGTTCTGGATGATTCTCCGTGACATAGTAGGTTCGAGTGTGCCGATGCCCTTTCGAGTCGGTATAGGAGCGAGTCTTCCTCACAAGCTCATTCCACGGCTCGTAATAGCGTATCTTCGTGACGTAGCTGCCCAAGTATTCTGTGTCGCTCGACTCTACGCGCTCAAACGCCCATATCATCGCTGCACCCACAAGGAGCGAGGGGATGATAAGTATGGCATGTTCCCACCATGTTGTTTGCTTGCGGAAGAACAGTAGCAACACAGCTGACACAAAGAAGGGGATGAGAAAAACGAGTAGTTCCATAAGCCTTTACTCTTTCTTGCCGAACAGATCCACGTCGTTGTCTTCGCCTTCCGTCATCACTTCCTTGGAGCGCGACGACGAAATAACCTTATACTCGATAGGCATGGTGTTCAACACAAACCATCGGGCAGGGTAGGTGCGAGTGAGCGTTTCGTGCTCACGGATGATGTCAAGCATACGTTCCTGAGAGGTCTGAAACTCGGTACGCTGTATCTCAATGGCCTGCATGAGGTCGCGGTAGAGCGATACATCAAAGTTGGGGTTGCTTTCCTTTATCCACTTCATCATCGTGCCCTTGTCGTTCTGATAGCGTCCGGCAATAAGCTGCGGATAAATCTTCTCGAAGGTCTGCTTGTACTCGTCGGTGACCTGCGCCTTCTGCTGAATGATTTTCCACATCTTGTCGTGAACGCCCTCAATCTTTCCACGCTGCGCTTCGGCTTGCTGGCGAAGCGCAATCTCACGGTTGTTGTAACTGAAGTAGGTGGCTACCAGCGAGCCGATAACAATGGCAACTACAAGTAGTATGGATGCCGTAATAATGTTTTTTGTTTTCATTTGCTTGTTGTATTTGTTATTATGTTATTGTTTTCTTTCAAGAGATATTTGTAAGAGCCCAGTCCGTTATCTTCGCCCTTCTCAATCTTCCAATCGCACCCGGCCTTTTGCAAGCTTTGCACGAAGTCGTTGTAGTCTCTATCTGTGATATACGGAGAAATGTTCTCTTCTTCAAAGACAAAGAGGTGAGGATTACAGTCGAAGTCGATGCGCAGGGGCTTGTTGCCAACAAAATCACGTAATATAAATATACCGCGAGGGTCACTAATGTGCAGATTATACACATTATACACACCACGTTCGCTTATCAAAAGGTAAGCATAGCAATATAGCCTTTGTTCTTTGGCATCATATCGCTCAGCGCACACAATGGTGGTGACAGAGCCACGGAGCGACGAGATTGCGTAAAAACGTCCGTCCTCGATGTGGTTGAGCATGTATTCGCGACGCTCTTTCGGAGTGAGGAGCACAGGCATGTCGTCAGAGACGGTCTTCCGCTTCTCCTCGCTCTTTCGCAGAATTTTCTTAGCAAGACGTTCCTTGTGCATTATCCGCACACGCCAAACGACAAAGGCGAGGAAGAATGTCCAACCGAAGACGGCACCAAGAAAGAATGCCCAGCCTAAAAAAGTAGATATAAATATGTTCATTGTTCTCTATAAATTCGTTAATAAAAAGGGTTGCGTACCTTACAGCCGTTTGAGAAGTGTGCAGCATCGATGGCCTAACGCCTTTTCTTCGTAACCCAAACGTTCGTACCAATGCAACACCCATAGGGGAGAGTCGCGTCCGTCCCACGATATTGCGACGTTCGCTATGCCGCAACGCTTAAGTTCCCTTTCGGCTGCCTCCATCAAGTGTTTTGCCACCTCATGACCACGGTGAGCTTCGTCCACCCACAGCGAGTAGATGAGAGCATCAGCTGCGCCATCCAAAGGCTTGTCTTCGGTGCGGTGAGGAATAAACACCTGTATGCTGCCATGATGCTGCTCGTCGGTGACGAGTATTCGGATTGAATCTTCCCAGTGTTGATGTTGTATCATAGATAAAATGTTACGCAGTTTTGTTTAGTCAGACGACTGTGACCGTCCCTTTTTCTTCGTATGCTTGTGCAAAGGTAGATTATTCCTTTTACTCGATATGGACATTCTCCTCGAAGTCGTATCTCACGTCTCGGTTCTGCAGGTGAGCCACAGGCGTTTGGGAGAAGATGTCTGCCTCACAGTCGGCAACGGCTCTCACGAACGCCTCGTACATCTTCTGTTCGTCATGCTCTTCCATAAAGCCCTGCATAGTCTGCTGCCATATCAGATTAGGGCGTTTGCCATCCATCTTGTTTCCTTTAACAATCAGCATGACACTTAAGGAGTTTTCACCCTCGCGCACATCCGCACGAAGTATGCCGTAGCCAAGCGGTTTGCCAAAAGTGTAGCACCTGCTCTGATTCTCAAGAAAGCGGTAGCCGTAGTTTCGCAAGGCCTTTATCACAAATTCTCTCATGTTCAATCTTTTTTTATAGTTCTATTAATACCTTTATCTCTCTATCCCCCCCCTTGCGTATGCAGCGTGGGCGATATACCTTTTGCGGAATACACGCGGCGGCTCTGCTCAAACATCCGGTCGTAGGGTGGTGTCTGCATCATGCCGACTACGATGGGGCGTATGGTGTCAGTCATTTTTGGGGAAAGAGACATTTGCTTCTAACAATCTTGCCTCGCAGATCACACCGCAGCCTTCAATGATGCCCAGGCAAGATTTACATTCCAGACAGGCCGTAGAACTTACAGCGGGGTGGCCTTGCTTATAACCACAGGACGTTCCTTTTTTCATGTAGATTTTATTATCCTTTACAAAAGAATGGATTGCCTTTGCAAAACGCTCCAGCTCTCCGTTCATCCTTTTCAGTTTGTCGCAATCAGCGGCACGAGTCTTTGCTTCGTTGCGATCCGTCAGAAGCAGAACGTTTTGTTGCTTCAGTAGCTTGTTTTCATTTTCCAGAACCTCGCATTTATTCAAGGCTTCTGTCAGTTCTCCAAGAGTGAAACCTTCTGTATTAGGCTCATGTTTCTCCGTTTCGTTCAACTGGTGTACCACGTCGTTGTAGTCGTCCATGAGCTGATGCACGCGCTGCTCAAGCTCCACGTTCTCTGCCTTCAAATCGGCGATGATGTAGGCAAGCGTCTCCATACGGTTGTTCTTAGGCAGATTTACATACTTGCATACTGCCAGATTTCTCTCCATATACTTGCGCTGCACGTCAGTAGCTGGAATATAGGCATCGGCGGTGTGTGTGCCTATGCGATAGGGTGGAGGTACTGTCTTGAATATTCTTCCCATATCAGTATATGCTGAACATTTCACAACTCCATCTTCATCTACTCGCGCCACCTTCACCAACAAATTTCGCTCTTTTTCGTAAAGGATGTCGCCAGGGTTGATTTCTTCTGTTTTCATTGTTTCTATAGTTTTTATTACATATTATACAACAGCGACATTAGCGCCACTGCCTTTTCTTTGTCGGAAAATCCTTTGATGTTTACCCATTTGCCGAAAGGGAAGTGATCGACAAATTTCTGAACCATATAAACGGTCACTGGGATGCAACCGTCATAGGTTTCCATTGGAATTATCCTTAGTTTCATGTCTTATTCAAATTTATATACTATATATGGGGTGGTGTTACTCACAGCTCCACAAATACTTTTATCTCTTGGTTGCCGCCTGTATGCGTAAGACAAGTAGGGCTTAAACCCTTTGTAGAATAAACTCTACAGCTATTCTCGAATATATTGCCACGCAAAGAAGTCGGCATCATACCGACTACGAGGGTGCGGATAATGTCATTCTTCAGCATCTCTTATATACGTCTTCATTTACTCCTTTTCTCTCTTTCCAATTTGTCGCAATGGTCGCGCATCTGCTGCATTTTGCCAAGCACGTCAATATCAAGAGGTTTTCGCACATGCGCAGACCAATCCATCTGACGGTGCCACTTGACAAAAACGTCGAAAGCCGCAGGGGCGTTGTCATCAACTGGGGCTGTGATAGCATCACAAGGAACAAAGGTGGCGTTAGATTCTGCTTTCATAGTCTCTATGTTTTATAGTTTTGTTATATTTTACTTATACTCATATACTATATGCGGTGTGGTGTTACCAAGTCCGTCACGAGGGTCGGCAAAACAGCCAGGCGGTGAAGTTGTCACAGTATTGGCTATCTGTTTGCGCGGTCGGCTCTTTACGAGACCCTTGCCGTCTTTGCCGCTGCGTACCCAGCCGATGTAATACTTGTCAGTCATACTCTATCAATATTGCGGGTGCTTTACATTGTGATGTTGTATTGCTTGCTATGTTCGCCCATCCTTCTCTTGCGTAATGAGAGGTCAAAACGCAACAGATACCTGACGGACAATTTTGTATGTACTTATTCATACTCTATCAATACAATGGTGTGCTGTCCGTGCTCGTCGTAGAGTCCTGCCCATCCGTCGTAGCGTGCGGACAGGGCGGTGGAGTACCCCCGACGTGGGCAGAGGTGAGAGAAGCGTTGCACGAATGGGATTTGATTATTCATACTCTATATATGCCATATTATCCTTGCCTACTGACGTAAGCGTGTTTGTAATACCCAGCACGTTTATTTCCATGCGCTGACGGAAGCGACCGCAGGAGGGATGCTTGCGGTCGGACGGGTTGTCGGGGTCGCGACCTCGGAAGGCTGCTATCTGAATGTTACGCATAGGAGGTTGTCTTTTGTTACTGTGCTGATGGTGTTGCTCCACGGCCACGGACTGGGACGATGCAATTTGTCTTGATATTTGCATCCCCCACGGTCGCCATGCTCGCGACGGTAGGCTTTCGCTTCTTCGGTGCGGTAGTGGACGAGGACGGAACGGTCAATCATACGTTATCAATATTTTCGGTTTATCCACATCGTGACCCTTACCTCCCCCGGCTATGCACAGGGCTATGCCGTGGGGCGAAACAATGATGCCATTCTGCGAGGGACTGTAGGAGCCGAGGATGATGGGGCGAGGGTTGTTATTCATATATCACGATTGCGCCCGTGGCTTTAAAGTTGGCACCGTCAAACGAAATGTCGAGCACATTCGCTGCTCCCATTTTGAAATATTGGGATTTAATAGTGTGTGATGTACCATCGGATTCTGTGTTAAATGGAATTTTCATAATTCTACTGCTACAAAAAATACGTCGCTGCAATCGGTGCGCGACATGATGGTTATTGCTATGCCGTGAAATACTCCGTTGAAACGTTCTGCGCTGAACATCGAGGCAGGGCAGGTGAGCAACCTACCACCCCTAATCATATCAGCTATGATACGGATTACACGGTCGAGTGGGTTGTCAGTTCTCATGCCTTCTTCCTCTTCATATTCTCCTTAAACAATTCCTCAAAACCTTCGCAAGGGAATGTATGATACTCGCTGAAACTTGCAAAATCGCTGTTTAATACATCTCGCTCGTTCTCGATGCAATCGCGCAGTTCGTCCAAATCCCTCTCCCATCCGTTGAAAGTGTTCATGCGCAGCGTGAGCCATGTCTTGAGGAACATTGCCGCCTCATGTGTCGGTGGCAGGTCGAATTGAAGGAATAAGGCATTGTCAGAGTCGTTTGCCTTGAGGAACTTGCTCACGGCATCATCCTTGAGGAAATAGCGGTCGGACACTTCCTCTTCGAGCACATCCTCCAGTCGGATAAGCAGCTCGAAGGGTTCGGGAAACTGATAGTCGAAGGCCACGTCACGGCGCATGGAGAGGCAGAACACACGGTCGCGGTTCTGCGGCACACCGTAGTTCTTGGCGTTAAGACGAGCCCAGCGAGAGACATAGCCGAGCGAGGAGAGTTTGTCGAGCCACTTCTGAAAGTCGGGCATGAACTTCTGGCTTACCAGTGCCGCCACGTTCTCCTGCAAGAGATACTTCGGGCGAAGCACCTCCACGGCATCCGCCACACGCCAAAGCAGTGCGCTTCGGGTATCGCTGCCCTCCTGCAAGCCCATCTGCTTGCCAGCCTGACTGATGTCCTGGCAGGGCGAGGAATAGGTGAAGAGGTCAACCTCTCGACCTTCGAGCGAGCGTTTCACCTCGTGCCAGTCAATCTTGGTGATGTCGCCCATGGCGCAGTCGGCAAACTGAGGGAAGACGAGGTTGTGCATCTGACAGGCGTATTTGTCGATGTCGCTCCATCCCTTGCACGTCCATCGGAAGTCGGGGTGCCACTCCCGTAGCACGTCGGCTGCCATGAGCTGCGAGTCGTAGCCGGAGAACGTGGTGAGGAATATCTTTTCCTCGTTCTTGTCGGCTGCGATGGGCGGCAAAGCGGGCAACGTGTCTTCGGGGTCGTCGAAGAGCGTGAGCTGTTCGCCTGGGCGTGGCTTGGGTGGTGCAGGGTAGAAAAGCTGCTCGTAGATGTGGGCCAACACGTCCACAACGATTGAGTTTCCTGCCTGCTTGTATTGCTGTGAGGCAGATACCGCCATGTCTTCGGGCTTGCCCTTGCCTTTCCAGTCGGGCAGACGTTCGGCTGCTTGGGCATTGCTGCTCTGCATCGTGCCGATTACGTTGTCGCGAACGCCCATCAAGCGAAAACACTCCTTGGGTGTGAGCTTGCGGATGGCATAGCTCTTGATGGTGCGGTCGGTGAAGTTGAGTTTTGTGATCATATAGTTGCTGTTATTTGTATTCTATCATTACGCCTGTCCTCGGAAAGTGGGCAAGTGACATCAAATGCTCAATGCAAAGTCGCTCGTATCGTGTATTCAGTGTTACTGCTATTCCTCCCATACAGACATTTAAGGGTTGGATGTCAATCATATTCTTCAATCAGAAAATAGTTGTGCTGCCATGAAGATATAGTAACGGTCGGACAAATCATAGTGTTTAGTACCCCCCCCGTTTTTTGCCACGAGGATATTGGTAGAAGTCAAGATTAGTCATATTCAATCATTATACAGTGTGGGCATTTGTAGTCGGTGGCTCGAAGGGAGGGCGAGAAATCACCCCATCCTCGCCATTCGAGCCGATGGCTAACGGGATGCACGAATATCTTAATGTCAGTCATCTCAAATAAACCATTCGGGTCCCAAATTGGAAATATAGCAATAACGCTTTATGTTGTTAGTGCTGATGAATAAATGCCAATTTTCATCGTCATGGCTGTAATGGTTGTGTACGAAGAATGTTCTGTCGTAACACCAACAGAGAAGTTGACCTATGCAATGAGGCTTTTCTGTGGCAGGGTGCCACAACTGAACGATGTTGCGATACTCGGCTGTAATATCCATCGTTACACCTTCCGACGGTTCGTCCTTAAAACTTACACTTTGTTCGTCAGATTCGACGCAGATGCAAGCGTCCTTGGTTGAGTTTGACATTAAGGTGGATGCTTTAGCCGACATTAACAGCACATCGGGCAGTCGTTTTTCTCTTTTCATAATTATTTGTGTTTTTATAATGTTAATTATTCGTCCGCTTCCACCACCTTCAGCCCATGCCTCACAGCCGTAGCCTCGCGCTTTGCGGAGCGTCGGGTCTGGCTATCGTAGCAGACGATGTAAGGGTCGCCAAGTGGGTCGGCAAAGTAGTTGCACTGGCGTATCATCATGCTCTTGTGGTTGTGCGCAACATGCGTGAGATTTTTCAAAGGGATGCGGTAGGTAGTCTGGCGTTCGAGATCGTATTTTATGCGCAGTCGCTCCTTGTGCCACATCTCCTTGCGCAGCTCGCTAATATCTTGCGCATCTCTCTTGAGTCCAAGTTTACGCTTGAAACGTTGCAAGGTAAAGAGCTTTATGCCGAACAAGAACATCATACGACGGTTGGAGGTCTTGGGGTAAAGCTCACAAAACTTATCTTTCAGTTCTCCCTCAAGATAAAACTCCATTCTGCCTGCAGGGGTCTTTCGCATGGGAATCTGCCACGGGGCGGGAGTGGTGGGTTTTGTCGGGGTCTTGGCGTAAGCACGTACTCTATTATTTGTTGTCATACGCTACTCGTCTTTATCTTTCGGCTTTTCAATCAAGAACCCGATGCTGGCATGAATGTTGCCAAGTTTATACCACTTTTGACTGATAGTCATTACGTAGCTGCTGAAGGCTTTATCTTCAATTTCCAACTCAAAATCCTCATCGGTATCAGGCTCGCCGTGTCTTACGTAACCTTTGCCAGGAGTATAGATTAGACGATGATAACCACCATTTTGACAGAGATACAGACCGCTGTCCTCATAATCCGAACTCCAAAATTCCGGCTTATTTATATAGCAGAGCATCACATCGCCATCATAGATAGGGATATGTGATTTCTTGTCTTCGTTCTCGCCTACATACTCCCTGGCATCAACACAATCTACCTGTCGGGCGGTAGTCATCAATACATAGCCATTCTTTATCATTTCGGCTATCTCGATAAACGTAGCCTGCCATTGTAGATCAAACTCCTTCTGGACACATTCATCACCTTTTTTAAATATGGCAAGGATTTTTGATTTTCCATACTCACCAGAAGCAGAGGTATCTTTGATAAGACTATTCAGCGTCTGTAATTTGCGAGCTTCCTGCGCCATACTTATCATAGTGTAAAAATAGTCGTCTGATTTATCGTTGATACACCAATACTGCCCGGAAGCCACCTTGCGCAGATAGGCGTACATGTCCATCGCCTCACGCTCCGAAATGTCATGCTGCATACATACAAACTTGTATTGGTCTGGATAAAAACCTTCCACCAAATTGCAGAATGCCTGCATCTTTTTAATGGTGATTACATATTCTTCTGTTTTCATACGCTAATCTTATCGAATTTATTGCCAACAACTTTACACGTTATCTTTCCGTCCCATGTTGTATAATTAAATAAAGAGTACAAAACATTATCATAAATAGAGTGAATAAGGAAAGCACCTTGGTCAAAACAGATTTCTCCTGTATTAGAACCTTCAAGTATATCACCTTCCCAAACCTCATTGCCTTCACTATCTATCAAACCTGTAAACTGGCAGACGGTTTCAGGGTCAACTGCAAAATACAAAGGAGGTCTTTTAATTCTTGAGATAAAAGCTTTGCCTTCATTGTTTCCTCTATAGTAGCCTTCCACCCACTCGCCATTGTCAAGACGCTTGCCCTTAAATTTGATTGTTCTCATTGTTCTCTATATTTTCGTGAAAACTTACGATAACGCAGTATATTTTTTACTCTTTCGCTTTGAAATTGTATATAGGTTTAATGCGCTTTTTAATTTCCACAGTGTCGGCTATAAGCGATTCTATCTCTTCGGCTGGCTTGTACGCCATTGGTGACTCGTCGATTGTTGACTCACATACCGATGTGGAGTAAATGTCGTGCATCTGCTGTCGGTATTCCTCCATGCTGAGCTGCTTCTTGGCCGCCGAGCGCGACATTAGTCTGCCAGCTCCGTGCGGAGCCGACTGAAGCCAGTCGTCGTTGCCCTTGCCTATACACAGAAGCGAACCGTCGCGCATGTTCAGAGGGATTATCAGAGGCTCACCACGCTTTGCGCTCACAGCTCCCTTGCGGATGATGCCGCCGAAGGTGTCGATATAGTTGTGTACGGTAGTGAACGAGTCGCCCGACACCTTTATTCCGAGACCCTTGACGATGGTTTGCGCCATAAGTCGGCGGTTCACCTCGGCGTACATCTGACACATGCGCATGGCACCGAAATAATTGCCAAGCGTAGGACCACTGATGTAGGTCATGTCCTTGGGTACTGGCTTCAGTTGGCGCAACGTGTCTTCTATTTCATCCTGTCTTCCAAAAGCCTTTAACGCAGCGATGATGTTATTGCGCTCCATACTGTTGTCACACTCCTCTACCGCCAACTGCTGATAGTGGTTGCATACCCTCACGCCCAGATTGCGGCTACCCGAATGTATCACAAGATACTTGCGTCCAATGTTATCCACGTCCACCTCGATGAAGTGGTTGCCACCGCCGAGGGTGCCGAGCGAGCGCATAGTATAGTCCATGTCAAAAAATCGCTTCCATGGAGGCAACAGCGATGTGATTTCGTACTGCATAAGGTCAACCAAATCCGAAGTCAAAGGCTTCTCGTGCACGTTGAATCCACTTGGAATGTTGTCGTTGATGATGCGGTCGAGCAAAGGCAAGTCGATATCTGAAAAGCCCAAGTCTACAACGTGCATACCACAACCAATGTCAACACCCACGGTGTTGGGCACCACCTTGCCACGGGTTTCAATCACAGTGCCTACGGTGCATCCCTTACCCGCATGACAGTCGGGCATAATGCGAATTTGGCAGTTGCGATAAGCCTTGCTCGCTGCCATCTTTTCAATCTGTTCCTTTGCCTCAGGCTCAATGGTCTTTGCAAAAATCTTTACGTTCTTCATACTCTCTATATTTTCTTTTTAGATTCATATCCTTTAATATATATCCAGCGAAGGGTTTTCTTCAAAGTCGTATCTTACAAACCTGTTAGATTGCCAAGCCACAGGCGTTCTTGAGAAAATCTCTACCTCGCAGTCTTTGATGGTCTGCACGCAATTAAGGTACAAGTCTTCATGCTCGCTCGATATGTCGTGACGAACACTCTTCCAAATCGCATTTAGATGTTTATCTTTCTGAGGTTTCTCTTTTACCATAAGCAATATTTCTATTTTCGCCTCCTCTGGGCGAAAATAAGCGTTTAAACAGCCATATCCTAAAGGCTTGCCGTAGGTATAATCTCCATACTTCTCGCCAATAAAACGATAGCCGCTATTACGCAATGCAATGTGCATTTCTCTGTTCTTCATACTCTATATTTTCGTTAATACATTATTAATTACTCTTCCTCTACTTCTCCTGCCCACAGCAATCGCAGTGCGCTCTCCTCATTCTCTCGAAATATTTCCACGCAGTTAGGCATACTTGAAACATGGGTCGGCATGGCATTCTCGGTCAGATGTGGAGCAAAGGGATTGTCTATTACGGAGAAGCTCGCTACTTCCGCACGCTTTCTCAGGTCGGCAAAAGCATCATCGATAGTGTCGAAGCGACAGGTGCAGACGTGTTCGGTGGAAAGATTTACGAAACACCATTTCTTTGTGGCGCAATCTGGGCAGAGCATTACGATGCAGTCGGGACGGTTGCGACGTTTTATCTTTAGATACATACGCTAATCTATTAGTTCAAAATCATAAACGAATACATACGGATTGCTCTCCCATGTGCCTTTGCCAGAGATGCGGTCGATGAGGGATGCGTAGGCATCCTGCGGAGTGCGAAACCAGGAATTGGCAAGACCGTGATACCAATAAGTCGTACCTTCAAGTCCTACGTCTCCAGCCATCCAGAGACCTTCCTTTAAGCAATCCTCGCTTTTTATGTCTTGCAAACGCTCAATACGAATATTGGTTATACGGATATGATGGGGCATATCTTCGGCACGAACAAACATTTTGTTATTCCAACCTATTTCCTCTTTGCGAGCCATACAGTTTGCCCAATCTACTTGAGGCGTAATGTCGGCATACGATTGCGCAATAGCTACGATCTCGTTCTTTTGATAACGCATCACACTGCGATTGTAGATGAATCGCTCTCTTAAATCAGGATTTAATAAAAATCGAAAGTAAATAGTAAAGAGCGCCCCCAACGTATCGAACTTCTTGATGACTTTAAGCATATCCTTGTTGGTGATAATTCGCCTTGTCTGCGTCTTTCGCTTTGCAAGCACAGCATCAGTCAGTCCGTACTTGTCATTAAACATAATCTTTTGCATACTCTATATTTTCGTTAATAAGCCATTGGATTTTTCGCTTTTCCCTTTTCACTTCGCCTTACGAATCTTCTCCATCTCCTCATTCTCCTTCGAGATTCGCTCCAGATGCTCCAATACGAGCGAATACGACTGGTTGTTCACCTGGTCTTCGGTGAGCGAGGCGTATTTCTGCATGGTGGCGATGGTGGCGGTGTATATTTCAAGTGGAGTGGAGGGTCGTTGTGTGCGGTCGAGTTTCTGCACCTTGAACACATGAGGATAACGCCGTGAGAGGGTTTGCATCATGCCGGTCCACCAGAAGAGGATGGGTTGCCACTGGTGGTCGGGGAAGCGACGGAAGAGTGGAGCTTGGGTGTCGAACTGACGCACGTCATAATGGAAATCGTGCACCTTCATGTTGGTGTTGGTGTCGATGAAGTCGATACGACGGTTGAAGATGGTGGCGAGGAACATAGAGCGTGCCTGGTCTACGCTGTCGGCTTGCTGCGCTATCTGCTCGGCCGTGAACTTATCCATCTGCTTCATCTTGACAAGGTTGTTGGCGAGCGAGGTGTATTGGCCCATAAGGTCGGAGGCAAAGCGATATTGCTGCCATGAGAAGCCGTCCATGTCCTGCGCCGGACCTTCGTAGTCGGTCTTGCGACGTAGCAGACCACGCTTGTTGCGAAGGCGAAGGGTGGGGTAAGGAAAGCGAGTGAGGTGAGCTCCACGCTCGTTGCCGAGCCAGTCGAGCAGCCCCGCACCGGATGCAAGATACTCAGCCGAGTTGCGGTCGTCGGTCTTCGGCTTTGGCGTTAGCCAATAGTTGAGCTGCCATAGGTAGATGGGGAAGGTTCCTTCCTCATGTTGCTTGCGACGGAAGAAACGGTTGCGACGGCTCGGGGGGGAGAATCGACAAGTGTAGTGTTGCTCTTCGAGAGGTTTCGACTCGTCTATGCCTTCCACTATCTCTATGCCAGACAAGACGAAGAAGCACGCTATCTTGACGTTGCGCATGTCGAAGGGATGATAACGGTCGACTCGCTCTATCTGCTCAAGCATTATAAGGGAGATGAGCTCCAACTGCTCGGTGCTGCACTCGTTCCATGAGCGGGGCAGCGTAAGGTTGATGTTTCGTTGTGTCATATTTTCGGGTTTCTTTCATGAGCAAAGATAGGCGTTTTTAATTTGGCGGAGCGGACATGGTAGGGGAGCGTATAAGGCGAAGATACAAATGAAGCCACTCTGCGATTTGTGTAATTGGCGCAAAGTGGCTTGAAAAAAACAAATGTAAAATTCCAAATTTAGAGGGTGGCGTGTAGGGCGTTATAGTCCCACACCTTAGTGCAGTCGTCTTCGCAGGGTTGCCAGTCGTCATCGCAAAAGTAGAAAGCGTAGGCGGCTTTGATTATCTCCTCTTCGTTCATCCAAGCGCAAAGGTCGGCATACATAGAATTGAAGGCGACGTATTTGTCCCATGCGTTTACGTTGGCGTGAAACTTCATGCCCTTAGTCAGCTCGTCTACCTTGATACGAGTCCAATGTGCACCTCCGTCGGTTGGCATACCCTCTTCATCGTACATGCCGCTATAGACAAGAGCCTTTACATCGTGGTTGGCCATCTTCTCAGAATAGTGCCGTCCGTAGAGAACGGCGTGCTGACGGCGCAATATGTGCCAGTAGAGCTTAGGGTCGGTCTGCTCAAGCGTAAGGAGGTCGGTAGAAAGTGTTTCTACTGCTGCCCACATCTTCTTCTCAGTAGCCATGCCATTGGCACGAGCCTGTTCAATCATCTGTTTGTAATTCATTTTGTTTATACTTTATATGTTTAACATGTGGGGCAAATACCCCGAAAATGTGGGACAATCAGACTTTTTTGCACAGAAACATGCAATATAGGAAAGAATGTCTGCGCCTCGGGCTTGCTTTCTGCCTTTGCCTCAGTGGTCGAGGCGGTCGGTGGTGTGTCTTTCTTTTTCATATAGCTTCGTAAATTTTCGTTGAAGGATAAGCAGCAACAACACAAACCAGTTTGACAGATACGCCACCACAATAGCCGCCAGCGTCGATGCGTAGACATCGTGGCCGAGGTAGAGCAATGCCGACATTGTAACCCAAAAAGTGAAACACTGAGGGCACGATGCCACCTTGTCAACAACATGGGCAATGGCTTCGGCCAGTCCGAGGTGTTGGGCGAGCGTGGCGGCTATCAGGGTGGCTATAGCTATCAGAACTATCATGGCCTTATGTAGTTACAAGGGTGAGCGTTACGGGACAGTCGGAAACGAAAGTCTTGGAACAGTTGCAGCACGATATGCGTGCAATGCCGTTCTGGACGGTGCCAACTGCTATTGTTGCCGAATTGATGGCGGTGGCGCTGAACACAGGAATGGTGAAGTCTTGCGACACCACTTGTGAGCGTGTGCAGCACGAGCCGCAGTTGCAAGGGATGTAGTTTATTACGCCCTCAACGTGCACGACGATGATATACTGTGATGTGCCTACGTTGGCAATGCTCTTGACCGAGAACTTCGGAGCGAACACGGGAGTCTCGTCTACACAAGCCGGTGTGCAGAGCTGCTGTGTGATGTTGACATCATAATATGGTGCGGCGGCGGTTGCACCTGCCGCAAGTGTGGCTATGATGATAGCCGGAATGGTACGTTTGTTCATAATCGTTTCTGTTTTATTATAGCGACGATGCTTGCCGCCGCTGGTGTTGTTACTCTGTTTAATGTTTTACCTGATAGCCTTGCGTCTGCGCTACGGGAAGGTTCTTGTCAAGAAGATCGGCAAGCTCGTTGAGGTCTTCTTCTTCAAACGTCACCATGCCTTCGAGCACCGACAGCGGTCCGTTACCACGCATCTTCTCCACTATGTCGTGTGCCATCTGCGGTATACTCTCTTCGGGTATCTGACCGAAATATCGGGCAAGCATAGGTGCGACGAGCGAGTTGATGATTGGCTGGATAAGCGGCTCGATGTCCTTCTGTAGGGCATAGTTGCCACTAACAATGCCTAACGAACTGATGGTGGCTTGCAGAGACTGAAGCATGGGTAGGCGCATGAGGTTGCCTGCGGCTATCTGTGAAATGGCGGGTCGTGCCCATTCGGACACGACTGCCGCCAAGATTTGTGAGTTTTTGTATTCCATATATACAACAGGATTACATCATTCTCTTACTGATTGCATCCGCAACCGCAACCACAACCTGTCTGGCATACGTTGGTTGAAGGGATGAACAACTTGGTTACGCCCGACAACGATGCCACCTGCGACTTGAGCACGTCGATGCTTGCGTTGGCGGCGGCGTTGTAAGCCATCTGCTGTGCGTTGACGGCTTGCTGCGCATCCTTGTTTGCGTCTACCTTGTCTTCTACACGGCGCAACTTCGTGTCGAGATACTGTGTCACTTCCACGAGCTTCTTATCAGTGTAGTTCTCGCTCTTCTGAATGGCAAGTTCAGTCTTCAGAGTGCTGTTCTCCTGAATGAGGTTAGTCTCACTCTTAGTCACGAAACGCGCGTCAGGGTCGGTAGGATTAGCTGTCATGCCGTTGTTTCTTCCGATGCCCAGGAGCGAGGCGCTGCCTCCCAATAGGCTCGTTGCCAAGCCTGCGATGCCGAGACCCAGGGCTGTGTTGCCGAGTCCCTTGCTGGCAACATCATAGTTGCCGTCGTTAGTTTTAATCTGCATAGTTGTTTGTGTTTGGTTTCGTTCATTATTGAACTTATTGCAAAGATATGGGAGAAAGTGGTGGAAGCGAAGTGTTTCTTATTAAGTGTTCTTGAGGTGATATAACGTATAATTTCGACTAATACTTAAATAAAAAAGCCTCACGCTGCTAACGTGAGGCACGGTTCGGTATAAGAAAATCTAATGACTATCAAGGTGGCGATGTGTACTTCCCTTGTGACTCTTCGGCTACGGAAATATATGGCACTACCTCGTCGCGGATGATGTCGAGGAAGAGTAGTGCAGCTCGCTTCTTGGGTACGTCCTGCATACAGTGGGCGTTGCTCATCAACTGCTTTTCGAGTCCTACGATTAGACGTGCCACAAGGGTAGGGTGGTTGCGCAGGTAGAGCTTAGGCATAAAGGTGACGTACTTGGTATCTTCCACCGAAGCAAGAGCTTCGTCGGGGTCGCTGATGATGCACTTGATGTTGAGCTTATATAGGTCGCGCTGTATGTATTGCTGAAAAGTCTCAATGGCACGTTCGCCTATGTCGGGCATGATGATTGGGTGCTTCAGAATGTCCTCATACGACACCTTTGAGAGCGAGGCAAGCGGATGGGTGTCGCGCATGACAGCATACACATTAAAAGGAATGCAGGGGCGCGACTCTATCCCTTCGTGGCGGTATGCCATATTCATTGTGAACGCAAGGTCTAACATGTGCGCCCTTAGCGATTGATTAAGGATGTAGGCTTTAGTAAAGTCGGCATTGATACGCACGTTAGGGTATCTCTCCATAAAAATCAATGCTGCCATGCGGACATACGGAGCAATAAAAGAGCCTACACCTATGCGCAATTCGCCCGTCATGCAGTTGTTGAGGGCGTTGATTTGCTCTTTGCAGTCCTCGGTCTGCTTCAGTATTTCCTTTGCACGAGGCAACAGGGCTTCGCCGCTTTCGGTGAGCATAATGCCGTGTGATGTGCGGATAAGCAATTTGCAGCCCAACTCGTCCTCCAGGGCGCGAATGTGCTGGCTTACCGCCGACTGTGTGACACAACAACGTGTGGCAGCCGTACTAAACGACTTTGTTTCGGCGACATAAACAAAGGAGCGTAAATGTCTTAGTTCCATAAACTCTATATTTTTAGTTATTCTACGTTTACAGCAATGTAATTAAAAAGGCTTTTCTAATTGCGAAATTAACAATAATTATTCTGTTTAGTTTACATTTGGTATTAAAAACGCTAATTTAAGTATTATTTTATCAGAATACTAATATTTATATAATAAAAAATCCCTGCATCTATACCTTTTATATATAAAGGATAGATGCAGGGAATTTGTCGTATGATGAGAAACCTTCCTCGTATGAGCGATTATTTCTTGCTCTTCTTTGCCGTTGTTCTTTCTTCGTCGCTTGTACTAAAGAAAGAAGAATCGGTATCGTCGAGCACTTCTTTTGCGATATTGTCCTCGCTCTGTGCGTCAATATCGCTTACTTTTTTTTTGAAGCGAGGAGCGAGTCCCAACCCGCGTCTTCCGCTGGCTCTGTGACGTAGAGGTTCGGATAGTAACAAGGACTTAATTTCGCCTCATAAGACGTTGTGCGGTCGTCGCTGGCCGCGGCCCCCGTATCTGTAACTATCGCACCTGAGTCAAACTTCACCTTACGGTTCGGGTCGTAGATAATCTGCGAAACATCATCGTCCTTTGCGATGATGAAGATATCGTTGTTGTTGATTGCACGCGCCAACTTACCAGCTACCGGATTAACGGAATCTACAACAAAAGTACAAGTGAGCTCGAAACCTTTGCGGCGACCAAGAGAAGAACCCTTAATCTGCTGCTTGTCGTCAGCACACTGCACCTTATACAGACCCTTTCCTGTTGCGAAGACAGGAGTTGAATAACTGTTATCGGTTGCGGTAAGAGGAGCAGTGAGCTCACTCTTCAGTCCGATGTAAATATCAGTGCCAAGACCTGCGAGGTTCTCCAGGCACTCGTCTTCGTTGAGCACATCAACGAGCTGTGGACATGTTACTGATCCCATATTCTTATAAGTTTTTGTGTTGTTGTTTGAAAAAGAAGGGCGACGGGTTCGCATATTCCGTCAGGTCAGCCACGACCGTCGCCCTTAAAAATATAGAGTGAAAGAAACTCCGGTAAGGATTAGCCGTTCTTCTTGAAGAAGGCTGTCAAGCCCATGTTCATGCCGGAAGCGGTAAGCTGGATTGTCTTATCGGTCTTGCCGTTGCTCCATGACACAAACTTGTAAGTTGCGCTGTCTTCAGCTACGAGAGAGATAATCTGGTTTGGAGTAGTCTCAATCGGAGTCTTATATTCTACGCCGTCCACCTTAACCTTTGCGTCAATCTTGCCTGTGTCTGAGTCAGAATGAGCAAGAGTAACAACGAGGTTAGAGTTGGTGTAGTCGCCCGACTGGAAGTCTGTGCTCTGAAGGGAACCGTCTGTGACGGCAAACGAATGAGACAGGGTTGACTGTACCATTGCTCCCTGAATTGACTGACACTGGAAAACAATGTCTCTCAAATCGTTGTCAGAGCCAAGAGCCACTTCAACGAAAGTCTGGTTGCTCTCGGTGTCAACAGCATAAATAAGGTTGTCTTCTACTGAGAAGATGATGCGGTCGCCAACGCCCATGCCTTCAACAGGTGCAATGGTGAGCTTTGGCAGCTCGGGGATGACGTAGTTGCCACCGTCCACAACGTCGAGCTTGTGTGTGCCGTATGACTGAAGAGCGTAACCGTCAGCAATGTTGATAGCTGTCTCGGGAGTCATATAGGCGTAAACCTTCTGACGACGCAGACGTGGATCAAGGCTCATATAAGCCTCACGGAAGTTCTTGTAAGCCGATGAGTCGGTAGCGTCGGCAGGAGCCGAGATTGCCTCACAATGAATGAGGTTGTGATTAGCCTCGCTGATGATGCCGTCCTCGATGTCGTGCTTGATGCAAGTGATAAAACCGTCGTAAAGGCCCATTGCCTTCTTTTCGTCTGATGCGCCCTCAACATCGTTGTCGATGTCACCCCACCAAAGGTTGTTGTAAAGGTCATCGGCGTGAGTCTTGATTACTGCTTCCACTGCCACGGTAGAGAGAGGATAAGCACCCTGTGCGTCTACGCCGAATACTGTCTCACAGTAGTGGTCGATATTGTCAGTGCCCTTAAACCAGGCGAGTTTAGCTGTCAAAACACGTTCCTTGAGGAATCCGATTGTGCCGTTCATGGTCGGATTCATGTCCTTACGACGAGTGGTGCCACCCTTGCGGATGAACACGTTCATTGTACGCTTGTACTGGACTCCGCTAATAGTCTTGATGCCGAGTCGCTTCATCTCCTCGGGATTAGCGAAAGCAGGACCCTGTACTACACTTGCGAATACCTGATTAGCCACTTCCTGAAGTGCGCTGATACCAATAAAGTCTTTTGGTGTTGCCATAGTCTTGTTTAATTTTTGTGTTGGTTGTGCTTTTAATTGTCTTGTGTTGTTGTGTTTTAAAGGATACCGTTCTTACGTTTGTATTCTTCGATAGCCTTCTTTGAGCCTACGGGATCGGCTTGGTTCCATTTTGGATAGCCGGTCTGAGCATGTTTAATGTTAGCTCCTTCGCCATTGTTCTCGGGAGCCTCGCCGCTGTTTAGCTCTTCGCCAGCCTCATTGGTGAGGGCAGCTATCTGAGCCTGCTTGTCGGCAATGGTCTGCTCGGCTGTAGCAAGCGCGTCCTTAGCAGTCTGAAGGTTTGCCTCGGCATCAGTCTTGTCGGCTGTGAGCTGGGCAATCTCCTTGTCCTTTGCCTCGGCGAGAGCTTTCAGCTCGTCGTCCTTCTTGGCAAGAGCCTCGGTGTGCTGTGCGTTAAGGTCGCTTAGTTCTGTACTGTGAGCCTCGTTAGCCTGGGCGAGTGCGGTCTCCGCGACTGCTTTTGCTTCGTTGGCTGCGTTTACATTGGCGGAGAGTTCATCAAACTTGCCCTGCAATTCCGCGAGAGCGTTCTCCGCTGTGGTGGCTTTCAGCTCGGCATCAGTCACCTTCTGCTCGACTTCCTTCATGTGGGCTTCGAGAGAGTCAAGAAGCGAGGCGTTCATATACGCGCCCTCTTCTGTAACGGCAATCTCACCAGCCTGCAATCCACAAGCTTTGCAAATAAGAGGATATTTCTCCATATTTATATTAGTGTTTGTGTTGGTTGCTGTGGGTTTCTCTGGTTCCGGCTCATTCTCCGGCTCGATCTGTGGCTCAACCGTCTGTTCACGGTTGATAAGTTCGGCTCTGCCATCGTAAAGCTCAAAGGCGTGTTGCACCACTCCCATAAATGATGACTGACCATCCATCAAAATGCCCTTCACGTCCTCGGCATTGAACACCTTACCATGCAGGTGCTCGTCGGTAGCATTGGGGCAAGCCTTCTTTACGTCGGCACGGAACTCAACACCAAGATCGGCAAGTTCCTTGATAAGTTCCTTGTCATCATCCTTATTAGCGAGGTCGCGATAAGCCTTGTTTTTGTCAAACGACTTAGGATCATAAAGCTCGTGATAAGTTTCATCGGTAAATTGGTCTACTGTGCCATCAGCAAGAGTATAGAACGCTGCCATTACGCCGATGCAACCAACCTGGTCTTTCGAATTCATGTAATAGCGTTCGTCGCAAAGCGAAGCGAGATACATTCCAGCCGAAGCACAAAGACCATCAACCAAGGCTATAACCTTCTGACCCTTTGAGTGGGCATAGTCGATAGCAAGAGCATAATCGTTCTTTGCCCAAGCAGAACCGCCAGGAGTGTTGATGATGAAAACGTGACCGCGACAAAGAGGATGATCGGCTGCTCGCATCATCATGTCGCGATGGTCTATTGAACCATACGAACAATAGCCGCCGTTGCGAGTGATAGGGCCGTCAACAGTAAGAACCGAAACGAAAGGAAACGTCTGCGCATCCTCGTCATCAGCAGGGAGGCCCAGACACCAGTTGCCTCTCACTTGTGTACCATCCTCTGAAATCTGATATTCCTCTGGATAGTAGGTATTGCCCTCGGCATCATTTGCTGTGACATATCCGCAATTCTTCTCCGGCTTGCTGAAAGCCGCATGAGTGTTTAGGTTGTGCTCAAGCGACTTGCGAATACCATGCACGAAGTCGGGACTGACCATCCACTTCTTCTCGGTTAGTATCTCAAATAAGCCTTTCATGAAAATTAAATGTGTTTAGTTGTTGTTATCCTGAAAAATCAATCTTTTTACCGACTGACTATGTTGCGGAGAAGGGATTCGAACCCTCGACCTCTTGGTTATGAGCCAAGCGAGCTACCATCTGCTACCACTCCGCTGTGTTATCCAGATGCAAATTTAAAGACCATGGTTTTTAACATTAGGACAAAAAAACGCCGCTATCCTCGCGGACAACGACGTAATATATAATCTAAGATATTGAAAAATGGTATAAAATACTATGCCTCTCGAAGTGTAATAGGTATCGGCTCCGACAAGGCCTTGAGGGATGCAGCAAAGGTGCGGTCTTGCGACTTCTCGCTGCACGTGATATTGTTCTCAACAGTAAATGAGCCTGGCAAAGTATAGCAAAGCAGAAGTGAACCGTCCAGTTTGCGCAATACTACATAATAACTCTTATCACGCATAATTTGGTATGCTCTACGCACATTTTCGCCACCAAACTCTATATTTGCATTAATATTATATGTATATATAGTACCATAACCCTGTTTTGCCAGCGTAACCTTCACACTCAGGCTCTCTGCAATGACCAAGTTCTCGCCACTCGTAGCAAGACGAAGAGTAGGCTCGTCGGGCAACTTGCAGTTGTTGATATATAACACTTGTGCCATGCTGAACGGCACGGGGATTACACAATCTTCCTTCGGGTAAAACATTACATCGGTAATGCCTTCGAGGAAAATCTCCTTACATTTATCAGGTAATTTCATAAGGGGAATAATATTATCTAATATTTAACTTATTTTATAATTTATATTAACAGTTATATACACTCATTTTTTTAAGGCAACCACTGGAAAACATCTATATGATGTTCATGCTCTGTCGTATCCTCATACTGCATATCCAGGCACGAATAAGCCTTAAAGAAATTATGCTCTGACTTAATCCATCGTTCAATAACACGACGTAGATTGTCCTTCTCTTCAACGGAAGGGTCTATACCATAGCGCATAAGATAACGCTCAAGCATAGCTGCCTTACTGCGAGCTATAATCTTTCCGTTAGCAGTACAAAAATCGAAAGTGGCTAATGCCCATTCAACAACGCTACGTTTGAAGTCGTTGTTCAATAGTTCCAACAGCTTGGAGACACCGCTACGATCCAGATTCCACGTAGGCGTGACAGCCTTCACGGTGTCTATCACTTCAATCTCGCTTGGCAGCTTAATGGACAAATAGTCCTCATTGTCGCTTTTTGAGTATTCTTTGTTTCCATTGAGGTGCAACACCTCTTCATACGTAAGGTATTCGGAGGTGTCGCGTGTTACCAATACATTGCCACCAAGCGGATGCCGGCCATTCTGCATATTACGCCACTGCTGATGCGAGAAGCATTGAGTGTTGACCTCTTGCGACAATGCGCCTGCATTAGTGAGCGAACTGCGCATGACAAAGTATTCGGGCGTGTAGGCACTGAACACCAACGGCTCGTCCTTGGCAAGCACGTGTTTGGAGTCGCGGTTGCGGAAGAACTGGCAGCGACTGGTAGGGAGGCGAAGGTAAATGTTGGGCATAGTTATTGCTTTTGTTCGGGCCGTTTATATTGGCTCATGATTAAATCAGTGGCATTGAAGCTATAGCACAATGCGGCATCGGAAATATTGTTCGACTTGATTTTGCAAGTCACCTTCTCAATCTTCTTTATTTCGTTGCTATCGAGACGGAGACATAATTGTGCAACATCAATGTAGCAGCCACCAGTTTTAGTGTGACCGACAAAACTCTTGTCGAACTTATCATTACGACCGAAGAACTGATTAAGACCTTCTATGAGGTCTTCTTCAGTGTATTTGGGCGAAACAGGGTGCATCTTGCGATACTTTGCAGTATAGGTCTTCAAGCGCTTATCAATATAATTATAAATCGAGTCAGCATATTCATAGAACAATTCCCCTTCAGGAGAATCCATATCGTTGGGTAATGCCGAACGGAAATAGCCTCTAAGCTGATGGAGAACATGAGTAACGGAATCAAACTGATTGAACTCAATATTACCCTTAAAAATATCAAGCATATCTCCACGAATGTCAGTGGCAATACGGTCAAGACATTCGGCAAGGAACGTCAGACGGTCGAGCCGAGCGGCAAGTAAGTCTACCTTCTCCTTCATTCCTGGCTGCGAATAATCAACACTATACTTCAGCAAAGTAGAGAACGTCATGGTATCATAGCTAACCTCAGAGTGCAAATTGACTTGCACCATAGAGGCATACATAATGTCAGCCAATCGACGGTCGTGTTGCTGAATAACTCGAAACAGATTATTCATTTCGCTTGTACCTACACGCATACGATCGCCTGTTGCAACAAGGCGATTGCGCTTTCCTACAGCATCAACGTAGTCGGGATTGTGGAATAGAGCATAAAGCGACTTTGCATATTTTTCTATAGGAACATCCCTGAAATCGAATTGATAAATTGTAGGTTGCTGGCGCACAAAATCCTCTCGGTCGGGAAGCGGTTTTCTACTCATAATTTCTCCTATTTATCATAAGGTCGATTATCGGGATAAAATACTAACGCTCGATTGTAACTCTCAGGAAGACAAGTACTCATTGCCTTGTCCTGATATTCGTTTAAAGTTAAATTTGCCATGATATATATTGTTTGAATTGTTAATTAAATTTCAAAACTCGGAATATACTGCCGCATTCTCTCATTAATGATTCTACTGATCTGTTTTGCTACGATAGAAGCGTCAGGATGTGCGATTCCAGTTTTATTGCGTAAGCGCATATCCAAAATATGCTTCCACTCACTAAGAGTGTATGTATAACCACAAATGGTATAGGTATTAAAAGTTAGGTTGCCCCTTGCATCTTCAGGTTTTAGACCTGTAAATATCAAGAACTTATAAACCTTCTCTGCCACCCAATAGCCAAAATGAGAAGCCCAAAGTTGATACCACTTAGCTTGTTCCTCCCAATGTGGGCGACAAATTTGCACACCACCTTTCCGTGATAGGTTTACATAACGTGTACTTTGTTCGGCTATACAATTTGGCGATTTTCGATTATACGACTCTCCTTGTATGCGTTGCGTTGTGACTACCAGCGTCATGCGGATAATGGAAAATGCTTCCTCACACTCATACTTCTGAGCCTTCTCGATAAACTCGCCTTCGCTTACACCATACGGACTAAGTGCATCCATCAGGTTCTTGTTCTCAAGCATGAACTGCATATTAGTGCTAATCCATACTTTGTGATTCTTTGTGGCATAGTCGATGTAAGGCGAAGCATTCAGATACGCCCAGATGTAGTTAGGAAGGCCCTTTTCATTAGGCATGAAAAAGTAGACGGTGCCGTGGCGATACATCGAGCGATGTCCGCTTTCCCAGAAGCCTTTACAGCGTTCTTCGTCGCGCTTCTGAATGAACGCTTCCACTTCCTCTTCTGTCATTCCTTCTTCGGGCTGCTTGCCCTTAGCCTTGTAGCATATTCTGCCCACTCTTGCTATATGTTGTGCAAGAGAGGTCTGCTGCCACCATTCTACTTGCGGTTCGGTAAATTTCATTGTTTATATATTTAAACTTTAATCAGTAAAATGCGGGGTTTTTGGATCATAAGGATCAAGATGTTCTTTGACAAACGGCATGTGGCAAACGCATCTTGCTACCTCAAAGCACAGATTTTTTAAGTTCATAAAGAAGTCATTGTATATACAACAATCATAGTCATAATCTGCGGTCAACTTCAGACGTTCTTCGTCTCTCAATATCCGTGAAAGTTTAACATCTCTTGTCAAACGTGCCACTGCTGGACTGAAGACGTAAATGGAATAGACCGTAATTTCGGGATGATGTTTTTTCAAGTCAACCAGCCCTGCTTCGTCTATCACATAGATGGCTATATCTTTTATTTGGTCTACCATAGCCCAATACTCATAGCCACCATATTGCGTATAAGCTAACATCTTTTCGCGAGGTACGTCACATTTGTCTACAAAATAATGATCCTCGCCGGCAACCTCGCCAAAACGTCTCGGTCGTGTGGTGTAAGAACAGATAACAGGCCAGTCGGTCATCTTCGACATCATCTTTGCCACGGTATCTTTGCCCACACCACTCGGACCTGTAATTGTAATTAGTTTCATAGAATAGAGAAAATGAGGTGAGCCACATTCTTCATACGGCACTTCTGTGATAATGATGGCGATAATGATAGCCACCGCAGTCGGGTGATAGTGATAGCGAAATAGAATATGTTGACTGCGGAGTGATTTTTGCACAAAACTTGCTCTAACCAGCTGAGCTACATTTCTTATGGAAAGAAAAGATAGGATTCGAACCTATGACCTCGTGAGACACGTTTCGGAAAAACGCGTGATTCACTAAAGAGAACTCCGTATGCTATCCGTGTGAGAGTCAGTTTCACGGTGCAAGACCTTCAGTCTGACCTTACCCACCTCGTATTATTTATTATTTTATGTTTTACAAACCGTTGACCTCCGCATATATTCCCTGGAGATCGTTAGGGATGATAATGCGTAGAGAAGTTATCTCTTTGATTTCCTGCTGTTGCCACTCAACGAACATTGTCTGTAATCTCGACATTTCAGTTTCGAAAATATTTATCTTTTCTTGATGCTCTGCATATTTTTTCTTGTATTCAGCCAATCGCTTGCTGTACTCTTTTTCGGCTTCCATGCGAAAACGATGCTCAATGCCATTAAACTCAGCTTGCAATGCCCGATATTCGCCCTGAAGCTGGAAGAAGATTGTATTCAGTCGGTCAATGGTATTAGGTTCAACATTATAAGAGAACACAACCATATCACGGCCTTCTCCTTCTATCTCCGTAGGATTAGCCAGACGGTATGACACTTTCTTTAATGCCAGAGGCAATAGCCCGTCGGGATGAATATACTTACCATATACCGTCATCTTGGTTTTCAACTCAATATAGCGGTTGCGATCCTTTATATTCAAAATCTCATTGCCCACCTTATCAATATCGGAGACCGGATCAGGAACCACTGGCTTTTCAGGAAGAGTAATATTGTGTTCGTCAGCCCACACCATGAAGTTGCAGTCTTGCACGGCCTTCAAACCTTTCTCGCGTTCGTTGATAGCCTCACGCAGCCAACCGATAAGGGCATTACACTGAGCTACACGACGTATAACATCGGGAATAGCATCAAGAGTATCAAGAGGAGCTTCCACAATCGATGGCTGTGCATCGCCAAGCAGACGTGCGCTCTTGCTATAAAGACGCAAGGTGTCAGCCTGCGCCGATATTCGCTGCGCATACTCCTTGGCCATGTTTGCAACATGATTTGCAGATGTGGCTGTCAAGCCTTCTTTTGCAAAAAATACTTTATTCATATATATCGTTTTTATTGGATTTTTGACATTAAAAAATCAATGAATAACAAGTGAATATGAAGTGAATACGCAGTGAAGGTGTTTTAGCCTTTAAACTCACTCCAAACTCGCCTGCAAATATGCCTATATGTTTCCATTCCAAGCTCTGTTTTGCAGGCATGAATTAGGTAGTTATACGTCACAGTCTTACTACGGCCTAACTGGGTCCATTTAACGTTTGTCTGACCTTCGTTATATTTCTGACTACATCGTGAGAGTTGATGAAACAAATCAAGACCGTAGGGATGCGAGCGCAATGCCCAACCTACCTTGGTCCACTCCTCATAACTCTCGGTGATATTTTTATGATTGGCTACCAACTCCAGCACAATAACCTCTATCAAGCGGTCTTGCACTCGCTGTTGTTCCCAAAACTGCGCTCCACCTTCATCATTGTAAGTAACCCCAACTTCAGAGCGATACAATTGTCTGACTGCTTGCGGCATGATCTGAGGCATATACTCAGCCAATCCTCGATACGGCACCACCCGCTCGTTTATATAGATATGCTCGGAATCATCCCATGAGGCGAAGCGCACACGACCTATATTGCTGCAAGCCTTGTCGAGCGTAATGCCCATTGCAGCGTATTCTTGCAACAGAGCTTTGAACTGCGCCTTATGTCGGTCGGGATAAGCCAAGCGCACCAAACCGAAATATCCGCTACCCGAGCATGACCGCATAAGCAGACCTATTTCTGGTCGGAACTGACAAACCATGCGGATGTTGTCGAAGTTGCTCAGCTGGGTATTGTCTGCCAAGTCGATGTCGATAGCGAGCCAGCCAGTATGTTGCTTCAGATGGCTCTCGCGTCGGCTAACCATGGCACGCTCCCCAGGATGGGTAAGACTGTCGTCTTCATAGAGAGCAAACAGTCCGCTAAGAGTTGCGCCTGGCAACATTTTCTTTGTCTTGATGTACTCAGGCATCTTCTTTGCCCCACTGCCAAATTCCTGACGCATGGCACGCAGTCGCTGCACATACGGCTTCCATCTGTCCGTCAAGCAAAACTCACGGATAGACATCTGCTGAATGCACTCGCCCGTTTCTCTATCAACGAAACGTCCTTCTGCATCGGTAGACTCTTTATATACTGAACAAATCTCGTCGAACATATTATTATATGATTGATAAAACCGTTGCAAATTTAATAATTATAATTGATTTAACCAATTCTTACTATTGTTATTAACTTTTATTTAATATCAGTAAATACTGTCTATTGTTTGAATGTTTCAACAACGAAATCCATTTCTGAACTTTTGAGCCTTTAAAAGTCCAGTTTTTAGTTTTCGAGTCCATTCTTTCAGAAAATGTCGAAAAAAGAAAAGTTCGTAATTTTAAAAAACGCTTCTGTTGTCCACCCAAAATCCACCTCATGACCACCCAATGAATTTTTCAAAAAGTGATTTAACTTTCTGATTTTCTGATACTTATCTATTAAAAGTTTAAAAATGGGGTAATTTTTTATATACTTATACGAGCGCAAAAAACAAAAAATATATAAAGAATAGTAGAAATAAGGCATTTTATAGCGTTTTTCAGTCGCGCTTGCCCATTCCCATATCTTATAACTTATTAAATGTCAACTATTTACGCCATAGGCGTTAATGCTACTAACTATATTGTTAGAGTTGGGGAGTTTTGAAAATGGGAGAGAAAGAAAATTGGCAAAATTTATATATAGTAGTAGCGTTATTGAGTAGATTTTTGGACTTTTAACGAGTAGATTATATGTAATGTCCATGATTATTAAGGAGTTATAAAAGTATATATTTTTGGACTTTTGGGGCAGAAGTTTTATTCTTGAATAAGTGAGAAAACGGAAGAAAAGCGAGTGAAGAGCAAACGAAAAGGTCGCCTCGCCTAACGGCGCGACGACCTGATAAATGCTTCACTAATTGCGAAAGTAGCGCAAGACAAATGCTTTGCAGCTTGCGGAAGGCTATTTATTCTTCATAAACTGATTAGCTTTTGTCATGCTGTCGTAGAGCTTGCCACGGCCATACATATCAATCTTTGCCTCGATAGGTTGCTCTAAGCGTTGCAGGAGCGTGTTTACGGCTTGCAGGAGGGCGATGTTAGTAGTGGCTTGGTTAGACACCATTTCGTCGGTTACGGAAGACCCTGCGGCGATTGTAGGGCTTGTTTCGGAGATATTGCCAATGTCGTAAGCACGGCGACCGGAATAGTTGCGGTCGTAGTTGACAAGAGCCTTCAGAAGTTGCGGATTGTTCATCATCATGGCTTGTGTGGTCTCACGTCCGATTACAAGCTCTGGACCTTTCTCGGCCACCAGCGACGGATGTCCGTTGATAGATGTCGCCGTAGGCCGTGTAAGGAGTGATACGCCGTCGTGCGGCTTGTTGTCCTCTGTTGCCCAGTAAAGACTACCATCGTTACCAACGAACGGACGGAGGTCTTGCACGTTGCCGGAGTCGTAGGTGAGCATACCGGAAGTAACCTTAGTATTAGGACCCTTGGTTGAGTTTTTCTTCTTTCCTCCACCAAGAGCTGAATTTAAAGCCCACTGAAGAAGTCCCATAAGGGTAGACATAACTACGGCAGCGGCAATCGGACCAGCAATCGGACCTAAGAACTCAAAGCACTTAGCCATTGCACCAGCAATAGAGAACGTAACCTCACCTTGTGTGCGATTCGCGTCCGACTTTAGAGTTTCGTCGTTGTTCTTCTGCTTGGCAGTGAGAGTTGCGTTAAGGCCCGCCTCAGTAGCGTTCGTGATTGTCTGCTGCGCTACAACAGTACCTTTACTTTGCTCTTTATTACCTTGTTCCGTCGTAGAAGTTATGTTCTTGACTCCCTTACCGGTAGCCTTTTCACGATCAGAGAGACCTTTTTTCGTTTCCTTGGTAAGGTCTTTTTGATGTTTCTTCTCTTCCTTGAGCTGCTTATTCCTCTCTTTCTTACTCTTTGAAGTTTTTTTAATCTGAGCGTTAAGAAGAGCATCCGCGCCACTCATAGCAATGCCAGTAGCAGCGTCGCCAAGACTACTGCTACCTGTAACTGCACCGGCTACAGAAGATCCTGTCTGTCCAGCCATCGACGTGCCCACCTGACCGCCAAGACTCTTAACTTCCTTGTTGTAATCATTAATAGTTCCGTCCGGGTGGCGTTTCTTCCACGCTGATGGAGGTTCGTTAGATTGGGGAACGCTGCCATTCGGATTAGGCAAAGGCGTACCATCCTCTTTTGTATAAACAGCATCGCCAGATTTGTTTTCGTAATGGTCGCCCGCCCAGCGCACCCACAAAGGATTTGACTCCGTACCGAAGTTACGCCAATCAATGCCGTTTAGATCGGTATAATTCGCTTTTGCATTGGCACGCGCTGCGTCAATGTCGGGCTGTGCTTTCTTCTTACCTCGCTTGGCACCAGCATCGTTGATGGCTTTCCACATCTGCGTGTTCACATCGTTAAGAGCCATCTTCGCCCAGGATTCAAGCATAGACTTGAGGGCAGACTTTATCGCGTCATTTGCACTCTCTGCATCATAGCGCATTTCGGCAAGAGCCTGTCCTACAGCTGCACCGAAGTCCTCGATGGGCTGTACGAGTTCCTTCATCTGCGAGAGGCGCGACTTCATAGCTGTTGCCATCTGATTGGCATAGGCAAGTTCCGCCTCCTGGCGAGCACGTTCGGCTTCGTCGATAAGCTGCTTGTTCTTCGTGTTACGTTCTACAAAGGCGTAATAGTCTTCAGCAGCTTGCATACGCGCCTTCATTAGTTCTATCTCAGGGTCGGCTGTGAGGTTGGCGAGACCGAGATTAGAGAGAAGGTTTGTACGTTTACCGAAAAGGTTACTCTCGTTTTGCATCTTGCGCAGTTTTGCTTGCTGGGCAAGATTGCGCTTATTGGATGACCACCAGAAATCAACGATTTTCTTTGCCGAGTCGTACTTTTTCTTTTCAGCTTCCGCGTAATTATCCGAATACTGTATAAGATTCAAGTAAAAAGCCTTCCAGCTTTCTTCGCTTTCGCCCAACGATTCCTTAATACGAGCAGCCATACCATCGGGATCGTCGCCAAAGAGCATCTTCATTAACATTCCCTTACCATCCATTGTTGATACATCAATGGTATATAGCTGGGCGAGTCCCTTGCGAGCTGTCTCGTACATATCCTTGATAGCTTTTCTGCGCTTATCAAAAGCAGACGTATCAAGGACCTCCTTTCCGTCAACCATTTTCTTTGTGACAGTAGTCTCTTCCTTCGTAGGCGCGGCATAACCCATTTCGTTGAAGTTGTCATACGAGTTCTGCTGAACAATGCCCGTGTAGTCATGCTCCATAACAATCTTACGGCGTGCCTCCATCTGCTTGAGCTTCATTTTCAGAATTTCCTGCTCGCTACGAGTGGCTTTTGCAAAAATCTCTGCCGTGATGGAGTTCATGGACAAACCGAGATTTTTACCCAACTGCTCCATGAGTTTGCGTAGATTGTCGATGTTGTTGTTTAATATACCGTCAAGCAAATCTTTTGAAAGGTTTATGCCCGTTTCATCCTTTTGCTCCACCATATCAGCAGCCATCATCTTCTTCGCATCCTCCCACTCATTCGGTTTACCTGCAACAGCAAGACGCACCTGCGAACGAGCTATTTCTTTGTTTTGCCTCAAAGGAAGAACAAACTGCTCCTGCTCGGTCTTGTCCATATTGAGAGATATGGCTTGAGCCAACTTAGCGTTAATCTGACGGTCGTAGTAGTTGTTCACGTCATCCATGATAGCCTTCGCCTGATCCTGCTTCTGCTTCAGTTCCTCACGCCAAGCACGCTCACGGTCGCGCTGGTCTCGCTTTTCCTGTGCAATAGCGTCCTTATCGGGAGCTTCCTTTTCGAGAGTGCCGGGATCTTCTTCGGGGTAAGGAGTATAGCCTTTAGGAAACCACTTCTGATAATTGTCTTCAATATCCTTTTCTTTTTTTCTTCTTCTACCCGTAGCATTAGCGTACCAACGAGAATATCTCAACAGATCTAAGAGTTTGTACTGCATCTGACTATCATCAGAATTAATACCCGCCTTTCCTCCGTCATAGGTATCTCGATAAATATAGCCATCCTTACCAAGTTTCCAATTAAAGCCGTCTTTCAAGCCCGACTTGTTTTTAGGCATCTTTTTAACCAAATTCCAAAAGAGAGCATTACCGTTCGCACCCTTGCTAACCCATCGATCTATATCAGCGAAAGAAACCCCAAGTTTGTCAATGCCCAATTTTTGAACCTGGGCCAGCAAAGCGTTGGCAGCCGTATCTCTATCCGCATCAAGTTTTGGCAGAGCTTGTTGCTTCGCTTTCTCCATCATACGATAGTAAGTAGCCCTCTGGGCCTCTTGCGCTAACTCTGAATAGTGGTCGCGCAAATCCTTTACGCTCTTAATCTCAATGCCGAGGTTTGAGATATACGAGCGGAAATCCTTGTTGAATCGAGATATGAGACCTTGACGCTCCTTTTGCGAAAGGTTCGACTCGCTCATCATTCGCTTATAGTTTTCGAGCTTCTTGTTAAGATTTGCAGTTTCCACAGCAGCCTTACCGAGGGTGGATCGCCATGCGTTTGCCTGTTTCTCAGCTTCTTTCGCTGCTTCAGCAGCTTCCCTTGCACGTTGTGTATATCCATATATAGCGCCTGCCACGCCGATAATGACACTCGCAAGAGCTATCCACGGATTCAGCTTCATTGTCTTGTTTAACGTGCTTTGCGCTGCATTGGCCGTGAAGAGAGCTCTTGCATATTGAAACATACTCTTTACCGCTACACCCAGTGCTTTCAAGTATTGCCACAGAAGGCTCAATCCAGAATAAAGACCCTGCGAAGCCATATATCCAATGATTACCGGCAAAAGGGTCGCTACGGCTTTCAAGGCTGCAAGGACCATCTGTAAAGCAATCTGCAACGTACCTTTCAACAATGGGCTGTTTGTCATCGTTGCCGACATTTCATACCACCATTCTGCCATGCCCTTTACAGCGTCCACACCATCAGGATTGACAAACGCCTTTTCCCAAAGGTTATTGGCTCTTTCGAGAATACCGATGGCCGACAGCTGCTGCATCGAGTATTCCTTGCCTACAGCAGAGGCTTCACGGAACGCCTCTTCCGACTCGTAGAGATGATCCTTCAGAATATCCACGTTCTTCGACATCGTAACCATAGCGGTAACGAGTTGCTGACCGTCGGAGCCGAGGTCTTTGAAAATGCCACCCAAGGCGTTCATATTACCCTTGTCGCGCATCTTCTCAAGTACAAGCACGATGGCATCCATAGCGTGACCCGACGCATAGAGGTTCTTAATGGTCTCATCAGGTATGCCAAGTTCCTTTGCAATAAGGTTGTGGTTTTTCTGCAAAGCTACTATAAACTTACCCATAGCGGTAGAAGCCACCTCCGGCATAAGCATCATCGAAGAACTTGCCGAACCGAGGGCAAGCAACTGGTCGGTGGTGATACCCGCGGTACGAGCAACACCCGTCAGTCGCTTTGAAAATTCCACGATGTCGTTGGAAGTAGATGTGCTCGTAGAAGACAACTTAAACATGGCAGAGCCTGTAGCCTCCATTGCCTTCTCGATACCCATTTTCGGAATAAGTCCCATAACTTCCACCATCTTAGAAAGTGCCGGAAGAGCTTCCTCGCCCATCTCCTCACCAATGGCTACATTGATTTGATCCGCGGCTCTTACGAACTGGGCCATACCTTCAACACCATACTTGCCCATGCCGAGCTTCGCGCCCTGATACGCGAGCTGTGCCAGTCCATCCACAGAAGTTCTGGTGTCAATTTTGCCCAACTCAGTAGAGAGTTTTTTTACATCCTCCATCGTCAGGCCACTGACCTTACGGATGTCGGTCAATGAGCCCGAATACTCAAGGTTCTTCTTGATGGCACCCGTTACGAGGTCTTTGATATGATTGAATACAGAAAACAAGCCGACGTATGCCGTGAGGTTCTTTAAAGCCGTATGCCATGCTCCACCCTGCTTGTTGGCTGCACCCGTCACCTCGTCGATGTTCTTCTTCAGCTCCTTCATCGACTTCTGCTTATCGGCAAACTCCTTGCTCTTGGTGTTGATTTGGTTTAGTTCCTCTTCGAGTTGCTTGTAAGCACGGCGCAGTTCATCAAGGGAAGCCTTGCCTTGCTTGCTACGAGTGAGAATGTCGTTGAGGGCACTCTGCGACATGCGAGTGCCCTTAAGAGTCTGTTCGAGCATGGAGTATTGGCGACGGAGGTCGGCCACATACTTGCTGCCAGCAGGAAGTTGCTGTATCTTCTGCTGTATCACCTCCATCGCACGCTTGATGTCCTCGCCAGTAGCCTTGTTTGGCGCAGCTAACACCTGTTTTGCCTCGTTCCAGCTCATTGCGACCTTCTGCGCCTTACCCGACACTGCCTCCAGTCGCTTCTCTATCTCTTGAAGGTCACGGTTGTAAGAATCAATCTCTCCAGTCTTGCCGATGGCTGTCTTGTCACGAGCTTCCGTAAGTGTTGCTTTAGCACGACGCAAATCCGAAGCAGAGGCATTGTCATCACTTACCGTTTGACGTGCCTCTGCCACGTTCATCTTGCCCTTGCGTCTGTCTTCCTCGGCTTCAAGCCGCTTCAATGTAGCGAGGTTCTGCTGATAGCTGGCATCCGATTTTTGCAGCGAGCCCACAAGGTCGCGCTGCTGCTTGATAGCCTTGTCGAGCCATTGGTCAGACTGGTTGGCGACATTCTTCAATCCTTCAGCTATTTTGACATATTGACCCTCTATAAGGCGTATCTCATCGCCCACCTGCTTCATCTTCTTACGTACCTCCTCGGCTTGCGCCAAGTCGTCCTCAGATAACTTTTGCAGTTGACGACGACCATCGCCCAGAGCCTTGCGGAGGTTTTGAAGCGAGGTGGTAGAAAGGTTTTTAAGCGCATGGTCGAGACGCTCAGTGTCCTTGATGATATTCGTCTGGTAGTTCTGTAAAGTCTTGTAAACGCTTTCGAGTCCAGCCTTACGCTCCTTGAAGTCGGGAGCGTCCTTGTCGAGATGATCTATTTCCTCTCTCACAGACCTGGCCTTGTCGCGCAGGGCTTCGAGCACCTGAATGGCTGCCTTGCCGTTCATCGAGAGGATTACTTCTGTCTTTAGATTTGCCATATTCGTTTTTGTGTTGAATTAAAGTTAGAAATCAGACTTAGCGTGTTCGCCCATTCCTTCCAAGGCATGAATAATGTCGATGCCACCCTGATAGCCGTAGAAATCAGCAAGATAGTTGCGGTAGCGGTCGCGCAGTCGGCGAATGGTACGCATGATGGCAGGACGGTGCGACTTACCCTGCTTACGGTCCCATTTTCCGCGGATATACCTCTTGGCGTTCTTTGCCGACCGTGTGCGATCCACGTCGCTTGCATGAATATGAACGTCACCAGTCAGACCCACACCAATATCCACATAGCGCAAATAGTCGTTGTAGCGAATACCCACCGTAAGCAATCCCTTCTGGTCATCGGCTTGATAAATATGGCCCTCAAACGACTTAGTTCCCTCGCCAGTGGACCACCACATGCCGTGCTTCTTGCGGTATTGGTTAATCTCCTCGTAGCCTCGATACACCTCAGTGGGATAAATGCGCTGCACTTGCATGTTCGCCTCTATATCCATCAAGGCTTGGTCGAGATACAACGGAGCTACCCGCGACAGAGGCGCAAAAGGTTTTTGTACAGGAGAAATGAAACGTGCCATACCCTACCCTCCTATCCTTTCGTGTTGTCCTTCGGCACGATATACTTGCCGTTGCTGCCACACTCGAAGTTGTAGAGTGGTTGCAGACTCTTCCAGTCCATGCCCACCACGAGCCATTGTCCGGCGTAGATGTCGCCCACCATGCCGAAGGAAATTGAACTGGTGTCGATGCTTTGCAGCTCTGCCATCACTACGGCATCGTCGGCAAAACTGCGCTTTGTGACGGGACAGCGGCCTGTGCGCTTCACCTCGATAAGCCATGAAATAAGGTCTTTGCAGTAGTCGGTGAGGTCGTTGGCCGTGCGCTCTATCTTGTTGCCGTCGTAACGGCCAAGGGTCTGCGGCGTGTCCTTCACCTTGGCAAGAAACCACACCTGGTGAGAGACAGATGCCTTCTTTGCGTCAACAAGTTCGCCGGTGGCCAGTACACTGTATAGCATACACGGTGAGTGAACGATGTTGGCGTTTCGGGAAAAAATGTTCTCAAGGTCGATGTAGCGGATACGGAAGAAACTCTGGTCTTCGAGGCGTTCGCTTTCGGGTTTGTGAGAAAGGGGCTTGTAAATGGAAGCCCAATGCTCAAGGATATTGCTTATTGTCATGTGACTTGGATTTTTATTCTATCAACAGATTTCACAGAAATAGAATGTTCTTTTCAAGTATTGAATGTTCGCCATTAGCAAAGCACATGGATTCTTCACTCTTCGTTCTTCACTCTTCACTTTTCTCTTCATTCTCCTCCTTATCCTTCATCAGCTCTTTCAGCTTCACGTTGAAGTGTCGCTCGGTCTTGTCCGCCACAATCTTTTGCAGCACTCTTGCCCATGCCGCTCCGTTGCAGGTGCTCTCGTTTTCGAGTATGCTGACGAACTGTACGAGGCAGTACATGGCGGTGAGCTGGTTGGCGAGGTGGGTGTTCATATAGCCGAGGATGTTGCGGTCAAGATACGATGCAAGGCAGATGCACATGATTAAGACCGAGAACGTCCACACCATCTTTGCCATCTTCTTGGAGCGTAGCTTACCGTCCATCTTACACTTCGGGTTGCGCTTTATCTCCTCGCGGTATCGTTTGTAGATACGACGGTTGCAACGCCAAGCCGTATAGCAGTCGATGATGAGGGCGAAGAAGCACACGGTGATAAAATTGATCGAGGGTTCGATGTGAACCCACAGCAAGCCGAGCACTGCGGCAATGGCTCGCGAAACGTAGAATGGATTGTTCATGTTTTTGTGTTGTGTTTTTGTGTTGTTGTTGTCCTGAATTTTATGCAACAAATTTACTGATAAACTGCTACGCACAGCGGACATGGGTTTAAGGGAAGAGTAAAAAACGAAGAGTGAAGAACGAAGAGTGAAGAACGAAGAGTGAAGAACGAAGAGTGAAGAATCCATGTGTTCTCTTAACTATTGGATTTTTCACTCTTCACTTAACTATTAGATTTTTCACTCTTCACTTTTCACTCTTCACTTAAATTCATGTCCGTATGGGGAAGAAAGTTTATCGTAACTTTGGCTACATAAAACACAAAACTATGTCAGGAATTACGCAAAATACATTGGCCCGCATCGACAAGTGGCTCTCCTATGGCACGAGTATGCAGACGGCGTTCCCAAAACTGGAACAACGCTACCGGATGCAGGTCTGCTCAGAGTTTTACAAGCGATGGGTGCAAAACAAGGACATCGACCCACGGACGGTATGCCGCAACATTGCCCGACGCGACTATGAGATGTTCTTCAACCAGGCAGCGCAGGGCAACAAAGAGGCGCAGGAGTATGTGCTTGCGCTGAAGATTACACTCGACGACGAGGGTAATATCTGTCCGCGTTCCGTAACGGAGCTCAACAACGACGTGTTGGTGTGCAACCATCTGATACGTTTCTTCCAAATTGACGAGAGTCCGCGCCACAAAGCTATGTATTTGAGCGGTGCCGAATGGCTGATACGCACGGGCAAACAGCAAAACAAAGAAAATTCGGTGGATAAGGGTATGCAAGCCTTGGCTAATGTGTATGGAGACTTCCATGAGGAGAAGGACGCTACGGACGAGATGCCCGACATGAGCCGCATTTCCATCACTCAGGACGTGAGCATCGTAAAGCGCGACCGTGTGAACTACACGGATGAGTACAAGAAGAAGATGGCTCGCAAGTATGGTCTTACTACCAAGGATCTGCAGGAGATAGAAGACGACGAACTGCTGAGTGGGGAGAAGCCGGAAGAGCCGGACTACTTTGAGTATATGGAAGGTGAGAGTGAAGAGGGAAAAGTGAAAAGTGAAGAATCCAATAGTTAGTTTAATTAATTTATGAATATAGACATTACACTTGCTGAAGCATTGGAGCGAGCTTCGGAAGGGCTGCGAAAGAAGATGCTTCACTCGGTGGAGCTGCTGCAAAAAGCAGAGAAGATAGCTCTGAACTATGATACCGAGAACGGATATTACTTGGCGTTTAGTGGTGGGAAAGACTCTCAGGCTCTTTTCCACATGGCTCAGTTGGCTGGGGTGAAATTTCGCGGTCACATGAATCTGACGAGCGTTGATCCTCCCGAAGTGATACGTTTCGTAAAGAAGAACTATCCAGAGGTGGAACTGATAAAGCCGGGCAAATCCATTTTCCAGCACGCTGTTGAGAAGCAGATTTTGCCAACAATGCGTGTGCGATGGTGTTGCAAGGAATACAAGGAAACGGCAGGTGCGGGCAAGGTCACGCTAATCGGCATACGCAAAGCAGAGAGTTCTCGAAGAGCCAAGCGCGATGAGGTGGAGATAAACAACCATAAGTTTAGTGGCAATCTTGACGGGTTGGACGAATACCGACAGGAGCAGAAGGCTAAACGTGCTCGCCGTAAATCCAAGGAGCAAGGAGTGAACATCACCAATGCCGACGAGGAACAGACGTTAGGTTGCATCCATGGCAAAGAGAGTCTGCTCATATCGCCCATCATCTACTGGACAGAGCAAGACGTATGGGAATTTCTTAACGATGTGGTGAGAGTGCCGCATTGCTCGCTCTACGACGAGGGCTGGCACCGCATAGGCTGCATAGGTTGCCCAATGAGCTCGCACAAGCAGAAGATAATAGAAAACGAGCGTTATCCGCATGTCAAGCGTGGTTGGATCAAGGCAATTAAAGCCATACGTAGAGGGGGGGAAAATTTTGCAAACGGAATTATCTGGCGGAACATCCGCAAGGACTGGATGCCTCTCAGAAAAGTCAGAGGATTGCCCAGGACGCAGGCGGCTACATCAAGCATCCCGATCCCGAACATTGGATAGGTCCCGACTCTACAAACAATCCGACTATGGGGGAAATATCAAGAATACGAGGAGCTGCAATGCCGACATTCCGCATCTGTATACAATGGATGCGAACAAACGACAACTGGAAGGCCCGTCCGAAGGAACTCGGGAATAAGGAAACTCGCCGCTGCGGTTTTTCAAGAGACTCCTCTTCCGACCGCTTGAAAGAGGAGCAAGAAAATAAAATAGCGGAGAATATCTACGACTGGTGGATTTCTGGAAAATCATACAAACAATGGTATGCAGAGAAGTTCCAACAGATGACGTTAGATTTTGGAGAAGAAATGTAAACTACTATATGATAACAGAGGATTTGCAAAAGAAAACAATCCACAACATAAAAAGAAAGGAGGTTCACGATGGCTAAGGACTGGGGGCGGCTCTGCCTCTATATTCAAGGCGCTCGGCAGGCATCCTTGCTTATGCAAGGATTGATCAAAGTGACGTATTGGTAGGTTACATAATTAACGATTATGAAAAAAGAAGACAGATTTAGGATATACAACAAATACGATGGGCATTGTGCTTATTGCGGAAAGAGCATTGAGTACAAGGATATGCAGGTTGACCATCTTATTCCGAAGAATCGAGGGTGTTACTCTCGTTGGAGCAATAAGGAAGGAAAGTTTGTTGTTTTGCATGGTGATGATTGCATGGAAAACTATATGCCATCTTGCAGGTCTTGCAATTTTCGTAAGCGTGATATGAGCTTGGAGCAGTTTCGGGAAGCTATCAAGGAACAGGCTAAGGGCTTGCTTAAAGGCGCAGCTAAATTTCAAGTAAACATGAGTATTGCTTATGGCCTTATCCAACCAGCGTTTGACAACCCTGTAGAGTTTTATTTTGAAAAATTTAAATAGTTGAAATATGATAGTTATCAAAATCAAGACATGGAAGGACTGGAAGAAGGACTTCATCGATTGGGTAAAGGAGCCACGGCGCAAGACGTGCAAGGAGTATGTGGACTACATGGAGGCTTTACAAAAGCAGACTCTCTACAAAATAATAGAGGAAACTTGTGATAAATACAACAACATGCGTGAGGGTCAAATCCAAGACATCACAGAAGCAGTAGAAAAATGCGTGGCTGCTTGTGCTGAAAAAGCACGCAAGTTAATCGATGATTGTCAGCCCGCAAAAATTTTCTAAGACTGGAACTTCCATTATAAGCAACAAAAACTCTACACAACATGAACAACAACATAAAAAGAAAGGACTGGGTAGGCGGCTCGGCTGCTGTATTCAAGACGTTGGGTGCAAGCAACCATACGGATGCGGATCGGCAGCGGGAGGATTACTATGCCACTGAGCCGAAGGCGACGGAATGGCTGTGCAAGCTGGAGCGGTTCGAGGGCAGGATCTTGGAACCTTCGTGTGGCGAGGGGCACATGAGTAGAGTGTTGGAGGCAGCAGGGTATGAGGTGGTGAGCCGCGACCTCGTGGATAGAGGGTACGGCGAGGTAGCCGACTTCCTCTCTATTGATAACTTGGCGTGGGATGGAAACATTGTCACCAATCCGCCCTACAAATTCGCGCAACAGTTTGTGGAGAAGGCTCTGAGCATCATCCCCGAAGGAAAGAAGGTGGCAATGTTCCTGAAGCTGACTTTCCTCGAAGGCAAGGGGCGACGCGCTCTCTTCCGCTCTACCCCACCCATTCGTGTTTGGGTAAGTTCGTCGCGACTGAAATGCGCTATGAACGGCGATTTCGATGCTTACGGCAGCAGCGCAGCGGCTTACGCATGGTTCGTGTGGGAGAAAGGGTATAAAGGCGAGACAACTGTAAAATGGTTTAACTGACGGAAAATAGAGCAACTAACAACAACACAAAAACAACACATGAGTAACAACCGACACAAATACTTCAACAAGGTACCGCCGTTCAAGCCGGACCCTGAACACTACACACGCAAGCAACGCTCATGGAAGGCAAAGGAGACCTACGAGACCGAGGATGATGCGTGGGAATATCTCAATCAGAACCCGAAGCTACTGGCGCAAGGTATAACGGTGTATCGATGCAAGACGTGCAGCAAATGGCATGTGGGGCATAAGACGCACAGCGAATAAGGAACACAAAATCAGGATAACAATGCAGCAAGCACATAATATATACTTAACTAAATTCCAGCAACAGTCGCTATACATGGGAGCCAAGGATGAGCGAGTGATTGCTGCCCGCCGGGTGGGTAAGACCGACGGACTTGTGGCTCCTTACGTCTGGACGGCATCAAACTCCATGCCTGGTATGCTCGGCGCATGGGTGGCGGTGTCGCGCCAACAGGGCTTCGGCAAGACCATCCCGAGTACGATGGCGGCCATGGAGCGTATGTTTGGCTTTACGCAGGGCATTCATTTTGGTTGGGGACGACCGCCGAAACATGCTCGTGAGAGTATCTTCAAGCCTAAGAACTACGACAATGTGATATGGTTCGCCAATGGAGCGCAATGGGTTCTTATCTCGCTCTCGCAGACCGCGAGTGCCAACAGCTACACTTTTAGCGCGCTTGTGGGGGACGAAGCGAGGTTCTTTCCGCTAAAAAAGGTAACTGACGAGTTGCTGCCGGCTCTTTCAGGCCAGACACATCCGCTGGGCGACATCAACTTCACGGAGTATAACCCCATGTATAAGAGCACACGCTTCCTCTCCGACGCTGCGCTCACAGCCAAAGGGTCATGGCTCGAAAGGGAGGAGGAGAAGTTAGACTTAACCGTTGAGACAGGTCCATTCAAAGGCAAGACTTACCGATGGGTACAAGAACAACTGGAAGATTATGCCAACAAGGTGATACGCTACAACGACCTGCTGTATAACGCCAAGAAGACCAATCACTCGGTTCATGTGGTGCCGAAGGAGCTGCGCACGATGATCCGTGCCGTGGCTCTGAAGATGATGAAGCATGAGGGGCAGTTCAAGATTATGCCCAACCATGGCCAACATATCACAAAGGGCATGGTTGAGATGGCTGTCAACTATAAACTCATTCCCCAGGACGATGCCGAACTGATTTATGATTACGAATACCTTATCACGCCGGAAGAGGATTTCGAGATGCAGATGTTCCTGCGGTCGAAGAAGTTCACAGACGGTTATCTGCGAGAGCTGCGCCGAGTGGCTTTCTGTGTGCGACGTGCTTCATCCCTCGACAATGTGGATGTTTTGGGTGAGGATTACATAAGGCAGATGCGCCGCGATCTTCCACCCATGACCTTCGCAATTTCAATCCTCAACATCAAAGTAAAGAAGACAAACGATGGCTTTTATTCTAACCTCGACATCGATCATGTTCACGGTTATATCCCCGACGAGATAGACCCTTTATCGTCTGCAAAATTTTCCACGCAAAAGGTGTCGGGCATCATCGGGGGACGGAAAGTTACGAGCGAGAGTTATCAACCCGACTTTAAGGAATTGGGCGAGCGCAATGACTCGCGCCAGGATTCCGACTGCATCAACTCGCTACCTTTATATATAGCCTTGGATTACAATGCCAATATCAATACGCTTGTGGTTGGCCAGATGTACGAGCGTGACGGCATGGAATGTCTGAACGTCATCAAGAGTTTCTATGTGAAGAACGAACGCAAGCTGCGCGAACTGATAGCCGATTTTTCGGATTATTACGCACCGAAGCGAGCCATCAACCGCGACGTGACATATTTCTATGATACTACAGCAAAGCAGGGCGCGTCATACGCCACCACCGACGAGCGTTTCTACATGACCGTTATTGCCGAACTGGAGAAACACGGATGGAGCGTGACGGGCATCGACATGGGTGTGCCGGAGAAGCACGACATCAAGCACAAGATTATCAACGATGGCTTGGCTCACCTCTCCTACCCTGCCATCCGCATCAACCAACCAAACAACCCCGACCTTATCATTGCCATGCAGCTATGCGAGGTAGAGATTTCGTACAAGGGTTTCCACAAAGACAAGAGTCAAGAGAAGAAGCCTGAGAGCGAGGACACGCTGCCTTTACAGCAACGTACCGATTTTACGGATGCCTTCGATACGCTGTACTTAGGTTGCAAGTTCTTCCGTGGCGGTGGCGGTTGGTATGTGTTGCCCAGTGGAAGATGATGGGATTTTTGAGTTTTGAGTTTTGAATTTTGAATTGTGCGCTACGCGCATTTTGAATTGTTCAATTTTGAATTTTTAGGTTTGTATAAGAAAGACGAAGGGCAGACGTTATCACAACGTCTGCCCTTCCAACAACCTAAAATTTACTTATATGAATGATTTTACTTCTTGGGATGAAACGATTACAAGAACACTGGAAGTCTGCGCCACACGCCACCATTCGGCTGAAACTCTTCCTTCCATTCTCTATATTCTACGTCAAATTTTGCACCATAAACAGCCAAACCTTCGAGAGGTAGGCTCTTGATGTATTCCTCCTGCTGCTCACGAGTCATAAAGTCGTTAGGCATGAGAATGATGCGGTTGTTGCGGAGGTAAGCAGAGCACTGAAATATGTACTGCGGATTAGATAACATCTCCCTAATAGCAGCATAATCTGAAATACTCTTCGGAGAGAAATTAATACCGTTCACGCCAGAAAAGAACTGCTCAGGGTAGCGAAGTATATCTACGTTTTCTAACATCGGGAAGCCTGAAGTGTAGATATAGACATATTCGATGTTATGGTAATCATAGCGCAGCTGTGCGAGTATATCCATGAGACTTTCTACATAGAACGGATCGCCACCAGTGAGCATAACGGTATGTGCTGCCTTCAACTCTTCTACAGTTGCCACAGGCACCGTCTCGAGGTCGTACTGCCTGTTGCAGCACAGCGGACACGAATTACCACACCGTCTGTTAATCATCAAGTGTATAGCTCCCTTGTCGGCTCCTGGCTCGTCAGTATATTTACGTTTTGTTTCCATATTATCTATTGTTGTTCGTTTTCTTCCTTCAGCATATCATGCCGCAGCCCCATGAGCCACGACTTGAGATTGATGTAACGATTGTTGTCGAGGTTGGCTTCACGCCACTCGGCATATTCGTCATAGGTGAGACCGTTCTCAATGATACGCACCATATCTTCTGGGTTCAACACGTCAACTTCCTCAAAGTCGCATGCCCCACCTACTTCATCGCCTATCCAATACCACTTGCGACAGCCGTCGAAGAGCTGTTCGTTGACGGCTTCTGCCAACTTATTGCAACTATCCTTGTACTGCTTTATAAATTTATTTAACTTAGGGTTCATATCTGCAAATTTAGTTTTTCAACTTTTGCCTTAAACTTTTCCTCTTCCGTTTCTGTGGCGGACCTAAAAATAATTAGCCGTTCTCTTGAATACGAACCATGAATGATCATCTCTTGGTCAATTAATAACGTCTTTGTTTTTAAAGATCCAAGAAGATAATAATGGACAGTGAAAGAGGGATCAACAGACAGACCTTTAAACTTCATAATAAAAGTTTTCATCTTGCCACTGTTCAAAAGAATATCTACAGCCACTATGTCGCCATCATTAAAATCAAGAATATCCCAACTACGGCACGAAAAAGAAGGTAGTAGCATAGGTTCTCCTTGTTCAAAGTTGGCTAAATGTGCATCGTCGCGAAAAAGATAACTCTCATTGTCTTTTTGGTCGAAGAAGTTTACTACACAAATTCCTGAATCATTCACGTCGGCTACCTTTACCCAACCTAACAGAGGGCTATACAGCTTAGCACCTTCTGGCAAACTACGCAAAAAATTCTTTAGTTTTATATTTTGTTTCATATCTCATTATTTTAGAGAGAAACAATTAGGGGAAACTTTCCTTTGTTTTCCCCTAATTTCCTCTATTGCCTAATCTTTTTCTCTTACCGACATAATGTTTCGGATTTATAATAATGTTTTATCGTCGTAAACGCCCAAGTTGGTCCACCACTCTTCCTGTACATATTTGTTATGAGGCATTTCGTAGGTGACAACATCTCTTATCCATTCGCGAGGAACATAGCTATCAAAGGAAGCCATGCGCGACTCCTGTCCGGGAATGCGCAGAGGTCTATAACGTCCGGCAAATCTATAACACTCAGCTGTTATAGGCTGCTTGAATGTGTCGGGCTGAAATGTTACTTTGTATCTGTTGCCACGATGCAAAGCTGCCAGCGTATGCAGGTAATCTTCGTGTCCGCTATGCTTAGTCATACATCCATTGACTTCACGGAAATAGCAATCCCATAGGTTACGACGGAAGATGTACCAGAAGAAATCCATTTCGTCATCCGTCATCTGCGATATATGGGGGAATACAATTTTTCGCCACACGTGTTGACGCAGATGCGAACCATAGGCGAATCCTTCAACGGCTGCAACGAAGTCGTGGAGGTCAAGACTCAGGTCTATCATACAATATGTATTTTATATCCTCGTACATTGCCATTTCTACCTTCTCTCCGTCGTAATGGCCGAGAGCAAGCAGATGCCCGTCTTCTTTAGTTGCATCTTGAAGAGAGGGAGCATCGGCTCGCACAACGAAGATGTCAAATTCCTTGATAAACTTGAGCTGTTCAAGTGGGATTATAGGCATCTGCTCACGAGCGTTCTGACGAATACGTTGAAGGTCTTCCTTGGTGAGCATAGCGAACTGAGCCTGTGCCTTACGCACAGCTTCGGTCTCCACCTTCAGACGATGAGCTTCGTAGGCTTCTTGAACGATGTTATTGTTCTGCCACATGGCTACCTGGTTGAGAAACTTCAAAAAGCCGCTTCTTCCTTCGGCTAATTTCAATTTTACCAGAGATTCTTCAATGACAAGTATCTTATCTCGGCGCTGCCAATGTATCAGCCCGTGACGTTCAAACTCATTGAGAATTGCCGAGATAGCAGATAAGTCGCGCAACTCTTGCAACTTATTATGCTTGTTTCTTTTAAATGGATTCCACATATATATATTGTTTTAAGTTTATAATTAAGTTTAAAGAAATTCCTCTATCCTCACGGACCGAAGAATCTCACAATAGTTATACAAAAAAACGCATACGGCATATTCTCACGAACAAGCCGAATAATAATAATCTTCAACAAAAAGTGCTTTTAACACTTATCTGGTTTCACTAAACCTTTTAGCCATGAATTTAAAATCCTTCAAATAACATAATAAAGAAAAAACAAATTGTATGTATTAATGCGTAATAAATCTCGTACCGTCTACTTCCAGCACAAGTATATCGTTGACAACCCTTATTTCACCACTCTCGACGAACTGCACCTTGCGCTGATGGCGGTCGATGTCTACGGCGAGGCATACGCATGTACCGATGTCTACATGTCCGCTCTTGGTAAGGAACTTGATATAGAACGGCATACGCTGCACGTTCCTGGCTGTCTGCGGCGGATTAAAACCCGTGACCCGGCATCCCGTGCGAGGGTCATTCCACTGCCATTTCTCCATATATCGGCGAAGCTCGGTGTATGATTGTGTGGGTTGTCTCATTGTTATTCTTCTTTAAATGGCGGAAATTCAAGATGTATAAATCTGTCTATTGTCTTATCCTTTATCAGTTTCACGCCTCCGGCAAAAATCTTCTTACGCTGACGCAGCACGTCGGGGAAGAGGATGTTGCGCAGTGGGTTGCCCCAGTCGCTTGTAGAGCTGAGCAGATGTGAAGGGTGGAACACGAGATTGTAGGACACGAGAGCCTTCTCGGTTTGCGGACGGTCGAACATCGGTCCGTTGAGTGTCAGGGCGCGGTCGTTGTTGTAGAGCACCATGTGACTACTGTAATAACTCACGTTGTCGCTCTGTGCGTAAATGATGCGGTCGGCATATTCGCCCAAATGCTTATGCAACAGCGAGTCGCATGAGTAGAGGGTGGATAGTACGAGGTGGGTTATCCATCCTCGCTCAAAGCATTGCTCCAGGAGAAGAAATGTCTCCAGTTTGGGGCAAGGCATAGTGAGCGCCATAACGTGAGGGTCAATCACGAGGTGGCTCACTGCCTTGTAGAATTTCTCCACCGTCACGTCGCCATGCGTGTAGAACGTAAGCTGACGGTGTGGTGCCTGGTTGACAGCCTTGGGTAGCTTATTGTCTACGCAGCAAGGCGGAATGAATAGGAGAGTATCGTCCATTTTTTTAATTTTGAGTTTTAATCGTTCAGCATCATTGGCATACACAATGTCATTACCTTTGGTGCCGGTTCGTCGGCGGTAATTACCACGGCGTGCGAAGCGTCGAGCAACTGCATTCGTATGGTGTCAGAAGGGATGGAGTTGATGCAGGTCTGGAAAGCTGTAGACTTCAAACCAATGCGGAAATTGTCTTCACACTGGGCATCGGCTATGCACACCTGGTCTTCGCCCGATATGGCAAAGTCTGCGTCGCTTGCCGACACGGTGAGGAACTTGTCGTTCTTCTTTATCTCTACGAGGTTGCTCGCATTGCTTGAGAACAGACTTACACGGCGCAGGATGTCGAGCATTTCCTTCTTGTCGAACACTACATAGAACGGATTCGACTTCGGAATGACGGAGTTGTAGTTTGGGTATCTCCCCTCCATGTGCTTACATATCAATTCGGTGTCGCCTGACGTGAAGCGAATGGTATGCCCGTCGTTCTCAATGTTAATGTCCTCACTACCATCGAAGGCGGACAATGTGCGGAAGTAGTTGCGGTGGATAAGCGTCTTGCAAGGTTCGCCACCACGGAAGAAGTCGCTGCCTCCCTTAGAAGGGTCGTTACTGTGCATCGCCTTGACAAGTGTGTGTCCGTTAGTTCCGACGAACACCACCTCTGAACGGTCTTCGGCTACATCGATGCAGAGACAAGAGAGTGTAGGATGCAGCAGTTCGAAAAAAACGAACTTGTCAGCTGTGTCTACAACGGAGCGGAACAGCGACATTGGCAGACTGATTTTTGACGACTGCTCGGCTTTCGGCTGTACCATCTGGGGATAGTCGTTTCCAGAAAAGAGGTACATCTGCGCCTTACCTGGCTTTACTTTGTCCTCGCTGCTTGTGCAATATTCTACAGTGAACGACTGGCTGTTGTCAGGAATGTCGAATGTAACTACACAATCGGGCAATGTACCTAACAATGCGCTGAGCATTTTGATAGGCAGCACTATATCGCGGTCGTATGTGCCGCTGCAAAGGGTGAGCGGTGCCGGAATGGTGAGCTGTGCCTCGGTTGTTGATGATGTAAGGAAGAACTGCTCTCCCTTGCGTGTCAACAGCACGTTGTCGAGGATTGCTATAGTGTTCTTAGATCCGATACACTTTGCCGACTTGTTTAGGGCAGCGTGTAGGGCTTTGGATGATTGGGCTTGTAACTTCATGTTGAATTTTGAATTTTGAGTTTTGAATTGTGCACATTGCGAGTTTTGAGTTTTGAAATTTGAGTTACGAGCCGTGAAATTCCAATTCCTAATTGAATAATTCACAATCGGCATAGCCGACAATTCAAAACTCAAAACTCCTGATTCTTTTAGAACGGCAAGGCCTCGTCTTCCGCCGGATTATAACCGCCAAGGTCTACGCCGCTTGATTCTGCCGGTGCCACATAGCCGGTGGCTGCACCTGCTACGCCTACATTCGGTGTAGCATAAGGCGACGACTGCTGTGTAGGCTGTGGCTGGTAAAGCATAGCCAGTCGCTTGTTCAGACGCTGACGGATAGCCTTAAAGAGGTGGGTGTTCTCATCGGTTGGGTCTTGGCTCACGATGTCAGGGTCACGTTCCTTGTTTGCCTCCTTCACCTGCTCCACGAGCTTAGGGTATTTCTTTACCGCTACCTTGACGAAATCTACAGAGAAAGACATCTGCATTTCATGTGTGGGAACAGTAACGTTTGTGTCGCCACGCTCCATTGCCGAACGACGCACGGTGTTTTTGTAGTTCTCGTTCAGTGGCCAGATATTCACACGCATCTTAGCCAGTGTGCGGTCGGGCTTCTGTGGATGCTGCTCCACTTTGATTTCGTTCAAGTCTGCCGGGATGCAGACATACACTCGTTCGGGGTTGTTCTTGTCAAGACCCTTGAACACCTGCGCTCCGTTTAACGAGAGCAGATCGATGTTTCCGTTGTAACTTGCCATTTTGTTTATAGTTTTTATTTGTTTATTTATGTTTACCGTTTAATATAATCTCGCCTTGCTGTCGCTCATATCGTTTACCGTGCGCACCTTGTACCATTTCTTTACTCGGTTCTTAGGAGCATACACCTTTGACAGCCCGATAAAACTGCTGCAAGCGAGGTGCAACGGACTAATATTTCCACCGAACAGCGGTGAGCTCTCTTCTCTGCAACTGCATTTTATTTGGTCGTAAGAGATGCAGTTGTCGCACATGGGGGGGTGAATGTTCGCATAACCAAAAATATTACTCTTCTACTGGAAGCCTTTTCTTTTCATCTGTGATATACTCATTGCAGTACTCAGCAGGAACATAGGTATGTGCATAGAACTGCGTAGCGCCCACAATACGCAAAGTCTCTCGGTCGTTATATACGGTATGGAACTTATGCTTGAGATAATCAAAAACGATATTTTTAGCTGTCACTACGTCGTATGCCCACACAACAAACATATCATTTTTATGTACTCCATAATGAAATCGGTCTTCCGGGTCGAAAACATCTGTATCTATAAAGTTGGCCTTTACCTTGAACGGCTCTTTTACGAGCGCATCAGGGTCTTTTTCCAGCTGCTCTTCTTCCTCCTCAATGTCGGCATTTGTACGACCGATAAAATGGAACTTTCCGATTATCTCTGACTTTGTAATATACACATAGCTTGCGTCTGGAGAGTCAAAAATCTTGTTTACAGCTCCCTCCGCATAGTCAATAGCGCAATCTTGTGCTCCACGCAGAGAGTCGCTACGTACAATAAGCACAGCATTCTCGTTATTGCTACTACGAACAGTCACTTTTACATGAGCGAGACCAGGGAAATATTGTTCCTCTTCCGCACGGAAAGGACAGTTGGAGATTTCAACCTCATTAACGCCATCCTTTTTAAGTTCGTTAGCCAACTCGTAGGTGATAAGTTTTCCTCGCTCAAGCAATACCTCACAACGATCAATTGTTACCGTTTCCTTAGTGTCTTCATCAATAAAATCTTCGGTCCATGTACGGGCTGCTCTTTTTGCTAAATAATGGCCGATAGATTCTTCAACCGGCACTACTCTTGTAGTGTAATCCTTACGCATTATTATCTTTTCCATAATCTATATTGAATTAAAAATGTTACATTCTTGTTTTTGTTGATTCTCAGAACGGCATATTCTCCTCGTTTATATCTGGAACACTTGCCGTTGTGTTATTCGTTGCCGCAGGTGCCGACATTCGCCTACCCTGCTTGCGCGTCTTGTTGTTCTCCCAGCGTTCCTTCTCTTCATCGGTGAGCTGTACGATATTTCCGTCATCGTCGCGGTATGGCAGCGGGTCGGGCTGTTCGGCATATTGCTTAGCTATGCGTTTGAGCTCGCGATAATCCTTCGGTATTGCGTCCTTGCCAGGACGGAAGAAGAAGAACACGTGCTTGGAGGTCTGCATGTAGCGTATGAACTTCGGCTCGATGGTGTTGTCGTTCTCCCACTCACGACCGGTGAAGTATTCCTGCGTAACCCATGCCTGTAGCTTGAAGCACTTGCGCTGTTTGTCGCTCTCGTTCTCGAAGAGGTGCTTCGGGTTGCAAGTGATAGACATATTCTCGCAATAGTCGTATATTTTTTTCTTAAAAGTGGCACGGCTATACTCCTTGCTCTTACCCTCGGAGGCATCTGCCCAGTCGCGCATGAACTCATTAAACATATCATCCGTACATATCGGCACTCCATAAACCTCATTGCGAGAGAAGAACCACTCGAAGTAGCGCACGATGCTCTCGGTGAGCTTCTGCACCATCTGGCGGCGACGCACATTGCCTTGCGGTGCAATGGCAAAGGTGTGATAGCGCATCAAGAACTGCACTGCCAAGGCGCAGATGTAGATGGCTTGGTTGCGGTCGGTGTCGGTCAGTTTGGCGGGGTCGGTATCAAAACGCTTCATAATGTCGGATGGTGATCGCGCCGGCTGTCGCTTTTGAGGATTCTCGCGAGCGAAGCGGTCGGAGAAACTAACCAAAGGGAAACGACCTATAGTAGATGGGTCGTCGTCGCTCAACGGACTATTGCTTGTTATGACGTGCATCGGCGAGTCTTCCATCTTCAGACTGACGGGGTCGCCAAATTTCTTTTCAACCTTCGTACCTTTGGTAATCTTGTTGTAGAAGTATTTGAGCGGAAAGTTCTTCTGCTTGTCCTCCCAGTGTACAACCCGATATTTGCCTGGATATATGAGCAAGTCGGAAAGACAGAACTTTGCATCGACAACGGTAAGGAAGTCTTTCATATCAACACAGAACACATTGACAGCCGAACCAACCACGAGGTTTACCAATACCGACTTACCACTACCACCAGAGGCTTGTTTCTCGTCGGCGATATTATCCTCAAGAAGATAAGGGCAGACGTTCTGCATCCCTTCCCATGAACGATAACAAAGCCTGCCTATGCCCGAAAGCATATTGGCGAAATGGGCGTTTATTACGGCTCGCTCGTCATCAGTAAGCTTCTCTTTGCTACGTTGCACGTCTCTTTCTCGCTCCCAAAGGGTGTTTGAGAATCCGCGCACTATGCGCAGAATAGGCCAAAGGTCTTTTTCTTGCTGTCCTTGCCAGTTGACATCCCAACGGTATGTCTGAGCCCATTCCATAAGGTCGCCACGCATCTGCTTTATCTCGTCGTAGGTGAAAACTGGCGACCCGTCCTCATTCTGCATCTTCTCCTTCTTGTCTATCGCTTCCAGTCGGTCGCGGTATTCCTGTCGCTCGGTTATGGTGAACGGTGTCTTGAAAGCTCTCATCGTGAAATCATACGGCTTCTTTGCAAGCGAGGGAATAAAGAAATTAATGTCGTCATACGACACTGTGCTGATGCTGTCGGGTGTTATCTTCAAAGCCACATTACGGAAATAGAAATATTCCGTGTTGGCGTTGAAGGCATCAGCAAAGTTTATCACCATACTCTGCAATCCTCCTGCCGACTTTTCCGTAAAGGCCTTATCCACCATATTGGCGCAGTCGGACATCAATCGTCGCTCATTGTCGCTATGCCGCCATGCCTGTTCTATATATTCCAAGAGCATTGTCTTTGCTGCCTGGATGATACTCTTTGCGTCGATATACTCCACGAAGCATTTGTTCAGGTGGATATACTGTCCTACGAGATCGGTGCTCTCGGGGTCTATCATGCGGTAATATCCGTGAGCAGTCATAAAAAGCCACAATCGCGTAGGCGACACCTTGCAAGTAGGTGGTTTGGGCTTTCCACTTCGAGGGTCACGCGGGTATTCTATCTCAAATGGCTCCGTGTTCCTGGCTCCGCGCAATCGGGAGTAGAGCGGAAGACGAAGATCGTGGTCGAACTGGAAATTCTCTTCTGCGTTCATGGTATATGTCAGCAGATAGTCGCGCACCGACCTTGGTGAACATCCGAACAGCCATTGCCAGCGTCGACAATAACGCGAGCGGAAACCCTCGGGCAGCATTGCATAATACAACGAGCTGAACTTTGTGCATATAGCTCCGCAGTCGCGCTGAGAGGCAATGTCGTTGGGGTATAGAATAATGACGTGCTCGGCAAAGCGGTTCATCTTCTGATATTGCACAGCACTGAAATCAAGATTCTCCCGTTTCCACTCGCCACGCTCTATGTACCAGAAATTTCTCCGTCCGATGGAGAACGCCACATGATACCAACAAAAGTCTTGAAAATGCTGGTCTTCTGCCTTGTCAAGGCGCAAAGAACGCATAGCATAATACACGCTCAATGCGTCTTCGGGGGTGCGGCAAAACACGATGTTGCGAGCCTTTATCTCGGCGGTGGGGATGGTGTATTTCTCTTCTTTGAAAGTTCCTTTGCCTTTACCTTCTTTATCTTCTCTCTCTACCCAAATCTTCTTCTCTTCGGTGTATTTCTCTTCGGGGTCGTACTTTGCAATAGCAGCATGAACGGCTGTGTTGTCGCTCTTGCGATTATCCATCGCGTGAACAAACACGTTGTCGCCCATGAGCCACTTGCTCACCTTTCTCACGCTGTGCTCCTCGGCAGTAGAGAACACTATCGGTTCGCTCCCTACCATTGCCGGACGGAAGAAACATCCATAGGAGTTTTGCGGACCTATCTCCTGCGAGGCAAAGCATACAAACAGCGGATTCCAGGGTGTGCCGTGTATAATCTCGCTCACATGCTGTCCGTCGCGTATTACATCGGGCAGCGTCACGCTCAGAAGGGAATAGATACGGAAGTCCTTGTTGAGCATGTCAGGCGTGAACGTACTGCCAAAGCCGAAGCGAGGCAATCCTTTTTCAAGCGTCACCTCACAGCCAAGAGAAGCAAGCTCTTGTGGCGAGAAGTCGGTCTTCGGCATGAAGGAAAACGTCTCGATGGTCTGCTGTGCCTGAGTACGATAGTCCATCTTGGCGAACACCTCTGGGAAGGCACGGCGCACCTCGTCGGTATCGCCATACACATCCCTTACCAGTCGTTGACAGATACGCTGAAGACTATATCCGTGCATCGGAAGATTCATCTTGGCTGCATACAGTTCGATGGCTCCGTAGCCGGTCTTACCCGTGCGGGTGCATTTCCATTTCACGGCACCATGCTCTGCCATTCGATTGTCTTCAACGCCCACGCCCGAATACAGTCCACCTCGCTCATTCTCGTAGATAATGAAGTGAGGTGTCTGCTTGACATCGGCATCCACGTCCTGTCCCTTCTTGCAGATAGGACAGAAACAAGCGGTCTGACCCTCTATGCGCTGCTCGTTGGCAGACTTCACGAGAAGGTGCAGGTCGATGTTGGCGAGACGATTTATGATAGGATGATAGAACATGATTGCTATTATTGTTAAAAAAGAAAGACCGACGGTGATATTCCCAGGTACTCAACAAGGCAGTCGCTCCGAGGCGTTCAACTCCATATACGACTGGTGCCAAAATACTACGGGACGTTGCCGTTCCCATCATCGCCGCCAAGGTCTTTCCTATTTTCTTTTTACTTTTACATTTGTTATTTATAAATTCAGAAACGTCTCCGTGCGGAAGTGCCGGACGGTGCAGTTAGCCAAGCTCTTCATACAACTAATCAGCATCAGCACGAAATCCTTGAACGAAATGAAGCTCTCATTAAGATCGATTATCTCCACAGCCACACGCCAATAGCATTTGCCGTTTTTCACTCGGCACGAATGCTCGTTCTTAACTATTATATTCCCTACATTGCCCTGCATCATCGTGAACAACTTCTGACACACATCCTTCACTAAGGCGAATGGAGCGTGGAAGAGCAGCACTTTGTTGTCGCTGTCATAGTCGCGCACAGTCTCGGTATAAGCTATGCGATGCAGATACTCCCGATGTGTAGGCCGTCCTTGCCTTTTGTTCCGGCGGTTGGGAATGTATGGGTAATTCAGATACTCGTGGTTAGGCATTATTACTCCGGATATTTCAGATGAGTCAATTTCTTCATCATCTGCCACGTTGAATATATGCTGCGCTTGCAGTCGAACACGGGGTCGTGCTCCGCACCCTTATCCACGTCCTTATAATCTTCCACAAGGTCATAAGCCTTTTCAGGATAATAGAACACACCACACGCATTGCATATAAGTCGGGCTGCCTCATAGAGAAATGTACGATGGTCGCGAAAATAGGTATAATTTACAGGGATGTTGATATTCAACTTATAACAGATATTACGCAAGATAGCTATGTCAAAATCTGAGCCCTGCGCCCAAAGACACACGTCCTGATTGCCATGCTCTTTTTTGAAGTCCTCTATCCACTCAAATAGGTCCTTAACAGCCACTTCGATAGGTCGGCAAGGCAACTCATAGCTGTCATTGCTTAACAACGAGGCTTTCGCTTCATGACTCTTTGCACCCCACCATTCTGCGGTCTTGCCGTCGAAAGTGTAATTGTTGACGAACATACTACGAAGGTCGATGTGGCAAGAGAATACACTTGAAGGATCCTGTGTACTACCATCTTTCAGATTATAAAAAGGAGATTTCTCGCTATCTCGCTTCCATGCCACGGCACCAATCGACATTACAGCCGCGGTAGGAGTCAGAGAACAAGTCTCAAAATCAAGCGTAATATCAAGCATATTTTTAGTACATTATAATTATTCGTTAGTTGTATAAGAAGTAAGAAGGGCTCGTATGCCTTCCTGCTCCCACGGTCTCCAGTTCTCGGTGGTGAAACGCTTTATCACGGTTGCCGCACTCATTCCTCGCTCGTTCATGTAAGCAATAAACTTGTTGCACATACCAGCGTTCACACGCTTTAGGCAAGAATAGAATATACCGGGCTCTTTGCTCTGCGCCAGGGTATAGAGATACCCCTTATCACCTTTCACCATCTGTAGGTCGTTCTCGTCCACATATTCTAACAATGGCTGCGACACGTCGGGCAATAGTAAGAATTGGCGTTTACACTCATTGATGCCATCTATCTCCCATTCAGAAAATCCCTTCTGAAAGAAACGAAGGTAGAAAGTGGCAAGAGTAAAACCCTTCTTTGCCAAAGTCACATATAGAGACTTCTTGTCTTCAACCGACATGTCATCTGTCTGCAATGGTGTGTATGATCTTGTGATTTTTTCAACAATTTCCTTGGTCATCTAATTCTTATTTCTTAAATTTGATGCAAATATAATTCTTAAAATTGAAATTATCAATACTTATTATTGATTAAATCAATTCTTTTGCATTTTTTAATAATTAAAGGTTCTACATTAACACTTATCACTATGATGTACCAATACAATTTCTCGTTTCTTAATGAATGGCTCGATGCTAACCCAGACATCCCCAAAGGTGAGATTCTGCAAGCTCTCGGCGCCAAGTCTAACAATCGTTTTAAGGCGTGGATAAGATGTGAGGGGCCGATGCCCGTCATCAGTATGCTACGACTCTGTAACACGTTCCAAATTCCTCTATCTGCTTTCTTCCGCGATGTAGATGCGGGCGCAGACGGAGCTGTTGTGCCTGGCATGCCTACACCTAACGATATTCTTGAACCAGTACAAGGCTACGCAAGTGGCACGGAGGAACGTCAGCACGGAGAACGCTCTATGCTCAACCCTCTTGATGTACGCATTACCCCATCAGTAGTGCCTGGCGTTGTTATGAAGCCGAGAGAAGCTGATGATACGCAAGAGACTGCAAAGCCTACTGCCAGCAACACTGTAGGCGAGAAGGAAAATACGAGTCTGCCTATAACTGACAATATCAGTGACGCTAACCTTGCGGCTATCGTGGCATTAGAGAATAGGCACATGACACAGCAGCATCGTCTGCTCGATGTTATTGCCGAGCAACAAAAACAGATAGCTAATCTCACTCGTATGCTAAACGAAGCGAAACACAACGCAAATATGAACATGGGCATGAACGATGGCTATATGGTCGCTGACCATCCTACACGTGATTGACATACAAAAAAAGCGTTACCTATCCATCACGGACGGGTAACGCAAAAAAAACTAATCTAAACTAAAACCTAATTATTAACCACTTATGATCTACTACTTATTTATGTTCGTTTATCGCTGCCATCTTGCGACGATAAAACTCCTTTTCTTCTATCTTCGTTAGCGTCATGTCGGCGCTTACATACGGAACATCGGCATACCAGAAACCTTGATGCAAGAACACGATGGGGGTGCTATTGCCAAATGTCATGGGCAATGGCAGGTTGTCTTTAGTACGCTTCGGCTGAAGGGTGAGTATGCCAAACAGCTCGGCCTCACTCACGACTGGCAGGGCATTCATCTCTTTCTCCAAGTCGGTGCCTTCGATGGGGAAGAAGAACACACGTCCGTCGGGCGACACTTCCTTGTCCCAACCGTCACGTCCAGTAGTGTCAGCAAACTCCACGGCTCCCACTCCACCTGCCATGCCTTCAGGCGACTCGTAGTAACTACTCGCGCCCTGTCTTTCTACCCATTCACGCGCCTTTTCTTCGGCTTCCTGACAACGGAGCATAAACGCCTGAATGTCTCGGCCAACATTAGATGTAGCCGAAATCTTGTAATAATAATGAAGTTTCTTCATATATTCTTAATTCAAATTAAACAATTCAAAAATCACCTTAGCGCAGCGTAGATTACCGGCTCTCCACATTCATCATCCTTCATCTTAAAGCCTCTCACAGCCAACTCCTGAAGGTACAATGCCAGCGGATCGCCCAACGGACACACCACTGCCTTGAAGTACGAGCGAAGCTGATAGTCGGTAAACATGTCGCAATCTTCACGCCAATGGTCGAGAGGCTTGTATTTCTCGCAGAACGCCTCTATCTTGGCAGGGATAACGAAGTCCTGTAGCGTCACTTCCGGCTGTTCCGAGAGTTCAACCATTCCTCTGTCTTGTCTTTTAGCCATGATAATAGTCCTAATATATATAATAATACAAAAGCCCAGAATGCAAGTTCCTTCATGGCTTTCCACATAAAGTCTTCAAAAGAAATGTCTTTTATCTCTTTTGTGTTCTTCTCCTTCGTCACATTCGTGCTGTCCTTCTTTGCCCAGTGGGTACCCACATTCAGCCTGTTGCTCAACACAAGGCTGTCTATCGTATGCTGCATACGTGATATGGTCGATTCCAGATGCTTGAAATGTTCCTCGTAAGAACTATTGCGCTCATAGTCGCCCTTACGGTGTATCGTGCGGTCGGTGGTGGTGGTCTTGTTGCCTTGAGCATCCGTGCTCTCGGTCACTCGCTCCTGGACGGTCTCCTCTCCCCTACCCTTCTCGCTTGTAGTGCCGGACGTATGACTCTCGTCCGTGGTAATAGACAAGGTGCTGTCGGTCTTCCCCTCCGTTTTCTTTACGCTATCCGTAATGGCTACAACCGTACTGTCCCGTCGCTCCTCGCTCCTGCTACCTTCCGTCTTCCGCGAAGCAACACACCCGAAGAGCATGATTACAGCCATAAGCCATAACAGAATGTTTCTGATTTTTCCCATATATATGTCTTGTTGGTTTCTGCGTGCAAATTTAGAAAAAATCGCTGATACCAACAGGACAAAATAAAACACCGCCTACCATTGGGAAGGGTAAGCGGTGTGAATGTTTATTGTTTTACAATCTTATAGTTCAGGGAAATTTTCTTGCCGAATATCTTAACGGCGCATTTCTGCGCATGGGACAAAACGGCAACATCGACAAAATGCTCTTCTATCATTTCTACTTGAGATTTATTCTCCACGCCCAGACATACAGCACCATCCTTAAACGATAGGTACCTAACTTTGCTCAAGTCGGACGCAAGTTGCTTATCAATCAAGCGCAAATACATCTGCCACTCTTTTTCACCTGGTTTCACTTCCTCGACTTCAGCAAAGGCAAAAGTCTGTTGCTGTGCCTCGGCCTTCGCGCTATGCTGCTTTATCCATTGCTCCATAATGTAAAACACGATGTCCTCCATCGTGCCACTCCATCTATGCGGCTGCTCCACTGCCTGAGGCACGCCATTATAGGCATACGCCTTGAAGTCGTTCCAAAGGTCTTCGGGAACATCAGCAACAAACGTCTTGAGCCGTTCTTCGTCGAGTGTAGGGTATAACGACATCAGCTTGGTGCACAAACGCTTTTCTGACGAACCACGATGCAGCTCCAAATCTCGCGCCACACCCAACGGCGTGCGCTTAATGTGAAACTTTATTTTTTCAGGATTGCCTCGTTTTGCGCTGCCTCTATAAATAGGCTCGTAACCTTTTTTTTCTGGGTCGATGCACGAGAGCATTATCTCTATCTTATTTTCCTCACATAGTCGTTCCATGTCGCCACGCGCCACATCTAACACCTGTTTGCGGAACTGTGAGAATTTCTGATATTTCTCGGTAGTAACAACCTTTGCGGGTTGTTCACTCTTTTCCACATCAACCTTAAACATACCCAATGCTTCCTTCAGCTCTCGATAATCTATTACTGGGTGCATCTGACCTTTGCTTGCATACTTCATCAACAGGAGATAAAGACGCGATGTGTAAGCCGAATTGCAGAAATAGGCTATTCGTTCAAGATGATTGAAATATCCGTCCGTCATGTCAAACACGGCTTTTGCAACCTCTATATTTATCGTGACCTCAATATATCCGTCACGTCGAAACTTGCGTACTTCCTGTCCGTCCTCGTCTATCTTTGTATCTCCGTCTCCCGAATAGTTTAAATATTCTCCTTCTCGTGATGTGAAGTTCTTCGGGATAAATATCTTACTGAAGATTGGCATGTAGTCCTCACCTTTTCTAAGTCCTGTCTCTGGATCGAAACGTGGAAGATGAAACTCTATCTTCTTCATTTGATTTATCACCTTTACCGACTCGTCATAATGGCTGCTGTCTATTCCGAAATCAGCCAGACGCAAACATATCGGTCCCATCTTCAACAGGTCTTCTTTCGTGATGCCTCCATTCGGCCGCTCCTTGCTTAAATAACGATGTTCGTTCAAGAACTTGGCAAAATGTTTTTGCAGTCGTCCACTTACCAACAACATAACGTCCTGTTGTATGAGAGAATAGCTTTTAGCGTATGATGTATAATTGACAGGTGTATTTATCCAGCGCAATTCGTTCAAGGCAAGCTGAAGTTTTCCTTCTTTATCTTCTTTTTTCGCTTTCTTTGCCATAACCTACGTTTTTATGTACTTAAACCTACGTTTTTATGTACCAACACCTACGGATTTGTTTACCAACTCCTACGTTTTTGTTTACTTCGTATGCTCTAACTCGTTGATTTTCAACTCCTCCCAATTCTCTTAATATAATATAACATAAACTATTATTTTATTCTTTCAAAAACAAAAAATCTATAGTTTATAATTATATTATATTAAGGAATTTTGAGCGTATTGATTATCAGTCAGTTACCTACAGTAAGGTAAACAAAAACGTAGGAGTTGGTAAACAAATCCGTAGGTTTAAGTAAACAAATCCGTAGGTTTTGGTAAACAAATCCGTAGGTATTATAAAACCAAAACAGCACACTTTTGTAGTGACTTGGTAAAAGGATTTAGTAGAATTTCACCTTACTTGTTTCTATCCAAGAACTCTATCACTGCCTGTAACGCCAAATCCTTGATTGGTACACCCGTGCGCATTTTCATTAGGGCAATGCGCTCGTAATATTCCATCGGCACGTAGATAGTGATGCCGTTCTCGGTCTTCTTGCCTTTCGGCTTGCGCATGTTCACAGCAATATCGTTACTGAATGATGTGGTTGCCAGCTGATTTGCTACATTTGTAGGTATCTCGGTCTCAGTTGTTGTAGAAGCAGTCGGCTTGTCTGTAGCCGGAATGTCTGAGGATGGCGCAGGGGCTGCACTCGCTGCCGCTTCTCCACTCCCCTTGTTTTCCCTATTCTCCTTACGCTGCTGACTGCCGGATTCCAATATGCGCTCGTTCTCCTCGATAGCGTCAGACTCCTCAAGACTGAAACGTCTCGTCTTCTTCGTCATTTCTCTTGCCATACCCTATAATATATTAAAAAGTGAAACTGTTGATTATCTCCTTAGTAAAACGCTCGTAGTCCTGCCCTACCCTGCAATACGGTGCATAAGTAAAGATGTCTTCTCGCATAGCCTGGGCTTCCACCATCTTGGTGTCGCGGCGTGTGTAAGCGTCAAACATATAGTCTTGATACTTATCGCCAAGGTATGCCTTAAACTCCTTTGTGGCATTAGTCTGGTCGTTGCTCATTACCATCAGCAAGCCACGAATGTCAAGGTCAGGATTAAGATCCTCACGTGTTTCCTCGATGGCGTTGATGATTTCGGCAATACCTTTTGTTGCCAACACTTCAAGCTGCACGGGCAACACCACGCTTGTGGCTGCCGTAAGTGCATTGTATGTGAGCAACGACATAGCCGGAGGACAGTCTATAAGCACATAGTCGAAGGCATCCACGACGGTATTTACGCCTTCGTCTGCCAGTTCGGTGCCTGCCATTTCGTTCAGAGGCTTGGCAAGCAACTTGCAAAGCACCTTGCGAGGCACGGCACGCTGATTTAGGAACGGTTCAATGGATATGAGCTGTGCAGCAGCCGGAGCGAGGTAAACGCCCTCGCGTACCTGATAGACGGGCAGATTGCTCTGTTGTACCAAAGCGTCGTAAACGGTAGGCTTGCCTACATTCTGGGTCTCACTCCATCCGAAGAGGAACGAGGCGCACGCCTGAGGGTCGAGGTCGATGATTAGCACACGTGGTAATCGTTTGCGTCCGTCGGCATTCTCGCCGAATTTACCCTTACCAAAACGACGCAAACCTGCTGCCAGGCTCTGCACTGTTGTTGTCTTACCTACCCCACCTTTGTGATTTACAAAGGCAAGCACTTCTCTGAGTCTTTCCATATCCTTAAAGTATTTAAATGTTAATAATATCTATTCATGTATGCAGAAAACATCACTTCTGTAACACGTTGCAAATTTAAGAATTAAAACCGATATATCCAAACATCCCGCACATTTATTTGTTGATTTATTTCTTTATTGATTGTTTTCTTTATTCGTTTGTTCATTTCTTTATTTGTTTATTTCTTTATTGATGTGTGTATTTATTGGTTTCTTTGTTTGTTACTTTATGTATTGATTTATGTTTTGATTTATTGGTTAGTTTATGTATGCGTTTATGGATTAATGTGTGGATGCGTTTGTGTATCTATGGAAAAACACGAATGTGGATTTGTGGTTTTGTGGATTTATGTAATAGTGTAAATCCACTCTCCTCATTATCAGTTCAATTCGTCATTTACAGTTATGTCCACACGCAAATCATCAAAAGAAACGGATGAACCCGACCTTTCTTTAACATCGGATTCAACCGT